CATCCCCTTGGCCCGCCGCTCCGCCCGGACCTTTTCCTTGGAGAGTTCCTTCTGAGACTCCTTGGCAGCCTTCCTGGCGGTCTCCAACCGCTCCTTGGCTTCCTCCTTGATGGCCTTCTGTCGGAGCCTCCCCTTGGCCCGCCGCTCCGCCCGGACCTTTTCCTTGGAGAGTTCCTTCTGATACTCCTTGGCAGCCTCCCTGGCGGTCTCCAACCGCTCCTTGGCTTCCTCCTTGATGGCCTTCTGTCGGAGCTTCAACTCCTCCTGCAACGCTTTGGCCTGATCCTTGAGGCGGTCATCCAGACCCTTCTTGGCGATGACCTGCCCAAGCTCGGCGATGTGCCGCTGGTTCTCGACCAGCTTTTTGGTCGCCGACGCCATGGCCTGCTCGATGCCTCGGAGCTTCCGTCGGCTGAAGTTGGCCTCAACCGCCGATGCCATGGCGGAGTCGTAGACCTTCTTGAGGACTCCTTCCTGTTTCTGGATGGAGCGGACGATGGCCCTCTGGTCGAGAGCCATCCCGATGGTGAAGTCGTAGAGAGGGTTGCCCGCTGGCATCAGTCATCCCTCCCCTGACCGCCGAACACGGCTGGATTCACCTTTTCCCCGTACTCCTCCCAGTCTCCCTCGCTGATGTGCGCCGGACGAGGCCCCCGCTGTCCGGGCGGTCCTGGGGGTGCTGGCTGCTGCGGTGGCTGGTCGCTGTAGCCCACCTGCCGGTCCTCGATCATCTCCTGCAAGGACCGCTGGTAGCCCTCGGGGTTGAACCTCGGGTCCACCAGGCGGCCGTCCTGAACCTGAAGGCGACCCGAATCCGGTCGGCGGATGTGCTTGTCCACGGCCTGCTTGGATCGGAAGAAGTCGTCGTCGTAGACGGTACGAGCACCGGACGGTCTGCCCCGGTCCCGCTCGGCGAGAATCCGAGCAAGCTGCTCCTGGGTGAGTCCGATGAGCGGGGTGGGTTCGAAGCCCTCGTTGGCTCGCCTCTCGGCTTCGGCAGCAAGCTGGCGGCGGCGCTCCTCTCGCTCGGCCTCGACTTCAGCCTGGCGAGCCAAGATGCGCTGCTTGTAGCCTTCGACGATGCGGTCGTGTTCGTCGAACTCCCCCGAAACCCAGCGCTTCATCTCATCTTCCAGTTCCTCGACCGTCTTCGTGGGGACCAGCTTGGAACCCACGAGATCCCGGTCCCGGTGCTTGAGGTAGCCTTCCCGGTCTACCACCCCCACCCGATAGTAGAAGTAGCGATCCATCACCGACTGGCGGCGCTTGTCCTCATCCTTCTTCCTCTGGGCGTCCTTCTGGTCGATCTTCCGAACGCCTTTGGGGGAGTTCGACGAGGCCACCAGCTTGAACCCCTCCCACTGGTTCTCGAAATCGAGCCTGACATCCTCTGCCCGGTTGAACGTCACCCAGATCTGCTGGAGGAGGTTCATCCCGAGACGCTCGGCCCCAGGAACACCAAGGTGAAGATTCTTGATGTCCCCGCCGAGGGCCTGCCACTTCAACCGAGAACCTGTCTCGTACATGAAAGGCTCGATGGCGTCCTCGGCCCGCTTCATCCGGTTCAGCAGCCCGAGGAATGTCGAGAACAGGACCCCCAAGGCCCGCCGGGGGAGCGCCTGGAGCATCATGAACAGCCGAGGGGCCAGGTGAGGCTCGTCGAGGATGCAGCGACCGTTGACCATCCAGATGGAGGTGGCCACGGCCCACGCCTGCCAATCGACCAGGTCATCACCTGTCCGATGGCGGAGGAGGAACAAGTCTCCAGGCCCGAGGGTCCGCAGGACAAAGGTGGTCGGTCCTACACGAAGGCTGTGCGACAAGAACCCCGGAGAGATCAGGTCGTCCACGTCTTTGTAGAGCCGAGCCCTCTGTGCTGGGGTTGTCGGGGGGAGCACGGCACCTCACTACGTCTTGGGCGGCTGGAACCTCGGGTTCCTACGACCCTGCGGCTGGGGGTTGATGAGCGGCTTGGTGCCGGTCGGCTGGGTGGCCAGGACATCCGGCTCGTCCATGCGGAATGCCGGGGTCTGACCCACCTGCCCCACGGCTCCGTCCATGCCTGCCACCTCCTCGGCGACTTGCTGAGCATCCAGGTGGGGCGGGACCCGGCGTCCTTTCATCTGCATCCGGGCGGCGTCGAGTGCGGAGCCGCTGGGCTGTGGGGCGGCAGGGCGGCCAGCCATACGCTGGGCCAGGAGGCGACGGTTCTCGGCCTCGACGGCGGCTTCCATGTCGTCCGACCCGATGATGGACTCGTCAGGCGGAGGAGGAGGCACCTTCGTGGGGTCCTCCCTGGGCGTGGCCTTCGGCTGGATCACGGGGGTCTGGGCCGGAGGCGGGGCTGCCTGGGGCGTCACCGGCTGGCGCTTCTGGGGCGGCGGGCTCGGAGCGGGCTTTTCGGGCTCCTCGGCCGCCTCGGCCGGTGGCGTCTCCTCGTGGGCCTCTTCCTCCACACCCATCTCGTTGATGTGCCGCACCTGGTCGGCGAAGGAGGCGCTTTTGCCCTCGGCCTCCAACTGGGCCTGAAGCTCCTCGATACGCCCATTCAGACGGTCGATCTCCCCCTGGATGTCGGCGGGCTTGAACTTGATGGCCTCCTCGGCCTTGGCCCCAACGTCCTCCAGAAGCTCCCCGTACTTGCGGAACATCCCGTCCCGCACAGATGAGGTCCAGCGGGTGATGAGCTTCCGCAGAGCCTCGTTTCGGGGGATTTTGACCTCCTTCTCGTTGTCGAGCTTCTCCCCCGTCGGGACGAAGGGGGTGTCCCGCAAGTCGAGGTCACCCACCTGGACGATGGCGTAGGACAACGTGGCGAGCTTGAAGCGGTCGAGGAACTGGAACACCCCAGCGGCAGCGTCTTCGTCCTCGCTGTCCGTGGCCAACTCTGCCGAAGCCCACTCCTGCACCGCCGTCTCTTCGTCGGGGTACAGGATCCGCAGGGTGACGGGGGTCTCGCCTACGTCGAAGGTGATCTCGCCCTTCCCGATCTTCTCGACGGCGGCAAAGGCTTGTTCAAGGGCTTCCAGGTTGATCGACATGTTTTCCATCCAACGGAGGTTGTTCGGGAAACAGCGACACGGGCCTCATGAGAGCAGGACAACGGGTAGATGGTCGGCTAGCTCCATCGGGTCCATCTGGCCATCCCCTTCGAGCCGGGGAGGAGGGCAAGCACAGGGATCGATCTCATCTATCCGTCGGTCCGTCTCACGGCCACGGGGCTGTTCCCGTCGTTCAATCCATCCTACCCAGCCGGATTCTCAGCCCCCGGCGGACGGGCCTCACGAGATCAGACGTTGAGGCTGATGGCCCCGCCGCCGCTCAGGTTGCCGCCCGCCTGGACTGCCGTGGCGAACGGGTTCCCGCTCTCGATGGCGTTCTCGGAGAAACGGATCGAGCCAAGCTGGCCGATGGTCGGGTCGTTGCCCGTGGCGAGGAACTCGCCGTAGACCGAGGCGAAGTCGTGGACATCGGAGACGCTCACGTCCCCCGTCTCCATGATCATGCCGGTGTCCTTGGCGAAGGTCGTGGACCAGGAGGTGAACCAGCACGCCTCGTAGATGGTGATGAGGGCCGTGTGGCCGAAGTTCCCCTGCGGGTTCCCGGTGTTGTCCGGGGTCACCTGCGGGAAGGTCGTGACGCCCACACCGCCGTCGAAGGCACCGGGGGAACCGCCCGCACCCTGGTTGTACCCGACGTTCGCCGACATGAGGTCCACGTCGGCGAGGGTCGAGAAGACCAACTGCTGCTCGATGTCGAACGGCCAGCGGTGGTGGCGAAGCGAACGGACCGGGCCGTCCACGCCAGAGGCGTAGCCAGTGGCCTGCCACAGGTTGCACAGGTACAGGAGTGCCCGCTCGAAGCTGCCCGTCATCGGCTCGGTCACCGACGGGACAAGCTCGGCGATCATGTCGCCGAAGCCGACGCCACGAACCGGCTCGACCGTGCGGGACTCGGTCGGGTTGAACTGGCTGATGACCCCCATCTGGGAGAGGTTCACGGCGTTGCCGTACTGGGGGGTCAGGAGACGCACCTTCTGCGAGACGGCCGTCCTGGTGTTCGGGGACGTTCCGAAGTCGTAGAGGTAGGAAGCGCCCTGTACGCCCGTCTGACCCTGGGGGTTGTTGTCCAAGCTCGTCGGCATCGTTGGTCCTCCGGTCCGGCTCTGGCCCCCGTGGGCAGAGCAGCTTCGCTACTATCCGGCGGCTATAGTCGGAAAAACGACCCCTTCGGTAGTGGACTTGCCTCATGTTTATTTGTATGCTTACCCCTCATGGACACCAAGCACTGCGCCCGGTGCCTTGAGGAACGCCCCCTGGCGGACTTCATCTTCGAGGGGAGACGGCAGCGCCAACTCTGTCGGATTTGCCTTGAAGGCGACGCAGCGGCCCAGGCGACGAAGACCTGTACCAAATGCCAAGAGGAGCAGCCCGTCAGGCAGTTCTCCCGGTCCAAGTCAGGACAAAGGCAGACCTGGTGCCGCACCTGTGCCAGGGCGTACCGGAGAGCGCTCAAGAAAACGGCACCCCGGCTCACACCCCAAGAGAAAACCTGCAAGGTCTGCCAAACGCTGTTCTCCCCAGAGGAATTCTATCGGAAACCGGACTCCCCGGACGGACTCATGCACGTCTGCAAAACGTGCCACAAGAACCGATGCCAGACCTCAAGGACCAAGATCATTGCCCAAGCATCCTGGGGTCCGATTGCGGCGCATACCGCTACAACCTGGATGTCCAAATACCACCTCACCTACGATCAGCTACGGGAGCTTTTGTCTAAGACAGAGTGCGAGGTGTGCGGTGTGGTGTTCGGCCCAGATGTCGAAGGGAAGATCGATCACCATCACGGGACCGGCCAGGTGAGGGGGGTGCTGTGCCTTCACTGCAACCTGCTTCTGGGGCACGCAAAGGACCAACCTGCGGTTCTGAAAAAAGCTGTCCTTTACCTTGAAAGGAACCCCCCCAGGGAAGAGCCCGAACTCGATGCGACCACCGCTCAAGCCATCTTGGACAGGGTGGCCTCTGGGGAACGGCAGAAGGACTTGGCAACCGAGTTTGGCCTCAACCCCTCTTCCCTGTCGGACTTGGTGTCCGGCAAAAGCTGGCCGCAGCTTGACCGCCCCGAAAAACGTCCTACAGGCCGAAGATCAAAACGGCTCCCCGAGGACATCAAAACGATCCTCGACCGTCTTGCTGCCGGAGAGACCCCATCGGCGATCAGTCGTGACTATGGGGTCACCCGGCAGGCCATCTCCAACATCCAGAAAGGCTCAGCTTGGGCTGATGTACCACGGCCGCCGAAAAGGATCCCCCGTGCCAAGGTGTGGGAGTAGGTCAGGCGACCAGCCGGAGATGCTTGAGCCGCCCGGTAACCTTCGGGTCTCCGCCGAAGAACTTCCGGTCGAGGGCCATCAGGTGCCCGAGGTCGAGTTCGGTCGGAAGCTCCATGGGATACTCGCCGGTCGTGGAGTAGACCTCGAAGCTCTTGGGGGGAGTCCAGCCGTGGCCGTAGTTCTCCCCTCGCTCCTCTCGACCCCGGATGCCGTAGCCCTTGACCTCGATGGCGCAGTCGGCTACCACGTCGAACCCCTGCCAGTCCTCGTCGGTCCACCCTTCGAGCACATGACTGGGCTCCCAGCAGCCCTTCGACCGGGCGTGGATCGGCTGGAACACCGTGGTCACCACCTCGACGTTCCGCCGCCGGACTTCGGGGACCTCCATGAGGCGGTTCAGGGTCACCTCGCCAATCTGCCTCTGGAGTTCGAGAGCGGCCTTGTAGAAGACCTCGTGGGGGTTCACACCTGGGGTGAACACAGGCGTGATCACGAACTCCTGGGCCATCATGGCGGCTTGACCACCCCCGATGCCCCTCGGCGGCACGATGACCCAGGACTTGGCCAGCCCGCCCGAGGAGACCTCGGCGACCTCAGCCACCTGGGTCTCCCGGGACCCCAACAGGAACGTGGGTGCCACCAGGGTGCCTGCCCCTATGCCCAACATCTTGAGGAAAGTACGTCTCTCCATAGGTACACCTCGCTCTTCCCGGGGTATTCTACCACGAACCCCAGCCGGTGCCTCCGGTGGCAACACCCGGGGAAAGAACACCTGACCAGGGGAACCTGTGGCAAGTCGTGACCTGGGCCGAGGTTCGGCGGCCGTTGTTGTTCAAGGCCCGGATCGCCCGAGGAAACAACAACGGGGACATCGCCGGACAGCAGGATGACCACAGGGGCGGGGTTCGATTTCCAGGGCAGGGTGGGTAGAGTGCCCCGACTGCAACCGCAGGGAGACGACATGAAGACCACAGGATTCCAGCTTCGTGAAGCACGCAGGAACCTCCAGACGACCCGGGAGGTGCTGTTCAAGCAGTTCCAGGCAGGGCTCTGGCAGTTCAAGGGCCAGGAGAAGCCCACCCCCCAGGCCGTGGCCGAGAAGATCATCCAGGTCGAGGGGAAGATCGCCAGGGTGGAGACCGCCCAGGCCCGCTACAACCTCCTGGTCGAGGTCAGCGTGGACGGGATCGGCAACATCACGCTCGCCGAGGCCGTGAAGCGGGTCGGCGGAGCGGGCCGACTGGAGAAGGTCTGGCGGGGGCTGGCAACCGGCCCCGAGCGGGACAACTACAGCTTCGACGACCCGTCCAGTCGGGATCCCGACCGGGAGTACGCCACCCGGTCCTGTTCCGTGGACGAGTGCATCTCCAAGGCGTCCGCCGCCGGGCGGGTCGCAGGTGCTCTCCGGGCGGCCATCGCCGTCGAAAACGCCACGGCGGTCGAAGTTCCGAATCTGACCCCGGACGACCTCTCGTAGGTCCCCGGCGTCGGTGACGAGGCACGTCTTCTACTTTACGGGTGAAACACCCGTCGGTCGGATAGGGGTCGAGGTCGCTCACTGCCCGCTAAAAAGGACACCCTCACGTCAGGTGGGCTACCCCCACACGCCTCTCGATCTGTTGCCTCGTCGAAGCCCCCGCCCGGAAACGGGCGGGGGCTTCACTTTTTAGGTGGAAGGGGTAAAAAGCCCCAACGGGCACCAGGAACGCCCTGAAACAAGGAGACAGATTCAGATGACCGCAACCGCTCAACTCCAGGCCATGATCGACAAGCTCGAAGCCCTCAAGACCGACGCCGACAAGCTCGACCGTGGGCAGAAGGCCGCCGGGACCCGCATCCGCAAGACGATGCAGGAGATCAAGTCGGACGCCCAGAACCTCCGCACGGCCGTCCTCGATGCCGTCAAGGCCGCCCCCTCCAAGGCGGCCTGACCCGTTTTAGCCCTCGGTCTGTCCGGGTAGATGTCCCGGGACAGCCCAGAGGGCGAGACGTGAACGGACCTGCTAAAAACCCCCAACCCACCTTCATCCCCGGTGAGCGGTACGACCTCCGCATCCTGCGGGAGAACGGCTACGAGGTCTCCGGCACCAGCGTGACCGTGGCCTCGACCGGCTACGTCAAGGGAGTCCACTACATCACCGGGACGGACCTCACGGTCTACGCCGGACATCCCCTGCTGGACCTCATTACAGGGGAGCGCTCGCTGCTCTGGGTCCTTCCAGTCCACGATGACCGGCACCACCACGGCCCTCGGTACTCCGTCTACGACCTCCGCAAGGATGACAATGCACCCGACCCCGAGCCTTCCGTCTGCCCGAGATCGGGCTCAAGGGGGCTACCTGACCACATCAGGGCTTTCCAGAACCCGGGGAGTGAAGTCTCCGTGGTTCAGGACGGTGAGGGCTTCTGGTGGGCAGGAGACCTAAAAAGGAACTCCATCAGAGCCTACGCCTACGAGAACCCAAAGGCAGACCCTTACAGTGAGGACCGTTGGAGGCTGGGGTTCATGATGCCGTACCTCCGGCTCCTCGGGCCGGAACCGTGGTGGACCGACCACTGGATGCGGGAGAACAACAACTCGACCAGGCTGACTTTCTGCACTCGGGAGGTCGGGGATGCCATCAACAAGGAGGGGGTCTGGGGCGTCTACTTCCCCGAAGGTTCTGCCCAGACGGACGTGGGCAAGGCGGTCGGATCTCTCCGCCCTACGGGCGGAGGTGAAACGTCTCCAAGGGGAGCTTAGTGCGGCTCAGGATGAAACCATCAGGGAAGCCCAGAAGGCGGCATCCACAGCCCAGGAGAATCGCTCACTGGCCCAGACGGTCGAGACCCTGACAGCCGCCAACTCGGCCTTGACCGAGGAACTGGAGGCCCTCCGTGCCAAGAGGGCCTCCGCCGTCAACAGGTTCGACCCGCTCTGGAAATGACCCCACTCTCCACCAAACGACCACGCAGGTAGGACACGTCCGTATATGGCTCGTCCTCCGTGACCTCGAAGTAGGTGAGGTCCAGGGCCGCCTCGATCATCTCCCGCTTGAGCCGGTCCCGCTCTCGGAGCTTGTTGTACTCCGAGCGGTAGGAATCGTCATGGAAAATATGGGAAGGAAAAGTGTAATGGAACTTACCCTGAAATTCCACCACTAGCCCCACGTCGGGGAACAGGGCGTCGAAACGGAAACGGTGCCCGGTCACCGGATTGACGAAAGCCCTGCGTTTCCACTCCTCCTCGTAGATGAGCCCCCCGAGAGCCTCGGAAATAGCATCCAGACATTTGCGCTGTGAAACGTTGCCGTGCGCCCATTTCAACCCGAGACGGTGGCACTCCCGCTTGATGGTGATATTGCAGTAACCCAGTTCTGCCACCGCCTTGGCAATGCTCACTTTGCCGTTTCCCAGCTTGAAAGGCTCAAGCTGCTCAGCCGTCAGTTTGACCAGGCGCTCCTCTACCGCCTGCTCGATGTACTTCCGGGTAGGCTCCAGCCCCAGGGCATCCATGTATCGTTTCAAAGTTGGCCAGGCACAGCCCAAGCCCTCCATCGCCCGACGGTGATCCACCGTGCCGTCCGATTCCAGGTACGGCTCGAAATCCGTCTTGATCAGATTGAGGAGCTTCGCATCCCGCACCTTCTGACCGAACTCCGGTGACCTAGAAACTCCCCGAAGGGCCGACTTGTCCCGAACGGAGGAACCAAGCGCCACAACGAAGGCGTCTGGATGACGGTCCCGGTAACCCGGGTGCTCGTGTTGTAAATGGCTCGTCAGATTCTCCGCCTGGTAACCGCAATCGAGACAGGTCACGTAGTCTTCGGGCTCGGACAGCGAAGCCCATCGTGCCTCCTCGTCCTTCTTACGGCACTCCTGACAGCGGTGGTCATGCACAGAACCCAGGAACCTGGAGACTTCTTGTCCAACCCCGCATCCAGGGCAAGTGATGGTTTTGGTAGATCCTTTTCCCGATCCACCAACCCGATCCTTCGCCGCCTGAGACCGAATCTCCGTGAGCCGCTCAGAGCGGATCAGTGCCCCGGGGTGCCGTGCCCGGTACTCCTCAGCCGTGATCCCGTGAACGGCCTTCAGGTGGCGGGCCAGTGTTTCTGCCCGATGCCCGCACTCCAAACATTGGACAAAACCCTCGCCCTCGGACAATCCTGTCCACCGGACCTTCTCCTCCTCTGCCTGATGCTGGATGTGCGCTTCGTCCCCAGCCTCCCGTTGATGCCTGAAATGACCGGAGAGACCACGCTCCCCATCAACACGCTGCCCACAAACCGGACAAGCCCGGTCAAACCGGCAACGGTCGCAGACGAACGAAGCCGCATCCATCTGAGCCGCCTGATTGGTCTTGAGCGTCTGGGAACGACCACACCTGGAGCAGGTTACCTCGGTGTCCTTGTAGACCCTATTATGGGCGATGGCTTTGGCTGTGGAAGCCGCAGCTTTGGCCTGAAGTCGTTTGCCCCGTTCCTTGAACGCTTCCTCTCCGAAGGCTTCTTTCCATTTCCCACGGAGCGTGTTCGGACTCATCCCCAAACGTTTGGCGACAGCCTTGAACGGTTCCTCTGTCTGAAACGCTGTGAGGATCTCTTCTGCGGAAACTTTGGAACGTGGACCACCCATGCCCTTACTATACCCAACGGTACCTGGATATCAAGTTGAACCATTGGGTTCCTAAAAACCCAATGATTTCAGGAGGTTATAAAGAGGCCCGGAGGTGGAAGGTCAGCACGATGTAGAGCAGCGGGAACACCGGCTGGTAGAACGCCTCCACCTCGGCGACCGTCGGGTCGTCGGGGGCCACCGTGGCCTTGACCCCGGTGTAGGCGGCGACGATCTGCTGGGCCACAAGGGCCTTGAACATCATCGCCAGCCGTCCCTCGATCTGGGACAGGATGCCCGGCAGGAACTTGATGCCGATGAAGTTGGCGAGCACGGCCCGAGCCTGCCGCTGCACCTCGTCGGCGATCATTCGCACGGTAGGGGTCTTCCGCAGGACGTTCGACATGTCCGTGGTGAACCCGTGCCGGACCCGGATGAACGGCGGGCGCTCCTCCAGCACCGTGACGCCCTTGACGGCCGTCTGGTTCATCTCCACGGCGTCCAGCCGACGCCCCAACTGCACGAACCCGACGAGGTTGCGTCCCGTCCACGGGGTCGCCACGTCGAGGTTCGGGCTGACCACGGAGCCAGCCAGGGCAGCCGCCAGCATCGGCCCGTCCACCAGTTCCTCACGGGTGACGTTGAACGCATCCGTGAGGGCGATGATGGCCGTGTCGGGGTAGACCAGCCGCATTCGGTCGCTTCCGAGGGTCTGGGCGAGGTTCTGGGCCGCCTTTGCATCGTTGCCCGAGGACATGCCGATGATGGAGGTCCGCTCGCTCCGGTAGCGGATGGACGACTGGATGTCGTTCGACTTCTTCAGGATCGTGTAGAGATCCGTCGAGTCGCCCCGCAGCGGGATGATGATGTCCGGGTTCACCTGGCCCGGCTGCACCCCTTCGAGGTCCACGATGGCGTCCCGGTAGGACTCGATGGAAGCGAAGTTGCTCCCGGTCGCCTTCGGCACCTGCTTGATGCCGATGAGGACCGCCCCGTTGAGGGATGCCAGGAACGCCGCCAGGGTCACCGGGTTCTCCGACGAGATCGACCCGTAGGCCGCCTCGATGGAGGACAGCTTGGTGAAGTACGCCGTGTTGAACGACTCCTTCGTGTACACGTAGGTGGCGTAGTACACGTCCCCGATGGCGGGCTCCTCGCCGCCACGCTCGTAGGTCTGGAGCTTCGCCGTGTCCCCGACCCCGATGTCGAGGGTGTTCGCCACCTTCAACTCGAAGCCCGGGATGGAGGTCCGGGGCAGGTTCGCATCCGCCGTGTGCGTGCGGCTCACCTGGAAACGGAACGTCGCCGTCGCCCCCGTCGGGTACGCCTGCCACGGCCCGTTCGGGTTGTCGTGGAAGTTTCGAGGGAGGATGGTGAAGGTCAGGCCGGTCACCGGGTCCCGGTAGGTCTGGCCCACCACGCCATCCGAGCCCACCCCGTCGTTCAGGGAGGAGTCGTTGGCCGAGCCAGAGCCGGTCGCCTTGTTCGACGTGACGAAGAACCCGGACAGGGCCGCCTCTCCCACCGCTCCGGCGAGGTTCACGGCGTTGATGCCCGTCCCCGGGAACAGCCAGGAGTCGGTGACCACCCCGCCGACCACGGGATCCCGCACGGTGATGACCGAGCCGGTGCCCGTGGTGAGGCTCTGGAGGAACAGGTACTCGCTCCCCGCCGAGTCCTCGATGGCCATGGCGTAACCGAGGCTCTGGAGCATCGGCGTCGCCCCTCCCTGCACCGACGAGAAGTCGAGCAGGAAGTTGGCGAAAGAGTCCTCACGGTTGTTGTTGAGGGCCGACGCCAGCAGCTTGGCGCTGACCGCCGTGCGAGTCGATGTCGTGCCCGCCACCAACTGGAGCGGAGCGTTGGCCGTCCCGTCCCCGACGATGACCGCCGAGGTGGTGGCGCTCGTCTGGGACACGAGGCGGAAGCCCGCACCCTCGTCCCAGATGACACCCGTGCCCGCTCCGAACGGAGCACCCGGTAGGGCAGCGAGGGCGGCGAGGATCTGGCCCGTAACCGAAGCGGCGTTGGTTCCCGGCCCGATGTCCGTGCTCGTGCCCGCAGCCGATGCCGTGAAGGTGACTTCGACCGCCACACCGTCCACGGTGAACCGCAGGACGTTGTTGGCGGGCGTGGCCCCGGTTCCGTCGAAGAAGGTGACCTGCGGACGACCCGTGGCCCCGTCCTGCCCACCGGCCAACCCGATGTGGGCGACCACCGTGGCGGGCATGATGGTGGCCTGGGCTCCGGCCACGGCGAACATGCCGTTCGTGAGACCCGCCTTGGTGTTGCCGGAACCAGCGCCGACCCGAAGCTCCGTCTGGCCCAGGATGTCGTGGGCCGTCATGGAGGACGTGGCGTTTCCGCCCGGCAGCAGGCGGTTGCGGACCATCAGGCGGTCGTGGAGGTGCTGGGTGCCAGCCGCCGGAATCGGGTCCACGACGAACTTGGCGACCTCGTTGCCCTCGATGAGGACCGCACCGTTGGTGGCCGCACCCCCCTGCCCGGCGTCGAAGCCAGCCAGCATGTGGAAGTAGGTTGCCGCAGCCGTCGTCGGGTTGATGAACCGGAACGACCCCGCCGCATCCAGCCCGGCAAGCTGGATCTTGACCACCAGCCGCCCGTCACCGTCGGCCGTGACCTCGGCCTCGGCTCCGGCGAAAGCAGCCGCAGCCCCACCGAACCCATTGACGCCGTTGATGGCGTTCTGCACCGCCGTGGCGAGAGCCGTTGCCGAGGCGTAGGTCGCCGGGGCAACCACGCAGTCCCCCGAAAGGAACGTGCCCGTAGCACCGTTCGAGCCCACGTACTCGAACCGGAGGGTGTCGAGCAGACCGGCAGCGATGGTCGTGGCCCCGTTGAACCGGGTCGCCGACCGCATCTCGGCCATGGCGGCCGGGTCGTAGATGCGGACCGGCACCGTGGCCGCCATGGCCCCACCGGCCCAGTTGGCGGCCACCTGGAGGGTCGCCGTACCACCAGCGACCGTGTGGTCGATGACCGCAAGGGTCTGGCCCGGCGTCGGGATACCCCCGCCGACGACGTGGTCGCCGACCGTGATCCGCCACCCCTCCAAGAACCCGTCGGTCCCGATGTTCGGGATGGTTGAACCGGCGACCGTGAACTCGATGGTGTCCGCCCCACCGCCGTCCGCCTGCACGGTGATACCACCGGCGGCGAAGTTGATGGCGTTGACGAAGTCCTCGATGGTCGAGCGGCCACCCGCCGGAGTCGCCGGAACGGTCACATCCACCTGGACGCCGTCGATGAACAGCACCAGGTCTTCGGCCACGGCCAGCGTGTAGCTCTCCCCGACCACCGAGGCACCAGCACCACCGGCGGGCTCGCCGGTGTAGTTGACCTCGTCGCCGACCAGGGTGGCGAAGAAGCCGCCACCGAAGCTGGTCGGGTTGGTCAGGCTGATACCGACGGCCTCGGTCTCACCACCAGCCCCGTCCGGGTCCACCGAGTTCACATCGTTGTCGAACTGGAGACGAACCCGGTCTGACTGCCCCGAGACGAACCAGTACGGAGCGGCTCCCGGGGCGGCCCACTTGGCTGGGGTGGCCAGGCGGTCTGCGAACTGGACGGTGACGGTCTCCTCGACCGGCCCCGTGAACTGGGAGCCGCTGACACCCTCGTGCCGGAGGTCCGGGGTGAGTTCCGACCCCGACGGGAACACGAGCGTGACGCCGTTGAGGGCCGCACCCTTGGAGGCCGTGCTGAAGGTCGGGCTGAGGACGAAGGAGCCGTCCGCCTTGGTGACCTCGTAGGTCCCGACGCCGGACGCACCCGCCAGGGTGTTGGTCAGGGTGAACGTCTCGTCCGTCAGACGGTTGTAGTAGAAGCTGGCGAAGACAGCGGCCCCCGTGGGCACATCCTCGGACAGCGTGATGACCGAGCCCTCGACCTTGAGGACGGTGACCGGGCCACGGTCCAGGGCATCCTGCACCCCGTAGCCCCAGTAGGCCGTGACCACATCCGGCCGGTTGACCGGCAGGTCGATGCGACCGTTGGACACCGTCTGGAACAGGCTGCTCCCCAGAGGGGTGTCACGCCCGTTGCCCAGCGTCGGGGCGAACGGGAGCAGGAAGTCCCGCTTGCTGGCCTTGCTCACCCCGCCGGAGGTGGACACGACCGCCGTGCAGGGGGACATGTAGGTGCGGTTGTCGATGAGCGTGCCGCTCACCTGGGACTCGTCGAACAGTTCGGCCCCTGCCGAGGTCTCGTCGGCCTCGACGGTCCAGGCCGTACCCCAGAGGATCTTGTCGTCCTTGAGGATGTAGTCGGCCTCGGCAGTGAAGTCCGCCGTGTCCGGCACCGAGCCGACCGCCGAGATGGAGGTGACCCCGTCGTGCTGGAGGTAGTCGAACGTGTCCTGCCACGAGTTGAAGTGGTAGCGGATGGTGACCGTGGCCCCGACCGCCGGTGCCGATGGGAGGGTCACCGCACGGGTGGCCCCGTCCACCGCCGTCGGGATAACCTGCACCCCGTTGACCTTCACCGTGACGTGGGCCGGGTCGGTCGTGGTGACGCCGCCGTTGTCCCCGGTCACGATGGGACCCTGGAAGGTGTAGAAGGTCTTGGTGCGGACGCTGGCCGAGTTGGCCAGCAGTCCCAGCACGGCGTTGGCCGAACCCGCCAGGACGGTGATGTCCTGATCGGCGTTCAACTGGAGAGCGCTGTGCCCGAAGTTGTTGACGAACGTCGTAGCCGTCAGGCTCGTACCGCCCGCCTGGCCTGCGATGGCGTTCGCCGCCTGCTGCATCGTGTAGGCGGGATTCGCCGGGATGGTAATGGTCTTGGCCGCCCCGTCGATGATGAGGCTGAGGACGTTGTTGGCCTCGACGGCGACCTCCCCGGTCGGGCCGAGGATGTCCCCGTGGATGTTGATGGTGGTGCCCTGGTTGTCCGGGGCGTTCACGTCGGCGATGCCGCTGGTGGCCCGGACGAAGGCGGCCTCGGGGGACACCTGGTCGGACACGTCGTCGGTGATGAGGGTGTCCGTCCGGTTGAAGAAGTAGGTGATCTTGACCACGTCCCCGGCCTTCGGAGCCTGTGCCAGCTCGACGATGCCGGTGGTGCCGTTCACGCTCAGGACGACGATGGGCTGCCCGTTGATGGTGACGGACACGTCGGAGCGGCTGTTCGATACCGTCCCCGTGCCGTTGCCGGTCACGATGGGCAGGTTGACCACCTTGAGCTTGGTCCGAACTCCGTCCCAGTCGCCCAGGGTCACCACGCCGGTCGCCGAGATGCTGACGACCGCACGCCCCGTCATGTCCTCGTTGACCCGCCGCTGGTCGATGCTCGCCGAGGAGCCACGTACCAGTTCGAGGTTCCGCTGGACGAGGAACTCGTTGCCCTCACCGATGAAGACCGGGATCTTCAAGCTGTCGATGGACCCGGAGAAGGGGTTCTCGAAGAGAGTTCGGGTGTAGACGCCGGGGGGAGCGTAGTTCTGGCCGGGGAACGCCATCTGGGCACCTCGTTTCAGGGCGTCATGGACGCCAACATTGCTGCTTCAGGTTTTCTGGTTCATCACCCACCTCCCGAAGGAGGGGTCAGCGCAGCACAAGTTCTGGTGTGTCCATCCTGAATCGATCTGCCACCTCCCCCGGAGGGGAGGTGTGGTGCCGTGGGCGAGGAGCCCTCTGCTAATCCAGGCAGGCTATCAAAGAATTACCGGCCAGCCTCCTGCCGAGCGGGCTCACGCTTGGACTGGAAGTGGGACATGGCTCGGCTGTTGATGCGGTTCGCCCGCTCGGCGAACGCCTGCTCCTCGGGGGTGTTCACGCCCAACCTGCCGTCAGGGCGCCGGGCGATCTGCTTCGGGCTGATCCCCGGCCGGTCACGGAGGAACTCCCGCTTGACCGCCTGGCGCTTCTCGATGACCTCCATCCCCTGGTGGGCCGACTGACCGATCACCCGGTCGATGTGAGTGTCGAGGTCGTGGATCCCCGTGTTCTGGGGGCCGGGTCCGGTCACTTCCTTGTTGAAGTGCCCCTCGACCGTGGACGGCATCATCCGGGGAGCGGACTCCCCGCAGTCTGGGCAGGGCTTGGGGTCCTGGTGCTTCGAGACCGGGTTGCGGGCATCGAACTGGACTCCGCAGGAGCACTGATACCTGAACTTTGGGATGACGCTACCCTCCCGAGACGATCCGCTCGAACGTCCAGCCGCACCGGGTTCGTCTCGACAACCCGTTGAGGTTGTTGCTCACGGACTTCCGTTTGAGCCCCAGAACCTCCGCTGCCTGAACGGTGGACTTGAACACCAAGACTTTCCCATCCTGATGCCTGGCCCTGATGTCGGGGAACCGACCCGTCATCGCCACCCGAATTTTGTGCCCCCAGGTGTGGGTTTTGCCTTTCCGTGGTGAGGGCTTGCCAAGGTTGGCTTCTCGAAGCCGTCGATTGTGCTCCCGGGAGTTTTTCTTTCCCAGGCGGCCAAATCGCCCAGCCCCACGAGCGGCATCTTCTGCGATGTTGAACAGGTCGGCTTTGTCGGCTGCATCCAAATGCCTCTGTTCGACGGCGTACTGCTCGTCAACAGCGCATGTCTCCACCACCAGAAACGTGAAAGCCCCCGCCCCGTACTTGGACCACGCCCTTTGAAGATGTGGGTTCTGATGTCGGCCCGCCCGCAGCTTGGTCAGGTGGTTGCGCTGCCGCCGCTCCATGTTGTCGGACGAACCGATGTACCTGCGCCCGTTGGAGCACCGGATCTCGTACACGCCGCATTCAGGGGGCAACTTGGGCACCTCGACCTCCTCACCCGAGCGGGGCTATAGTCCTTCCACCGAACCTCACTTGAAACTCTCGAAGGTCCCGACCTTCCCCGCCCAGTACGGGTCACGGACCGACTCCAGCCCGATGTCCGCCAACGCCTTGATGTTGCCGTCCTGGCCGGGAAGCTGGTCATCAGGCAGCCCAGCGATGATCTGCGCCTCGGCGTTGGTGAGCGGGGCTGCCTGCCGCAGCCAGACGTTGAGCGGGACATGTACGGCCCACTCCGTCTCCACCTCCATGGTGAAGATGGCGCTGTAGAGGTAATCGTCCCCGGTCTCGTCGTAGACCTCCTCGGACTCCCCGCCAAGGCCCACGCTCAAGATCTCGATGCCCTCCGTGGAGAGGCGACCACGGGCAATGGCGTAGAGGGCCATGATGGACCAGTCGTAGATCTCCCGCTGGTCGTACACGTCCCTGGCCGTGATCTCGAACTCCATGCTCATGGTCCACCGGCCGCCGTATTCCAGAGCCGAGGGATAGCGAATGGGCTGGACAACCACAGCCTGCTGGTCGCCGATCTCCACCCGGCGGCCGAAGGCCAACACGACCCCTGGGATGGCTGAGTTGTTGGCGTGCTGCTCGACGATGGGGAACGGGCCTCGGGACTCGTCAGGCCAGCGGTAATCCGCCTGCAACCACCGACCCCCGGTGAGAGGCTCGGTCAGCTTGACCTCCTCGGTCGGTTTCCCCTGGTCGTTGAGGGTCACGGTGTAGTTCGTGCCTTCGACGTAAAGGAACCCAGCGGGCATCTCGAACAGGCGGAGGGTCCCGGCCAACGGGGCCTTCTGAAGCTGGAACGTGGAGTCGTCCACCTTGGTGACCTGCTCCCCCCGCTGGTCGATGAGAGGGTCCACGTAGAAGGCCACGGGGTTGTGGGCCAGGCCGTTCTCCGGCCCGTCCACCACGTCAATGAAGTACACCCCCGGTTGGGAGGGAAACGTCCCGCCGTTCTCTTGGATGGCCCGGCCGTCCTCCCGCACCCACTCGACGGAGAGCCCCGGTTTGCCCACCCGCTTGGACAGGTAGACGTGGGACATCACCATGCCTTTGTAGTGATCGGGGGACAAGGACAGGTGAGAGCCACCCGCCGTCTTGACGACGATGGACTTCTGGGGCCTCTCCTTGAACGAGTACTTCCCCTGGATGGCATCCACCAAGTCCCGGTGCTTCGGGTGGTGCTGCCAGAATCGGCGAAGCTCGTGGATGAACTTCCGGGTCAGGCTGTCGGTGAGGTAGAAGTACACGCCGAAGTCCCTCCAGGGCTCCTACCTCGGCCGCCCGATAGGCTATCCATCGGGGCCGGTCTGCACGAACTCAGCAACTCGTCGATGGGGAAGTCCTTGAGCATCCCGGCCTGGTGCATCAGGAACAGGAGGCCCGTCGGGATGTTCTCGATGAAATCGTGGTCCACCCGTCGCTTGATGGCCCCGGCTTGCTTGAGCACTGACTCCCCAACGTGCAGGAACTCATGGAGCATGAGGATCCAGAGCCCGGGGCCTTCTGGTCCCTCACCAACGGCTTCTTGAAAAAGAACCACGGGACGTTCTGCACAGGCCATGTTCGGCCGCCCAGCGACTCGAAGATGAGTACACCCCAAACACCCGGGAGCGTCTGGCGTCTGGTTGTGTGCCCTCCGCCACTTCGGGTCATTGGCGATGAACTCGTGGGGCATCAGTCCTCGTGCTCCAACATGGCCTGGGTGAGCATTCCGTTGGCTACAGCGTTGAGTGGATCGCTCGCCTGGCGGATCTCGCTGACCTCGATGGGGAACTTCTTCTTCCTCCGCTCGAACTCCTGGCGGAACAGGTCGAGGAAGCTCCCCGCCTTGCTCGTGCCGCCGGAGACGACCAGGGGGATGGCCTGCTGAAGCTCGAACTGCCCCCGGATCTGCTCGAACCGCAGGGCGATCTGGTCGAGGGCGTACCGGATCAACTCCTTGTAGTAGAAGCTGATCGCCTCCTGCTCCCTGGAGTCGGGCTTGAGGAGGTCCACACCCTTCTCCTTGATGGCGCAGATGCGGGCATTCGTCGAGCCGACGGAGTTGGCCGATCCGCTGTCGATCCAGTCGCCACCCCGGGCCACGGAGAAGCTCAGACCCTCGATGGTGTTGATGGCCAGGGCCACGTTGGTCATACCCGAGCCAAAGCTCAGGGCCACGCCCGAGAATCCGTCGTTGGCGCACTCGGAGTAGATGATGGCCATCGCCTCGTTGCTCGGGGTCCCCGTGTACCCGCACTCGGTCACGATCCGCTCGAAGATGCCCTTGTGGTAGACGACATCCCGGTCGGGGCGGTCCACCGGGGCAGCGGGGACGGAGAAGTAGCAGTGCTCCCCGGCCGCCCGGGGCTCGCCGAGGATCTGCTTGATCATCAGCCCGAGCACCTCCATGGCCTCCATCTCCCCGGCGGAGATGAGCCCGGCCGAGAGCGGGCGGCGGGCCTCTTTGCCGAAGACGTTGGCCGTCTGAAGGGCTGCGTCACCGAGGATGAGCACGTCGTCATCCCGTTCGACGAAGCTGGTCTTGGAGAGCCTGAGCATCTTCTTGGCGCTCGTCGGCAGGTCGAGGAACACGTCCCGCATCCTGGTGTGGGTCACGCCCTCAGATGTGCGTCTTGCACACACAAGATTCATTGTACCCACGTCCAGGCCGCAGCCGTAGGGCTCCGTTTTCACAGACTTTTTCTCATCCGCCACGGAGGGCCTCCTTGATCTTCGCTTGACACTCATCTGGGTCCACCTTGAGGTCGGACTCCCAGAACCGCAGGACACGATACCCCCGGTTCTGAAGGAAGGAATCACAAGAGGCATCCAACCGACGCCGATCTGCCTGGTTTGCATCTGGTGACGGAAACCTCTCCGGGTTGGCGTGCCAGTAGTCTCCGTCCGCTTGAATCACCAACCGAACCTCCTCGCCGCAGCCTTCTCGGGACCATACACTTCCTCGTAGGTGGACCCCCGTTTTTGGTCTACATGGGCTCGAATGCCCGTGGTGATCCGTTCGACGTATTCGGGATCATCGTAGAGGTGACGGGCCTTATGCACGGGATTTGCGGCCCCTCGCTGGTTCTCCCCAAATTCAGGGTGTTCTCGGTGCCAGCGACGGAAAGGATGATTTTCGCCTTCCAACCAAGGACGAGACATTGGGCCAAAGTTGGGGTTGTCCGAACCCTTTTGTTGACCCTGCCTTTGATCACTAAGTTTCTGTCTCGTGGCCTCTGAATGCCTGCGCTGACTCCAAGGTCTGGTTGTCAACCCGTAGCGTTGAAGGTCCCTGGCAACGGTTGTAGGCCCACACCCCAACGTCGCAGCCAATTCCTTGTGTGTGATGTTGGGGTGTTGTTGGATCTCGGTTTCGTAGCTCTCTCGGGACCTATCCATGAAGAGTTTAGTATAGAGCCTTTATCGAGGCTTGCACCATCTCTCCTTCTGTTTCCGACCGCCACGGGCCTTCTTCAAGGCCGCCTTGGCGGCGTCGATGCCCCCCGCCTCCCCGGTGGTCTCGGTTGCCCGGATGTCCACCTTCTTCGCCGCATCCGGGTCGAGGATCTTGTCGGGGATGAACGTAGGCACCTCATCGCCCACTTTACCCGGCTTGCCCGGAGCGGACGGGTCGGCCGACACGACCACCGGCCTCGACTCCCTTATGGCGGCGACCACACGGTCAATGGCTCCCCCGAGCCGAGCCTCCAGACGAGTAGCCAGGAGTTCCAAGTCAACGTTTTGACGCCCCAGTTGCGGGTTTGGAGCCGCAGGTGGTTCCGGGGCGTCAACTGGGGACGCCAGGGGAGCTTGCTGAGGGTGAAGGGGCCTCACCGCCCTCGTGTCACGCTTCGGCGTACTCACCGTAAAGGGTTGATCTGCCTCCCGCAGCTTGTGGAACCGCCGGACCCACCGCACCTTCACGGCGTTCATGCTCTTGAACAGGGCCAAGTCCTTGGAGCCCTGGGCCTGGTCCTCGGGCACGAGGACCACCTGGTCCTTCACCAGTTCGAGGTTGAGGTCGGGGATCCGTGTCATGCGGATCAGACAGGTGACCTCCGCTTCTCTCATGTCCTTGCCCCCGACATCTGCTCCTTCAGGTACTCCCCGACCACCTTGGCACAGGCCGCCCGTCCCTTGCGGAGTGCCCTCTCGACGAACGTGAACCGAGCGATGCCTGGATGAACCCATGCGTCCTTGGTCTTGAGCGGGGCCATACGAAAGATGACCGTCCCGTCATCCTTTTGAAGCGGGACCACCAACGGTTTCCGATCCCCCTGACGGACTTTTCCCGCCCGCTTCATCCCGAGCTTCTTCTCCGTCTTGGTGAGGGGGTACTTCGACGGGGTCTTGTTCTTCGCCTCCTGGGTGAGCCAGGTCATCTTCCGGCTTGGGATGTCCTGCCGGGTGAACTCCTCCAGGCCATAGAAGGACGACCGGATCTCGATGGTCCGCTGCCCCCGGATGGAGAAACTGAAACTCTCGTCGAAAGGCGGGCCGCCCATGGGGTCATCAAGCCTCCAACCTCGCTTGGCGAAGTCCTTTTTGCCCTCGGCGATGATGGCGTCGATGATGCACTTCGCCATGCGCTCCAGAAGCTCCTTGGAGACGGTGGCTTCGGCGAGCCGAGCAAGCGGCCCGCCGTACAGAGATCGGACTCCATCGGCCATCAGGCCCACCTCTCCGTCGCCGGGTGCCACAGCCGCAGCAAACGTTTTTTGTCGTGCATATGCGGCAGAACGCCCTGCAAATGGGCGAGGGCCTCCCCATTATGGATCTCGGATTCAGAATAGCGGCACACAGAGTAACCAAGCGTAAACAAAGCCTTGGCGGTGCTCACGTCGTCAGAAACTCGCAAAGCAGGATCAACGTATAGTGCGTTCGGACCATGAAAAGCCTCCCCATCACACAGCACGACGATCTTATGCCCGGACGGGGCCGCAACCTTTATGTCGATCTCCCGATGTGTGCGGACTCCAGACACCTCCAAGGTCAGCCAGATATTTCTCCCCACCACGTCAACAGAAGCCGCCTTCAAAGCGGCCACCATCGTCGCTTCTAAGCCCGAAGCTGTTTGAGCCTGCTGAACCATGCGACGAGCCGACTCTACTTTCCTGTCCCTCATCAAAGCCGCAAACTGCTGTGCCCCGAATGCTTTTTCGGCTACCGCTCGCAGCACCTTGTAGGACACCCCTAGCTGGGTTCGCAGGGTGTTGATCTGCACCCTGTCTTCGATGCCCTTTACCACTTGTTGTTCCGTCAGATCGTCGGGGACAAAGTGGCGATTCTCTAGCCCATTCCAGTGTGATTTGCACCACGTCGAGCGGGGGTCTGGTTTCTTGGTGGGCCTCCATGCCTCGTATTCCCGCTTGGTCATCGAGGCTCGGGCGTTCTCGCAGTCATGGCACCGCTTCCCATGCACCCGGTCAACCCCCGTGACCCACAACTGCCCACACTTCCGACAACGAAGCGTGCGTTGCCTCGCCCTCCAAGCGTGCCACCGTCTTTGGAGGTCTTGATGGGCACCATCATTTGCATGGCGGAGATGCTGACCAAGTGCCCGGTAAGTTGGGACCGTAGAGCCGCAAACCTCGCAATCACCTAAGTATTTCACGGGGCCGATGTTAGCACAAGTGCCCATTATTGGGAAATATTCTCCCAGACCTTCGTGCGTCCTCGCCGCTCCACATCGTCAGGTGTGGACTCCCCAAGCTCCTTCTCGGTGTTGAGCGGGTGGTCCGTCTCCGGCCCCTCGGGGTAATTCGGGCCAGCCCAGCCCTCCTTCTGGTCGTAGCTCGACTCACCCGTGACCGGCATCCGGGGGTAGACGGGGGACGGCTTGCCAGGTCGGGTCTCGGGCCAAGCAAGTTGGTCGGTTCCGTCGATGGGCACACGGTAGCGGATGTCCCCCTCATCCAAATAGCCGATGTTGAAATGCTGCTGGAGCAGGTTCCCTCGGTTGCTCGGACGACGCACTGGGCCGACGCTGTAGCGCTCGTTGGTCTGTTTGACGAGGAAGTCCCGCTGGGTGATGAGCGGGTACGGTCCGGTCCAGACCTCGTAGGTGTGCTCCTTGCGGCGGCCCCGTGGGGTCTGGGAGATGCGCCGCTCCCCATCGTCTGGGGCGACGATGATGTCGTAGGGACCCTCGTAGCCGCCGATGAGCCCCGTCCCGAAACAAATCAGGCAGGTGTTCTCCGGTTGCTTGTGGTACTCCAGGCTCCGTGGGTCCCTGGTACAGTCACATGGGACGCCACAGACCTTTTTGACGAAAAGGTAGACGTTCTCCCCGCCCTGCTGGAGGATCCAGTTGTTCCGCCGGACGGCCTCATCCCAGATCCAGTCCCGGGCCTCGACCTCCATGAGGGAGAGGGGCCTCGACTGAGCCAGGGGCGTCTCGTTGTAGCCCGAGAGCGTGTTCGGGTCGAGGACCACCGTGGTCAACCGATACCAGACGTTCTTGTCGAGCCCACTGGGAACGTGGTTGGTCGGGGTTCGGTAGGTCACCTCCACGACGGACTCTGCTGTCGGGATGGATGGCCCTTCCAGCTTCTCGGTGGCCTCGTTGAACTCAGGGGCGTTGATGAGGGTGACCTCGCCGGAGCGGCCGAAGACCTCGTGGACTGGGACCTCCACCCCGTCGATGTACACCTGTACGTCCGTGGGGTTGTCTCCCCAGATGGGAAGCTCGAACGGGGCTCGGGCGGACGCTTTCACGATCCGGTTCCTGGTCCTGAACTGCCACCGGCGGACGTTCGGCTTGTCCCCCTTGAAGACCCAGCCGGAATCCCAGTCCACAACCTCCCTCACGACGAGGCGGTAGTCGTTTCGGTCCCGGTAGAAGCTGCCGCCGAGGGGGAACTCGTTGAGGCGGTGGAAAGGTCCACGATCCGAGGCGTCAGACCGATAGATGTTCACGCCGACCACGGAGTACGGCGTATTGCCCGCCAGGAGCGCCGGGTTGTCCCACCGAATATCGTGAACCCCCTTCGTGAACGGGGTGACAACCACGCCGTTCTGCGGGGGGAGCGGATATTGGGTGGTGGTTGCATCCCACCCGGCGGTCATCGCCTACCTCCTTGTCACCCCGCAGCGGGCGGCTTGCCGCTCCCCGGGGTGGGCATGGGAACCACGTTGGGCGGATGCTGGGGCATCCGGCGGATCTTGCCGTCGGGCGTCACCTGGATGGTCTCGCCGTCATCGATCCCGAGCCGGAGCCGGGCCTGGCGGATGACCGTCTGACCCTGCTGCTCCAGTTGTTCGAGCTTGGCGAGGAGCATGGCCTTCTGGACCTCGTGGTGCCCGATCTCCATGAGGTGCTGGTTGATGCGGCCCCGCACCTGCTGAAGCTGCATCACCTCCTGTGGGAGAAGCTCCCCGACCTGGAACGGGTCGCTCCCCGGCTTCGCCTTGCCGTTGAGGGGGGTCGGCTCCTGGGGCTCGGTCTCCGGGGCGGCCTCGACGGGCTCGGAGGACTCGGGGGCTTCCCCGGCCACCTCGGGGACCTCCGGGGTCTCGTCGGTCTTGTCGGTCTTGGTCTCGTCGTTCATTGTCTTCATCTCCCTGGGATCAGGTGGTGTGCGCCACTCTACCCGCCGGTCTCCTTGTCCTTCGGCTCGGGCTTGTCGGGCTCGCCGAATTCCCGCCGGAGCCGGGAGAGGAAGTTGGTCAGGTGCTCCCCGATGCGGGACTTCAACGTGAGCCGCTTGGGCGGGTTCACGAAGTTGGCCGTCCGGTGGAACGAGTAGAACACGATGCCCTCGGCATCGGTGTATTCGTAGACCCGTCTCCCGGTCACGGCCTCAAGGTGACGTTTCATCACCCTCCACCTCCCGCTCCAGCTTGACCCACTGCCGCCACACCTTCCGTTCCCGGTCCTGCACGGGCTCCTCACCCAGCGTCCAGCCCCTCCGCCGGGCCAGAACCCGCAAATGCGCCAGCTTTCGGGCCATAAGCTCGGCCTTGACCTGGGCAATCTCCTGCCCCAAGTCCTCGGCCCGCTTGGACTGCACAGCCACCATGGCCCGCTGCTCCGTGATCCGCTCGGGGTCGTAGCCCTTCTCGGCGAGCTTGACCTTGCGCCGCTTGCGCTCCGGCCGTGGAGCCGGGGGGGCCGGGGCCACCCCGGCATCGGAGGGCTCGACGCCCGCATCTTCGGCCTCCACCGCCTCTGGGGCCGTGGGCGGTGCCGCAGCCTTCTCGACCGGCTTGGAGCAGGCCAGGAGGAGGCTAAGGCTGACGAAGCAGGCGCTTGATCTCGCTGAGATTGGTGTTCGCCGCATTGAGCTTCTCCTCCAGCCTCCCGAGGGCCTGGGTGTTCAGACGTACCTCTTTCTCGACATCCGCCGCCGCTGCAAGGTCCTTCTCCAACTGGACGATCTTCTCGTTCTGCACGGCGTTCTTCACCTCCAGCTTAACCCCCCACAGGACCAGGGGGATGACGAGGGCGGACATGATCTTGAACAGCCAGTCCCAGACCTTGGTGTTGTTCGCCGTGGCCATCTTGCCTCCGAGGCGGCCCACATGGGTCGTCCTACCCCTGATCTGGGTATAGGAAAGGAAACGAATTGACTGTTGGTGCCTTCACAGATAGGGTGCCCCCATGCTTGCATCGGACAAAGCAATGGACGGGACCCCCATTGCGCTACTGACCAAGGGCAGCATCAAACGTGTGGCGCTCATCTGCGACGACTGCGGAAAACGGTCCGAGACCAACTGGAACAACTACGTCCAGGGTCAACGCAAACAGGGCTGGACGGGAGAGACGTTCTGCCAGCCCTGTGTGGCCAGGCGCATTGGGAAATCCAGCCGTGGGACAACCAACAAGGCTGTTGCTGAGCGCAACCGTCAACGGACCCGGGAGAACCACCCCTGTTGGAAGGGCGGTCGCTACGTTGACCACCATGGGTACGTGATGGTCAACGTCGTCCCTGGGCGGCAGGGTTCCGGTTCAGGATGGGTAAACTATCGCAAGGAACATGTGGTGGTCATGGAGGGGGCTCTGGGCAGAACCCTTCTCCCGACCGAGGTCGTTCACCACATCGACGGAGACAAAACCAACAACGCCCCGGAGAACCTGTGGCTGACGGATCGGACAAGGCATCGGCAAGCGCACTCCTCTCTACAGGGGGTGGCCTTCCGCCTGCTTCGTTCGGGTTTTCTGATGTTCAACCGAGAGACGGGCACCTACGAATGCAAGGACAGGCAGGATGATTCCTGAACACCTCAAACGATTTCAAGAGCCCATCCCTGTGCTCGATCACGGCTACATCATGCTCGTGGACGTGATGGGGGATGACGACTCAGTTGTACAGGCCGCACGGGTCTCCTACGCCAAGGGGACCAAGAAAACCAACGACGACCGTAGCCTTCTCCGCTACCTGATGAGGTCGAGGCACACCTCGCCGTTCGAGCAGGCCCGAATCAAGCTGGAGGTGAAGCTCCCAATTTTCGTGGAGCGTCAATGGGTTCGGCACCGGATGGCATCTCTCAACGAGGTGTCAGCCCGGTACAGCGTCCTGCCGGAAGAGTTCTACATCCCAGACTCCGAGGTCGTGCGGGCTCAGAGCACCAGCAACAAGCAAGGTCGAGACGGGCACCTCCCTGAAGACGACGTGGTGGCCTACCAGACCGAGCTTCGGAGAAGCTGCTCCGAAGCCTACCGAGCCTACGAACGGGCGCTGGAGAGCGGGGTGGCTCGGGAGCTTGCAAGATGCGTGCTTCCCGTGAACATCTACACCGCCAAGGTCTGGTCCAGCGACCTCCACAACCTGTTCCACTTCCTCAGCCTCCGCATGGATCCGCACGCTCAACTGGAGATCCGCTCCTACGCCAACGCCATCGCCGAGGTCGTCAAGGAGTGGGTCCCCTGGTGCTGGGAGGCGTTCGAGGACTACCGGCTCAACGGGATGTACCTCACCCGATTCGAGGTTGAGGGCCTGCGGTCCGTCCTCCAGGTGCTCGCCGAGCAGGTGCCCGACTGGAGTTTCGACCGGGTGGTCGAGGAAGTCCTCCGGGGCTCGGGTCTACCCCTGCCCAAGGAGGGCAAAAAGGCGTCCCGGGAGGTCACCGAACTTCAGGCCAAGGTCTCCCGACTGCTCGGGGGTCCAGCGTGAAAGTCAAAGACCTCATGCGCCTTCTCTCGGAGTGCGACCCCGAGGCCAAGACCATCTTCAACGCCCCGTTCCAGGGGTTCGAGCCCGTGACGGCCGTGGTCCGTCGCCCAAAGCACGGGGGTGTGGGTGGCCGCTCCTCCTATGAGGAGATCCCGACCGTCGAGTTCACCAACGGGGATGTCGAGCACATGCGGAGCCAAGGGATGGACGTGCTCGGGAGCCCGTGAGCTACCCCCCGGCGTCCGGTTCCCCGGGGTGAACCACCTCGACGAACTTGCATGTCATCCCGGGCGTCTCGGGGTCATTGCACTCGATGCTCCCGGTGTAGTACTCGGGCGGCTTGCCCCGAAGCTGTTCCACGGGGAGGGTGAGGATCCCGGCGAGCACAGGCGTGGCAAGCCAATGGCACTCGAACCGGAACGACACGGTCTCCGGGGCCTCTTCCGGGGTCTCCGGGTACGAGATTCCACAGGCAGAGAGAGCGAGAAGCACGAGGACGGAGATCATTGCTGTCCTCATTCTTTCACCGTGGGCGTCAGGTGGCCTATAGGTCAAGTTCTCCGCCAGAGGGCCGGTTTCTCGGTGGTGGGAGGGAATTCTAGCCACGGTAGTTCTCCTATACCGGGCACATGGGGAGTACCGGAGGGGCCTATGCGAAACTGCCAGAGGTGTGGGAACGACAAACCCGAGGACCACTTCCCAGGGCAGGCCCAAAGATGCCTAGAATGCCGAAAACAAGCCCGGCGGGAGATCCAGCAACGTCAAAGGCAACGACTAGCTGCAATGCCCAATCGTATCTGCCCCGGATGCCGGGAGGATCTTCCGAAAGCCAGGTTCTCAGGGGGCAACACCCTTTGCCGTGATTGCCATAACGACTACAACAAGAGGTGGCGCTCTTCATCCCCAAAGGCCCGCCTCTCCCACCTGCACAACACGGCCAGGAACAACGTTCGGGCTCTGGGGCTTCCGTTCGACATCACCCCAGAGCACCTTTGCGAGATCTGGTCTAAGCAGGGGGGTCTCTGCTACTACACCGGCGAGCCGCTCACCTTCTCGGGGGACAGGTCCAACACCGCTGTCAGCCTAGACCGGAAAGTGCCGGAAAAAGGGTACGTTCAGGGAAACGTGGTGCTGGCCTGCTGGGGATTCAACCGCATGAAGACCGATTTGACCATGCAGGAGTTGAAAACCTACTGCCGAAGTTTTCTAGCTCGGCACGGAGGCGGTACGTGAGGGGTGGAGAGCATTTGTATGTTTTCCAGATGGGGAAAACCGGGGCCATCAAGGTCGGCCGGTCTTCCGACGTGGAGCGTCGCCGCCAGGAGATCCAGACCGGCTGCCCCTACGAAGTCCGGGTCATCCTCGTCGCCGAGGGTCAGGGGGCCAGGGAGCCCCAGGTCCACCGGGTCATGCGACCTTTCCGGCTCCGGCTCCAGAAGGGCGAGTGGTTCTCGGAACCCGCCCTGGGGTCGCTTCCAGACGACCTCTACGACCTTCTCGGCGTCTTTTCGGCCGCCCGTGTTGGGCTCCGCCTGGCCTCGTGAAGCCGCCGTTTGCGGTAGTTCAGGACGATCTCGTCAAGGTCGGATTGTGCCTCGTTCATGCTCAGGAGCCGCTCCCGAGCCTCCACAATGGCGGCCTTCTGAGGCTCCGTGAGGTCGTCCCAGGGCTCCTCGCCGGACTCCTCCCAGGCGGTGTCCGCCAGGAGCAGGGTACGGCCGGTCGAGATGACAACGTGCTCACCGCCGTCCACGGACACGGCGACGCCACCACGCCCGTTCTCGTAGAACAGGACTTCGAGTTCTCTCACTTCTCGTAATCCTCGAAGTCCTTCGCCCTCATGTAGAGCTTGTGGTAGACCCGGAGCACGTCACCCCGGGAGTTGAGACGAAGCTCTGCCAGAAGCAGCCCGTCATCCCCCCACAACTGGATCGCTCGGATGCTGATACCCATGACGTTGTGAGTACGGGCGGCCTGGAGGTTCTCCTCCTCGATGAGGCGCTGAGCAGCGGCTTCGAGCTTGGCACGCCACGGCTGAAGCCGTGGCTTCTTCGCCTCGGGAAGTTGGGAGGGTCCTCGACCTCCACTCCAGCCCGGATGAACTCCGCCACCTTCTCCCCGGAGAGGGCTTCTCGGGGCTCCCCAGCAGCCCCGGTCCACGTCACGAGCTTGCCGTGGCAGTGGCACTCGTGGTCCGAGCCATAGAGGACGCCCTTGGCCACCCGCACCATCGTCCCGAGGTCGTCCTCTTCGTAGGACTCTGGGAACTCGAAGTCCTCGTCCCCCGGAGCGAAGGCGAACAGCCCGCAGGAGTAGTCGCCCATCCGCACCACGTCCTGCAACCCGAGGTAGTCGAGGTCCGGGTCGTCGAAGATGACCACGTCCTCACCGTCGGGATCGAGGGCCTTGGGGGCACGCTCGAACTCGTAGCCCCCGCAGTCGAGGTCGTAGCCGATGGACAGTACACGGAGTTGTTCGGGAGTGAACATCGATCAACCCTCCTTGCCGGGGATGTCAGAGTTGCGGACGAACAGGGAACGCCCGGAGGGGTCCTCCTCGACCCAACGGGTCCCCTTCTCGACCGCCTCCTCGTAGGTCTTGCAGCCACGGAAGATGAGGCCGAAGTTGCTGAGCCCAGAGGCGTAGCGGACGCTGTAGCCGTTGAGCGTCTTGACGACCTCGGCCTCGCAGCGGCCTCGCCCGTGGAACTCCACCTGGAGAGCCACGAGATCCTCACCCGCCTCCCGGCGACGACGCATCTCGTCGTCCCAGTCGGTGCTGCCAGCGAGGAGAGTGAAATGGTCGGTGTTCAGCATCAGGTTCCTCCGTACTCACCCCATCTACCGGCAGGTCCGCTGGAGTAAAAGTGCAGCCAGCATTTTAGTCCTGGGGCCTCACGGGTTGATGAGGTGACCACGGAGGAAGCATGAACCTGCCCGAGCACATCACCAGCCTCCCCACCTGCCCCGAGACGGGTCTGTTCGTCCAGCGCTACGAGTCGTCCTACCTCGACGACGGCTGGACTCCATCGCTGCCCGAGGGCTGGGAGGTCTTCGACGATCAGTACGAGGGTCGGGACGAGTACCAGAAGTGGCACGAGTCCACCCGGGTCCGCCGCATCGGCCCGGAGCGGGCCGTGTGGGCGGCTTCGGCGGCTCAGGTGCAGGGCGTGACGCTCGCCCTGGCGGAGGTGAACTGATGTTCGATTTGATCTACAGCGACGTGTCTCGGGAGTCGTGGCGAGTGCGGCTTTCCTCCACCGATGACCTCATGAAGGCGCTCCAAGAGCACGTCGAGTGACCCGATGTCGAGACGGTCCGCCGTTGGGCGGAGGCCGCTGAAGTTGGGGACATGTTCGAGCAGGCGGGTGTGTTCTGGTGGGTTGACCCTGGTGCGCCCGCATCGACACGAACATCACCAGGTCAGACGCAAGATCCATGTCTTGCGGCGAGGAGCCACGAAGCACGAGCTTTTTCCCCTGGACATGGGCTCGGATGTGGAGCTTTTTCAGGAGATGGAGGATGTCCCTCTCCGGGCCAAGGAAGACCTGGAGTGTACGGGCGTCTCGGAACTTGAAGGTTCGGCGGATGTCGTCCACGGGCCATCCCTCCACACAGAAGGATGGCCCATAGCGGCCCTACCGGGTCAAGGCCCGGCAGGGCCGCCTTCTCGGTGGATCAGGCTGCGGCGGCCTTGAGCCCGGCGTCGGTCGTGAAGTGCTCGCCCTTCACGTAGACGGTGAGCAGGAGCCCGGAGGGCAGGAGGAAGAAGGTCCCCTCCTCCTTCTCGGCCTTGGCCAGCTTGAGGTCGGGGAACTTCTCGACCACCTGCTCCGCCGTCATGGCCTTGGCCCCGAACTCGTCGGGCACGAGGCCGGTGGCCCCGACGTAGAAGACCAGCGGGCTGACGGTCTGGTCGTAGATGCCGTCGATGGCCTCGTTGACCTTGCGGAGGGTGGCCGTGAAGGTCTCCACCCGGGTGTCCCGGTCCACCTTCCCGATCCGGGCCTGGTCGAACGCCTTCTTCTCGTCGTAGTCGAGCCCGGCCTCGCCGAGGACGGCGAGCAGGTGCCCGTTGTCCTCCAGGTTCAGGAACTCGGCGAAGACCGGGTACATCACCTCGTCCACGGCGTCGAGCTTGGTCCGGGCGGACAGGGCCTTCACGGCCACGGTCATCCCGTCGTCGAGCAGGGCCGGGAGCTTCGGCTTCTTCACCTCGTTGCCGTCGGCGTCCGTCACGGTGAACCGGCGGTCGAGGAAGGCGTTGCCCGAGTGCAGCTTGCCGAGGTTGGTGATCTGGGGCGACCCGATGTCCACCTTGTAGGACAGCCGGGTGTCCACCATCCCCTTGTCGAGGGCGTCCTTGAGGTCCGTGTAGGCGTTCGTCGTCGGGGGCGAGAAATACCCCGCCGGGGTGACGTGAACGTCCTTGAGGGCGGCGATCTGCTCCGCCGTCAGGGCCTCGCTGGTCCCCGCCGTGATGCCCGAAAGGAGCTTCTGGAGCACGGTCAGGCGGAGGAGACGGTCGAAGGTGTCCCCCGGCAGGTCGAACGACTGGCCGAAGTCCACCAGCGGGAGGCTGGAGAGGTCCAGGTCGTACTGGCGGTTCGGGTCGAACGTCCCGGTCACCATCCCCAGGTCGGCCAGCGCCTTGAAGCACCGCTTGTCCGTGATCCGCAGGGGCAGGACCGTGACGTTGAGGTCGCCGTCCGAGACCATCGTGTAGTTCCGGTAGTCCTTGAGGCTCAGCGGCACGCCCTCGACCTCGGCGATCACCTGGTCCTCACGGCCGGGACGCTGGTCGATGAGCGTTCCGTCCTGCACCATGCGGATGTTGCACGTCGCCGTGTTCCGGTTGATCTCGATGCCGGACACGGGCAGCGCCGAACGGTCCTTCGCCGTCTTGAGCGTGGCGTTGGGCGGGGTCAGCGAGCCGTCGTCGTTGCGGACGCCGGGGATGCGCTTGAGGCCACGCCGCTGGTAGCCCTTGACGAGGTCGTCCACGTTGACCCGGATGCCGTTGCGGTAGGTCGCCAGCGTCCCGAGGACGGCCAGCACCGACGGACCCTGGGCCGAGAGCCCGAAGCCGGTCGTGGTGCGGACGGTCCGGTTCTGCGTGAACAGGGCCTTCTCCATCGCCCCGGCCATGGAGGCCACCGCCGAGCCGGTGAGGGCCTTGTAGTGCCCCTCCAGCAGGTCGGCGTCCCGGTAGGCCACGAGGGCGTACTTGGCGGCGTTGAGGTTGCCGAGGGCGACCTGGGCACGGGCGAAGGCCAGGATCACGTCCCCGCCGTCCGTGTCCACCGAGACCTGCGGAAGCTCGCTGGTCTCGTACTCGTCCTTGGTCATGGAGTACAGGCGGAAGGCCGTGGCGTCGTCACCGGCCGAGAGCCCCCGAACGGCGAGCGGTTCCGTCGAACCGAGCACCTTCTCCCCCGACTTGGAGAGCACGAGGAGGAAGTCCGCCTTGCCGACGCCGACCTCCAGCACCGGGGCCATGTTCCCGGCGAGAAGCTCGGTGGTGTCGTGCATGGCGTCGTACACCTGGTGGATGTCCCGGGCCTGGAGGCAGGTGCCGGAGAGGGCGTTGGCGATGCCCGAGAGCATCCCGAAGTCGCTCCAGTCCCGGTAGGCCACCGTGTTCACGAAGCAGTTGGGATGCTGCTTGAGGGCGTCCACGGCGGCGGCGATGTCCCGCCGCTCCGCCATCGGGCTGGAGTCGTTGGCGTAGCCGTCGCTGTGGAGGCTGATGCAGGTCGTCTCCTTGTCGTCCACCAGCTTCTCGGCCGCCCGGAGCCCCTGGCTGATGCAGGTGAGGCCCCGCACCCGCAGGTTGCGGATCTCCTGAAGCTGCTTGGACCCGGGGGCCATCACGTCGGCCACGGAGGCCCGCTCGAAGTGGACCCGCACGTCGCCGCTGGACGAGTAGGTGATGAGGCTCACCCGGAGGTTCGGATCACGGAACTCCTCCAGGGTGAGGAGCTTCTCGACCATGCCCTTGAGGGCCTCCAGGTCGTAGTACATCGACCCGGACACGTCGATGCCGATGATGTGGTGGGACGGCTGGCTCGTGGCCTTGGCGCTGCTCGTGTCCAGGGTCTCGGGCTCGACCCGGAAAAAGGCCGTGGGGTCGCCAGCGAAGTTGCGAAGGGCGAAGCGAGTGTTGCTCATGGGATCTCCTGTTCGGCTCGATGTGGCCGCTCTGGAGTCCTCTACTCCACCGGCAGCCGGACTAAACCCCCTCGGCCGTTTTTCTTGCCCGAGGGTCTTTCGGCCCCTCGGTCGCCTCGACCTCGACGCCGTGGTCTCGAAGGTACTGGACACCGTTCTGCCCGATGTAACCGCCGTCCACGACGAACACTTTCACGATCCCGGCGTGGTGGATGAGCTTGGAGCACATCATGCAGGGTTCCCCCGTCACGATGAGCCAAGCTCCGGCCGTCTTCACCCCGTTGGCGGCGGCGTTGCACACCACGTTCATCTCGGCGTGGTGGCAGCCGATCTCCATCCTGGTGCCCGACTGCACCGAAGGGAAGGCGGCTACCTGCTCGTCCACATAGGACAGGGCGGCGTCATGCCCCTCGGCCCCCTTGAAAAACACGTCCTTCCCACCCGGGCCGATGACCCAGTAGCCGTCCGCACCGATGGTGTTGTGCTCCATCCCGGGTTGGATGTCGAAGTCGGACTTCTTGAGCCCGTCCCGAGCGCAGAAATGCCCGGCGCAGAAGTCCCCCTCGCCACCCCTGGGGCCGCCGTTGTACCCGTCCATGAGGACGACGTTTCGCTCGGGGTCGAGCAGGAGGGCTCCGAACTTCCTGCGGGGACAGTTGGACGCCTTCGAGAGGGCGATGCACTGCTCGATGCGGATGGCCAGGTGTTTGGGTTTCATCATGTCCCTCTGTTCTTGCCCGTCCCACCGCAGCGAGGGCAGGTCTTCTCCAGTGCCTCCTGCTCCCGACCGTTCATGAGGTCGGCGAGCGAGTAGAACCGGGCGGGGTTCATCTCGATGGTGCGGACCCGCATTTGGGGGAGGCGGGCCATGAGCATGTCTCGGAGGTCGTTGATGTCCATCGGGGTCCTCTTCCGGGTTGCCCATCTTACCCGGAGCCCCTCGGATCTAAAACCCCGGGATGCTTCAATCACCCAGGAACGTCAGCAACCGATCCATCACCGCCTCGGGAACGGCCTTCACCTGCGACTCCCAGATCACCAGGCACTCGAACCCGATATCAGCAAAGGCGTCGATCAACCCCTGCTCGTGCTCGAACCCCGCCTTGCCTGTCCGCATCCGCCCGTGCCAGTAGTCCCCGAAGACCTCGACAATCTTCGTGACCCCACGGAAAGGATGCTCCTGGTCAGGACCGGGCAAGATGAAGTCCGGGTTCTTGAAATGCCCCAGTTTGGGGAGCCAACGCCAGAATTTCCGGTCACCCGTGAACATCAACAGCGGAGCCATGTCCCAGACCCGCTGTTCGAGCTTATTGGGACCAGGACATCCTGGTCCCATCCGGTCGAAATGCTTTCGAGCAAACTCCCTGACCCTCATCGGATGGTCAGGCAATTCCGCTGGTATTGGGACACCGTAACTTTGAAGGCACGCAACTACGAAATCCGGTGACCCGATGAAGTTGTCCCAACCATATCGCTGGCGATTCGTAGACTCCCTCTTTGCCAGGATCTCCGAGTCTTGAAGCGGATGGTCTACCCCGAACCGCTCACGGAACGTCTCCACCAACTTGTCCCAGGCCCCCTCCGTCTGCATCCAGAACTCGACCCCGTACTTCTCCAGCATCGCCGCCCTCACGATGCCCTTGCCCTCCTCCGAGGCGAAGAAGTGCGACCCGTACTTGGCCTCCATCGTCGCCAACTGCTTCGCCCGCACCTCGGGGTCCATCGAAGTCCAAGGCACCCCATACCTGGCCTCGTTTGTCTCCTGAATCCGGGCCTTCACCTTATCCGTGCGCTGGGGGAACACGTCGCCGTACCGGGCTTCGTTCGTCGCCCTCACCTTGGCCGCCAACTCGGGCGACCCCAGCAGTTCACCCCCGTACCGCCCCAAGTTCGTGGCTCGGGTCTTCTCCCGCACCTCCGGCACCTGCTGTGGATTGCTGACCCCATGCTCCCGCTGCCAGTGCTCTCGGATTTTCTCCCGCACCTCGGGCTTGGCGAACGGGTTGTCGGCCCCTCGTAGCACAGGGCGCTTTCCCTCCAGAGATGCCTGCACCTGATCGAACAGGGTGGAGCCCTTCAAGAAGACGTTCTCCGCCCCATACCGCTCCTGCATCGTCGCCTTGCGTCGCTCCTCAGCCTCGGAGATGTGCCGGGCGTTGGTGACGCCTTCCCCGTACTTCTCGGTGAACGTAACCTCGGTGCGGACCTTCTGGACGGCGCTCTTGTCCCGGCTCGTCCAGACTTCACAGTCCTGACGATGGCGCTTCATCTGCGTGAGGCTCGTGCTCTCATGCCCGCAGAGGCAAGGTGGGGCGGAAGGGCGGCTGGAGGGGTTGCAGATGGACAGGTGACGGGCGTTCAGCCGGTCGCCAGGGAACTCACGCCCGCAATGAGGACAGGTGATGGACATGGGGTAGTACCCCCAACGAGAAGGTACTGCACCAGAAGGGTGTTGTCAAACCTCAAAGAAAATTACGAGGCGAGAGGACGCCACGACCGACGTGTGGACCGAAGGCGGAACGGATACCGATGCCGAACCGAGGCTGTTGCAACCCACGGATGAACTTGACCGTTCGGGCCTTGGCCTCGGTGGCCTTGTCGAACTGCTGCTCGGCGTTCTGCTTGAGGCTCTCGTACTTGGACGACTTCTCGATGGAGAGGCTGATGCCCCCGATGCTGTAGTCGAACTCGTCCGCCACCCAGTTGGCGGCGACCGCATTGAAGGCCAGGGCCATGGCTCCGTAGAAGATGCCCGTCTTCCACCCAGGCATCGTGACCACGAGGTTCTCGATGGTCCGCACGGAGAAGGTGCTCGGGGGGAACATGTTAAAGAAGTCGAGAGCGGCCTCCAGGTAGTGGCGTAGCTCCTCGTCCTCCCAGATCTGGCCGAACACCCGGTCGTAGCTCCCGATCCGGCCAGCGTGCTGCGGCGGACGGAAGTGGTAGAACTTGTCCGGGTTCTGGTCCCGCAGAAGCACCCTGAGCCGGGTGATCATCTCCTGCATCTCGGGGGTGTAGGTCGGAAGAGTGGCCTCCGCCGTCGCCACCACCGTGAACTCCTGGGTGACCGTCTGCTGTGGGGAGTTGGCGTACTGCTGGAAGGTCCACCGGATGCGGTACGTCCCCGTCTGGGCCGACGGAGGGACCATCAGGGAGGCGAAGTACTCGCCGACCGTGGGGTTCACAGGGGTTCGAGTCGCCGAACCGATGAGCACCTCGGCCTCAGGCGGGCCGGGGTCCACGTAGTAGATGGCATAGGTGATGGAGAAGGCGTTGGTCGGGTTGGCATTCGCATCCTGAAGGAAGATGCTCAGGTCGGTCCGCCCGATGGTCTGCCCAGGATAGAACGACGTGGCCATGTCACCCCTCCAAGGCGGCGCTGAAGATCAGGCCGCCCCGGGCCTCCACCGAACCCCGGAGCCGCTCAAACACCGCCTGGAGCACCTCCCGGTGGATCCGAACCCTTGCCACGACCTCCCCGTAATCCGCCTCCTCTGGGCAGTTGATGAAGTCGAGCACGAACTCGTTGCCTCCGTCACAGAAAGACCGGAAAGCGTTGGCCTCCTTGGCCTCAGCCCCGTCCGGGTCCACGACCGGACATCGTACTCTGTGGTCGGGCACCGCCATGCCTCCCTCAATCGAAGGTGTACGCCTTCAAGGCGTCGTACTCGTCGAAGAGGGTGAGGGATGCCAGCGAATCGGGTCGGCGGGAGAAGAACTGATGCCTCAACTCCCGCAGTCCGTCGGTGTTCTCGAACTGGAACACCTTCCTGCGCCCCCCATCCTCTGCGTCTTCGACGCCAAGAAACGGCACCGCAGCAGCCTTCAGGAAGGCTGCGAACTTGATGTCCGAGGTCTTGAACGGTTCTTTCTCTGCCATTTTGGTCGGCTCCATGTCCCACCTCCCGTGGAGGGAGGGTCACTGATCGGCGGCTATAGCCGATCCATTGTACCGACCTAAAAGGGGAACGCCCCCTGGGGGGGGTGGGGGCGTTCCGGGGAGGCTAGCCCGAAGGCTGCCGTCAGGGGACGTTGAGGAGGTTGCCGTTGCTGTCGTAGCAGCGGACGGCACGGGCGACGCCGGTGACGGGGACGGCCGTGTTGTCGATCAGCACGGCTCGTGGGCGTGCCGCCGTCACGTCGGCCGCAGCGTAGGCGAACCCTGCGGTGTTGAGGAACGCCACGGTGTTGTCGTGCAGCGACCGCAGCTTGCCCCGGGAGCAGGAGGCCAGGAACGAGGTGGACAGAGCGATGGTCCGCTTGGTCACGTAGCCCGCCTCACCCTGGGCGAGAAAACGCCCAGTGGCGACCGGGGTGGGGTTAGCCGTCAGACCCGCACCGGCGAGGTTCAGGATACGGCCTCGCCTCGTCTCCACCGCACCGGCAGCCACCTCACCCACACCGTCTGGGTGGGTCTCCCTGATGAACGCACCGGCCGCATCGGTGACGATGGTGTTGGTCGGAACGTAGTAGGTCTCACCAGCGATGATGCGGAGCACGTCCTGCACCGTGCCGAAGGACGGGCTGTTGGCCGGGTCACCACCGAGCACCTCGGTGCCATCCCCGGCTCCGAGGGCCGTCACGCCCTGGATGACGGTGTTGATGTCCGCCAGGGTCATGCTGTTCCCGGCGAGCACCCGGGCCACGAGAGCGGTGACGATGGCGTCGGCGTCCGCCGCTGCCAGGGTGTCACCGGCAACCGCCGGGTTGTTCTGCACTCGCTCCCGCAGGTAGGCTGCGAGCCCGAGCATCGGAACCGCCGTGGCCCGGGAGTCGTTCCCGCCGTGGCCTGCGTCGTTGGACCAGTCCACGGCCGCTGCGAGCGCCCAGTTGCCAGCCACCGAAGCTGCGGTGGTCATGCGGGACCCCGTGGAGAACGCCTCGCCCACGAAGGTCGTGGCTCCCGGCTGGTCCATCTGGGCGGAGAGATAGCCCGACTGACCCTCGCCGTCGTAGACCGAGTTCTTCTGCGAGGTGTTCGGCCACAGGTCTTCGACCTGAAGGTTGGACCCGGGGATGTCGTTCCGAACCGGGATGATGATGCCTCGATCTGCCATCTTCGTTCTCCCTCAGACGATGACCGTGCCGTCAGCGGCGTAGACGGTGCAGGCCCGAGCCACTCCAGTGACCGGAACGTTGGCCCCGGCGATGGTCGTGGCCGGGGTGGCACCACCACCGTAGGTGAAGGCCGGGTTGAGCCAAGCGAAGTTGGGGGACGCCACCCGGGACAGAGCACCGTTGAGGGCGCTCTGCTGGAGCCGACCCGTGTTCGACACGGTCAGCACGTCGTTGAAGTTGAGATCCTGGGGAGCCGTCTGAACCGCCGTTGTCGTCGGGATGGTCTTGCCGACGAACGAGTTGCGGCCACGCACCGGACCGAACTGGCTGCGGACCGACTCCGGCTGCTCGACGTTCGGGCGGGTGCGGAACGCACCCCGGCGAACCCCCACGAAGTTCGGGCCACCATCCTCCAGGGCTCCGGCCGGGATCTGGTAGCGCTCACCGGCGAGGATGCGAAGGATCTCCTCGATGGTGGCGGTCCCGTTGCCCTCGCCGAGGGCCGTTCCGGCTCCGACGTTGGCGGCGAGCCAGGCATCGCAGTCGGCTGCTGTCAGCGGCAGGCCGTTGGACACCCGGCCCTCGCAGAACACGGCGAAGGCAACCGCCTGGGCCGTGGTGAGCGCACGATCCGGGGGGGCGGCGTTCTCGATGGTGTCGGCGGCGTAGCCGGACAGCCCGTAGTTGGCCGCCGCCACCGCACGGGGGGGACCCTCGTTGATGGTGATGGCGGTGTTGATCCCATCGAGGAAGTAGTGGGTCAGGTAGTGGGTCTGGCCCGGCGGATCGACGGCGTAGTTCCTGTGGGAAGTGTTGGGCCACAGGTCGAGCATCTGGAAGAACGAGTCGTCCAGGTCGTTGCGGGCCAACACGATGTATGCACGAGCCATCTCAGGTTCCTCCGATCAGAGCACGCTGCCGTCGTCAGCGTAGACGGTGACCAGCCGGACGTTGTTGACCTCGGCCGTCTGCGGCCCCGGCTGAGAGGGATGCGCCCCGTTCTTGAACGCCGAGAAGGGGTTGTCGGGGAACAGGGTGTTGGTCGCCGCCACCATCTGGGCCAGCGTCCCGCTGTCCAGAGAGGCATCGAGAGACTCACCCGCCACGTTGTAGCGGACATCACCGAGTTCCCGGTTCACGGCGTCCCCGCCGGTCACGTTGTTGAACTGCGACCGAGCGGAGATGTTCGGGCGCTTCACGAAGCGGGCGTTCGGCCGGATCTCGCCGTTGAGCATCTGGCTGTCGAAGACCGACACGGCCTGGGTGAACGCACCACGCTGGGTGGCGTCCCACAGGTGGATCGAGTCCGGGGCCGCCGCAGCCGTGAACTTCAGGGCACCCGGGGCGATCCGATACTCCCGCCCAGCGAGGATGCTCAGGAGTTGCAGAAGGGTCCCGGTCGAAGCCGATGTCGCCGCTGCTCCCGTGAGATCCGCACCGACGGCCCCGAGATGGGCACCACCGTTGACCACTGCGAGTGTGAGGGGCAGCCCGGCATCGCAGGCCCCCTGGAGGTTGCCAGCACGGGCGACCAGGGTCGCCTCGGTCCACGCCTCGTCGGTACGCCCCATCCGGCCCGCCGCTGGCTGGGTGATCCGGGCACCGCCCACGGTCACCACGACGGTGAGGTCACCGGCCCGGCCCAGGAGCGGGGCACCGAGGTTGTCCTCGGCCGATAGGACCACGTTGGGGGACGGAGCGGCGGGGTTGGTGGCCGTTGCCGTCGTGTTCGCAGGAGCCGCAGCGAGGATGGCCGCCTGCACAGCGCCGACATCGTTGATGGCGAGCGTCAGGTTGGCGGCGGCATCGTTCGCACTGGCACCAGCACCGACGAGGAACGGGGTGCCATCCGTCCCATCCTGGGGGGCGTTCCAGTTGACCGGGTTGGCCCCAGCCTGGAACTCGAAGATGATGCCCTTGATGACCACCCGGTCGCCGACGTTGGGCTGGGCCGCCATCACGATGGTGCCCGTGGCCACCTGAAGGGAGCCGGGCTCGACCCGGTCGAGGAGGTAGGCTTCGAGGCCCGTGAGGAAGTTGGCCGATCCCTGGACACCACCGCCTCGGGTCACCACGCCGGTGTTGGCGTCGAGACCGACGTTCACCCGGCGGGTGCGCTTGAGGTAGCGGGTCTGGCCCGGCGGGTCGATGCTCTGGTTCCGAAGGGACGTGTTCGGAACCAGGTCGAGCACCTGAAGAGTCCCGTCGGGGATGTCGTTCCGTGCAAGGCAGATGTACGGCATGGTGGTTGCTCTCCGGTTCCAGTACCTTCGACGAGGACCGGCCTCGTCTACTTGTTGTCGCCTATAGGCGGATTACCAATCGAGGCTCAGCGTCCTCCTGCGGCCCCTCCCAGGTTCAGGTTCGCCTCGATCTCGAACGAAGCGAGCGCCGCAGCGGCATTCGCCATGAGGCAGACCTCCTTGACCGCACCGAAATAGGTACGCTCTTCCCCCGCCGGAATCTCGTAGACCGCCTGCCCCAGTCCGTGGGAGACCAGAAGACCCGTTCCCGGGGCCGCCTCCAGGTTCCTGATGGTGATGGATGTCGTCGGCCGAGCCAGCACGAAATGCAGTGGGTTGGGGATCTGGAGGTCCGGGTCCGGGGCTGGAGTCCCACCCACGGCCATGGCCACGGCCCCAATCCCCAAGGCGGGAGCGTCTGCCTGGATGATCTGCGTCGTCTCGTGCAGGGTGGTCCACTGCTCCACCGTGGGGATGACCAGGATTGGGCCGAGAATGGGATCAAGCAGGTCCACGACACCCTTGATCCGGTTCGCCCTGCCGGTGAATCCATCCACGGTCACTTCGGGAAGTGTGGCCCTCTCCTGCTGGATGGCGGCGTAGAGTACCTGGTCGTCCGAGATGCTGGGTGGCCCCACAACGTCGGTCACGTTCTGGATGAACCGGCAGATGCCTCGGGTCACCTCGTCGTAGCGGAACCGGCCACGTCGGAACGAGTTCGACAAGGTGATCTCGTTCGGCCGGGCTCGGTTGAGGACAACCCGCTGGTTGGCGTCGGCGTTGGGGGTGGCACCCCCCATGCCCGAGTTCGTGCGTGGGCCATACAGGTGATGGGGATGCCTGGAGCCCCACAGGCGAACTCCGGTGACCCCCGGTCGATCCCGAAGCTGGACCTGGAGGTCGATGAGTTCCCGTGCCCGTTCGAGGATGCCGGGGTAGTGGTCCAGTGGGCCGAAGGTCTCGCTCATCGGTCAGCCTTCTCCTGCTGGGCCATCTGCTTGAACGACGTGTTGTCGTAGCCCTTCGACTTGGCCAGCTTCGCCGCCTCGTCCCAGGAATCCACCCGCTCCCCCTCCACGTTGGGGACGAGGCGGACCCCGGGAGCATCATGGCGGCGCTCCCTGGACTTGGTGTCGAGGCGGACGTTTTTCCGGGCCATCTGGCCCTTGATCTTCTGGTTCTTGCCAACCCAGCCGTCCCCCTTGAGGACGAACCCGATGGTCCCGACGACCCTCTTGGCGTCACCTCCGCAGGAGCAGGGCTGGGGTTGGGCGCACTCCGCCCGGGACACCGTCGCATCGAAGACGGCTTCGCATTCCTGACAACGGTAGCTGTAGCTGGGCATCACGTTCCTCTTGCCTTCAGCCCAAGATACCGGGCAGCGATCACCCGGGCGGCCGTCACCGGCTCACCCAAGGACAGGCTATCGAGGAGATACCGAGAGGCCCCCTGCTTCGAGCGAGGCACCGACCACTTGTTGGTGACGATGTGGTCGAACACGGCCATCAGATTTTCCTGGGGTGCTGGAGCGAGACGACATCAAGGAACCGCTCACGTTGAGGAGAGGGTATCCGAAGTACCGCCCGGTCAGGAGCGTAATACCTAATCGACGGGTTCAGCCCGACTTGATACCATAGGGGTAGGGACTTCTCCAGATTCCCGTTGTTCTTCTGCGTGATGCAAAAAGCGACCCGCCGCCCTTTCTTTTTCTCCCACCCCCCGTCCGTATCGCACAACCCGGCCAACACCATCGCCGGGTGGCGCACATCTTCCAGTATCCATGAAGGGCCATGCTTGAACGACCGATAAAGGTCGCCAGCCGCCTTGAAGCTCAGGTTCACAGACAAAGATCTTGCTTCTTCATTCCGCAGCACACCAGGGTCTACCCCAACTCCCCGTTGGAAGAACTGACGCAAAATAGGCACAAAATTTTCGTCCTGAAGACCAACGGCCACCCTCACGGCCCGATCTACCGATCCATCCCCAAGTACCACGCCAACGGTGTACTCAAATGCTTTGCGGTCCATGATGTTGATAGGACGCCGCTTCAGCATGTCACTACACGCCTTGCCGCAGGACAATACCACGTCGGGATTTCGCTTCTGCATGGCCACTACGATGCTCTGCCGCCGAAGGAACCCTTGACCGCAACAAGGGCAGGTCAAAATACAAACAGACCTAGCCACACCACGCCTCCTGAAGCTGCCGCCGAAGGAACTGTGCAACTACTCGATCTGTTGACGCCCGCTTCCGTGGTCTTGGGGGAACCCGCCAGTTGTGGCCTATAACCCAATCAAAGCAAGCCAAAACATGTTTGCAGGCCCCGTGCTTCCCGCCGGGGTCCTTCACATCCGGCTTGGCAGCCGTGCCCCTCGGGCTCCCGAACAGGTAATCCCCCGTCTTGGCGTGATGCTCCGGCCCCTGCCACTGCCAGAACGGGCAGGAGCAGGACACCTTGACGTGGGCCTTGCCCACGTCCCGAATGTTGCCGTGACGAACAGCCTTGATCCGCACCCGATGGGTGCCGGACTTCCCGGGCACGTCGAACAGCCACACAGCGTTCCGTGCATCCACCCGGCGGAGCTTCACACGAAGCCCCCTTGAGCGGGTCAAGACATCCTCCCCGCACTTCTCCACGATCTCGTGGATGCGGGCCGCCAGGCGCACCATCCCCGCCCGGTTGTTCACCATGTCGGGATGGTTCCACGGGATGACCTTGGCCGAACCCGGGTTCTCCTCCACGGAGGGCTGGTCGAGGCGCTCGGAGTGAGGCGGATGGACCTTCTTCTCCAGCCTGTCATCCCCACGGTCGTAGGTGTCGTCCGAATCCTGGTCGGTGGGCTCCTTGCAATAGAGCATCTCCGCCTGCCGGGCGACCCACCGCCGAGCCGTCCGCTGAACCAGGTGAGCGTAGTCCTCGGGGAGGTTGACCCTGCCGAAGATGTAGTCGTCGTCCTGGGGGTCGATCATGAAAGAGTCGGCCTCGGTCGGCTCCTTTGCCCGGTCCCGGTCGGGGAACTCTCCAACCTCCATCGCATCGTCGTCATAGACCGTCTGATGGATGACCACCGAGTTCACCAGGGCGACTTCGGTTGGGTCCATGTCGGCGATCTGGGTCTTGCCGACCAGCTTCTCGCAGAGGTCTTGGAACTTCGGGGAATCGCAGTCGATGCCCATGAGGGCCGCTGACCCACGAAGACCGTCCTCGGTCAACTCACCGGACCAGGCCGTCTCTCCCAGTTCCACGTCGATGAGCTTGAACATGGCCTCCTCGTCGGCCTCCGAGAGGAAGCCGACGGCCGCCATGAAATCCTCGACTGCCAGGGACTCCAGAGAGTCGGAGAGGTACTCCCCGTTCGAGGTCCGATGGAACGTCACGAGCCCGGTCATGGGGCTGACGCTGTGGACGTACCCCAGGTCCAGTTCCTCACCCACCACGAAAGCGATGTCCGGGGCGGTGAGCACCTCGGCCATCCGCCGCTTGAACCTCTCTGGGTGCTTGCGGCGGATCTGCTGCTGCTTCTTGAAGGCCGGGAGCCTCTTGAGACGCTTGTACCGGACCCGGGTCTGTCGCTTGGACTTCGCCCGGTTCCGCATGTACTGCATCTTCTGCTTCCACTTCTTCAATCCACGGGTCTTCCGCTGGCGCTTCTCGGGCCGGTAGCGGAGCTTCACCTGGAAAGCGATCTTCTTGAGAGCCTCGATTGCGTCGTCGATGGCCATGTCCTCACCTTCACCCTCGGAGAACTCGTAGTGCTCGTCGAGGTAGGCCAAGAGGGCATCCGCCATGTCCGGGTCGCCCTCCACCTGGTCGAAGAACAGGTCAATGGGAAGCTGGAACAGGCTCCCATCAACACGGATCTCCATCAGGTCTTCGTCGCCGACACCCTCGAACCACCCCCACTCCTGCAACGGGAGGAAGAACACAGGGATGGGCTCTGCCAAGCTGGCCTTCTTCTGCTTGTCCCGCCAAGCCTTGCTTCGGTCCTGGTTCCGCACGTAGCCGCCGCCGGGCTTGCGCTCGAACCTCTTCGGGTGATCGTCCCGGCGCTCCTGGTCCCTCAAATACCTGGGGTTCTTGCGATAGCGCCGATACCACAGCTTCATCCGCCGCTTGTACTGCTGACGCTGACGCTTGTACCGAAGCCGGTAATACCTTCGAGCGGGGCCTCGCTGCTCCCTCTGCCGGTTCGCCCCAGGATACGGCTTGCCCTTCATTGAGGCTTCGAGGAAAGGCTCCTCCACCTGTGGGTCGAGCCGGTCATACCAACCAGCCGTCTCCCAGTCCTCGCCGGTCACCTCCGGCCGCCGAACAGGGGAGGTTCGAGCCGGTGGTTGGGGGTGCTCCTTCCCCGGCTCCCCCTTGGTCCGCATACGGTACTGGTGGATGTTCTTCTCGCCTGGCCCAGTGCCACTGGGTCCTGGGACGTTGTACTGGGGCCTCCCCGTCGGCTTGCTCCGACTCCACGGCGGGGTCGGTAGCACCTGCTGCTTCTCCCGGTTGTCCGGGTTGTCCGTCGGGTCCTTGGTGTATGTCTGGGTGCCCCAGTCCTGCACCGGGTCCCGTGCGTGCTTCTGGTGGCTGTGCGGGACCACACAGACCCCTGGAGCCTTGGGGTCTGGCATTCCCTTCCAGTAGACCGTGATTACCTTCGCCAAGCCCTTCTGGAGGATGGTGAAGGCAATGAACATCTGGAGCCGCTTGTCCTCGTACTCGATGGGCTCCCCTCGCTGGATTGCCCGAGCCACCCTGTCGTAGGCGGGATCCTGTCGGGACTTCCAGTCATTGAGTTCCTTCTGGAACCGCTGGAACACGAAGCGGACCTCGGGGACCGTGATGCCCCGCAGGTCCATCCGGTACTGGGCGTGAGACGAGATCTCGAACTTCGAGATGAGACCGCCGGGACCCCGTTCGACCTCCCGGTCGTACACCGCATGGGCCTCGGGATTCGTCAGGTCTTGGCCTCGCTCGACCTTCCTCTCCAAGGTGTCCCGAACTGAGGGGGAGCGGACGTTGTCCTCGATCCGCCGGACTACGAAACAGGGTCCCGCTTCCGATGGAAGCCCCAAGGCCGGGAACTTGTCGGCCTGCCGGGTCATCTACCAGCCTCTCGAAGCTGCCGGAGGAGCCACTCCCGGGCGACTGTCTTGACCGAATGCCGGTGACGGTGGCCACCAAAGCCCGGCTGGGTGGCTTCTTCGACAAGCTGCTTTTCGGACAGCGGGAGCCTGGCGGAGAGGAACTCCTCCCCCATCCCTGACAGAGCCAGAGCCGTCCGGTCGAGGGCCACCTCCAGCTTGCGAAGGCGGCCCGGCATGTCCACGATGATGTCCCCGGCGACCTGGTACAGGTGCTCCCGGTGCGTGGAGTGCTCGACGAGCTTCTCACATCGGCTGACCAGGTGCTTCAGCCGATGGGCTTCCAGACGGGCTGAGGCCACGCCCCCCATGATGAGCGCCCAAGCGGCCTCGCTACTGGCTTTTTTGTTGGATCCTGTCGCCACTCGGGTCCTCCACGGCGGAGGTGCGAAACCTCTACCGTGGCCTGACCATAGGCGGAATACCGGCAGGGATCAGGCGCTCTCGGCCTGCTTCTTGGCGACCTGGCTGCGGATGTGCTTGACCACAGCCTCGGACTCGATGGCGCAGATGGCGTCCAGGGCGGCGGGCCAGTCGGCGTAGAACTCCACGGCCTCGTTGACCCGCTTTTTCCACTGCCGCTGCTTGTCCCAGCCCGCCACGATCTCGGCGACCTCGTCGTCGGGGTTGGACTTCTTCGGCTTGGGGGGAGACGCCACGATGGCGTCGGGCAGGAGATCGGTCAGTTCGTCCCCGGACCGGCTCTCTGACACATCCCCCGTCTGCCCCTGGGCACCGACCGTGCGGATGTCTTCACCCTCGGTGATGACCGTGGAATGGGCCGTCTTGATGGGCTGGACCATGATGTCCGGGCGCTCCGGCATCACCTGAGCCCCGACCTTCTGGATGCCCGACGGCACCGCACGGGTCTTGGCTTCGAGTCCTCGAACCCCCTCGACCACCTTCTGCTCCTGAAGCCCCGACTCGACCGTGCTGGCCGTCGCCTTGGTCACGTCCAAGGCGGCCGTCTTCACGGCCTCCCCGTCCCGACCGACTCGGGCGGAGTGCGCCCCGGACTTCACCGATCCCACCACGGTCCCCTGGCTCGCCCCGTCGGCGGTCACGAGCTTGAACTTGCCACCCCCGACGGTCGGGGCGGCATCATCTTCATCCAGCTTGTCGTGCCGGGTGCCGCCCTTGATGTAGTTGGTGTTCACGGGCTTGTTCAACTCCGCCTGGATGGCGGCGGCGTTGAGGGCGTCGGCCTCCTCCACCGTCCGGGGCCGATTCCCCTGCATGGACTGGGCGGCGACGGAGGCAGAGGTCACATCCCTGGGGTCCAGTTGCCGAGGTGGAGGAGGAGCCTGCGGCATCAGGGCTGCCTCGATCTCCGGGTCCGGGCTCACCTGCGGCTGGCTGGTCACCTGCTGGGACCGGGCGTCTTGGGCGGCTTCTCGGCGGCCCTTGCTCCCAGCCACGGAGCCGACGACCTGCTCCTCCTCGACGATGGCCCCCATACGGACCGTCTCTCGGGTCTCCCCGTGGCCGACCGCCGACTTCACCTCCACGTTGGAGGTGGGCTTCGGCGGAGCCGAAGTGGTGTCGGAGCGGGGTTTCACGAATCCGGCCCGGATGGCGATGGAGAACTCCGGGCAGCCGTACTCCTTCCCCATCATCCGCAGGGTGGTGCCGTCGAAGTCCATCTCGGTTCCATCCTTGATGGTCATCCCGTTCAGGGGACCGAAGTTGAACTCCGAGATGGCCTTGAGGGGCTGAAACTGGCCGGTCTGGAACGTCGTCATCATCAAACCTCCGTAGCTCCACACTCTACCCATGCCCCGATCAACAAGCGTGTTGGGGGTCCAAAGCGCACCTCACCTGGTCTTTGATGACGGGAAGGAGTTCTTGGGAGAGCCGGATGCGATGAACGAGGAATGCCTTGTTCTCACGAGGGGAGTACACCAGGAACTCCAGCACGCAGCCCGAGTCGGCGTTCAGGATTCGAAACGCATTGGCGAATTGACCTGCCGGGGGTTGACAACCCAGGATGATGGGAACGTCCAGTCGCCGGATGGTCGGCATTCTTCGCCTCATTCTCGTGGAGCCGAAAGGGCTGGCGTCACGATACCGAGGACAGTAGACCTTTTCCGGGGTCCTAAAACAAGAATGCCCAGCGGGTCCGGCCGAAGACGGCCGGACCCGCTGGGCATTGCTGAACCGCTGGACCCTGTTACGGGTCCTTGAGTTCCCCCGTCCCACCACCCGGTTACCCGACTGGCTCCCTCTCCCGGTTGCCCGGGGAGGGCAGGGTCGCTTTGGCTCGCCGATTGCCCGGTTGACCTCTGCGAAGGCGGGTGAGAACGATAGCGGCGCTCGCTATCTTCCCCGCCATGGGGTTCGGGTCCATGTTTCAGAACCCAGGACTTCCTTTTCAGGTGAAGCCCATGACCACCTGAATGGTCAGCGCCTTCCGTGGGAATGGCCTTCGCCCGACCTCCCACTCACCTCCGGTTTCAGGTTGCGAACCTTCGACCCTCGGTGCTCCGTTTGGGAACCATCCTCGATTTCTCGGGGGCAGTCCCAACCGGCAAGAGACGTTGTACTTGAACCCGGATCCGCCGTCAACAACTTTTTTCGACCCGAGTCGTTTTTCTAGGGGGCCGGTGATGCGCCTGTCTCGGACCCCAGGGCGGCCCGCCGCCGCTGGATCTCGGCCAGCCGCTCGGCTGCTGCCTGAGCCGCACGCTGGGCCTCCTCCTCCTCCTTCCGCAGGGCCTCCTCGGCCTCCCGACGCTTGGCCTCGGCCGTCTCCCGGTTGACGTTCTCCCGTTCGATGCCCTCGATGCCCGTCTTGATGATGAGGGTCATGAGGGAGTCGAGCGAGATGCGGAGTCGGATCGCCTCCGCCTGGAGGATGGCCACTTCCTGGTCGGAGATGTTGGCCTTGGCTCCGATGGGCCGGGATGCGGGAACGCTGGGGGTCGGCTCGGGGTCGGCCTCGGGCTTGGTGAACTCCTCCATGAAGGCGTCCGCCGCTGCTGCCGCCCGGCCGTTCCCCTGTGGCCCCTTCCCGCCGTAGATCTGCTGGAACGTCGCCGTCTGGGCCTTCTGACGGAGGGCCTTCGGGTCCTCCTCGAAGTCGAGGTCACCGATCTCGGGGCTGGCGGAGACCCGCAGGCTCGCAGCCAGCTTGTACTTCGGGAAACGACGGGTCCCCTCCACCACGAGAGACCCGGCAGCGAGCGTGAACTCCTGGTCCCCGGCCTTGCTCGTGAACCCCTGCTGGAGGGTTTTGATCGCCTTGCGGATCTGGCTCTCCGTGAGGCCGGTCAGGCTGCCGATGTTCTCCGGCGTCCAGACGGACGGGCTGCACTGGCCGGACTCCACGAGGCGGGCGTACATCACCAGGGCGTGCCAGTTGGTGGGGTCGCTCTCGATGAACGCCCGGACGCCACGGTTGTCGATGATGTCGCAGAGTTCCTCGCCCGCCTTGCCCATCTGGAAAATGGGCTCCCCGGCCTTCTCGTTGCCGGGATGGTTCCGCACCATCACCGTGTCCGACCCGAGCTTCCGCTCGGACAGGTAGAGCAGGTGGGCGTACACGTCCCCTGGGGTCAGCACCTTCTTGATGACCGGGGCGATGGCTCTGGCCAGGTCAGCGAGCAGGGTCGGCTTGTGGAAGTGCCTCGCCGGGTCGAAGCCTCCGGTGAACTGGTACTTCGCCTTCTCCTGCTTCCAGATGTCGTTGAGAGCCAGGAGAAGGAGGATGGTGTGCCGTGTGGCGTAGATCTGGGGGCCTCGCTGGAAGCCGTGGAACGTGAACCCGTCGCTCATGTTTCCCTCCGTTCGGGGTCGTGCTGTCCTCCCCATCTACCCCACGCCAAGGGCCGCTCTACCCCCTCACAACAGCACTCCTTTCGGTTGCGAGCCTATCCCGACTCTCTATTAGCAAGAGGCCCCGGCCTCCCAAGCTCTGCTCGGCCTGCTGTCTGACCGTTCCTTCATGTGCTGGCCAACAGCCGAAGGAGGCCGAGCATGACCTGGTTGGAAGAGTACGCCTCGCTCTACAGCGAGCGGATCACCCGAGGGAAGCTGTCCAGCGCCCGCATCGTGGCGATGACCGGACTCCCTCTCGCCCACGCAAAGGCCCTCGCTGCCTACTGCCGCCGTGGCGACCTCTCCGAACTCCCAGACCCCGATCCGGCAGAGCCCTCCGAGGTCGAGGTCGAGCCCTCCGCCGCCGAGCCCACCGAGCAGGAGGCGTCCCAGTACCTCTACGACAAGCAGTACGTCTACAACCCGGACAATGACACCTACGTCACCTTCGTCCCAGGTCTCCCGAAGCCGCTGGTGCTCCCGGGCGAGGTCCACAGGGAGATGGTTCGGGCCTACAGCAACTTCGACGGGAACCCGGCGACCGTCAACGAGATCGCCCGTACCGTGCGGCTCCCCCGCCCCTGGGTCGTCAAGTACCTCAAGGTCCACGGCATCACCCACGACATGGAGCCCTTCTCGACCGAGGAGGTGATGTCCCGCACCGACGATGAACTGGTCGAGGATGCTCTCCAGCTTCGCCGGGCCACGCTCTACAAGAAGATGGAGCAGGCCAAGTGGGCCGACATCCGCCAGGACGCCATGAAATGGCGGGAGGTCGAGGACCATCTTCTGCGGACCCTTCGTGAGGGGTTGAAGAACCGGAAGGTCGTCCAGGTCCCGAAGCTCCGACTTGCGGAGCCGGACAGCCCCTTCGCTGGGGTCGTCGGCTTCACCGACTTCCACTGGGGCAAGTACGGCGATGCCGACGAGGTGGGCGAGCCCTACAACCGGCAGATCGCCGAGCACCGCCTCTTCCAGGCCACCGAGGACGTGTTCGCCCAGGTGGCCCGACTGGGGCGGCCGGAGAAGCTGTACGTCCCCATCGGGTCGGACTTCCTGCACATCGACAACCAGAAGGGCACGACGACCGAGGGAACCATGCAGGACATGGATGGAACCCCGGCGGAGATCCTCGTGTCCGCCTGCAAGCTGATGGAGGACTGGATCCACACCCTCCGCCAGGTGGCCCCGGTGGAGTTGGTCCTCATGTCCGGCAACCACGACCGGATGCTGGGCCTGGCCTTGCTGCTCTACCTGGACGCCCTGTTCCGTGACGCCCCGGATGTTGAGGTCCACCTCGACCGAACTCCCAGGGTCTACCGGGTCTACGGGCAGAACCTCATCGGGTTCGTCCACGGCGACGGGGTGAAGAAGACCCAGGACATGGCGGGGCTCATGGCCCGGGAGGCGTCGAAGCACTGGTCGCAGTGCCCGCACAAGACCATCTACACGGGTCACATGCACTTCGAGAGGACGGAGACCGACGTGGCCTACGGCGTCACTCGCCGCCAGATCCCCTCCCTCTCGGGGACCGACCGTTGGCACTCGCTCAACGGTTACGTCGGGGCAGCGAAGTCCCTCCCCGTGTACCTGCACGACCACGACCGTGGCCTCGTCGCAGTGCTGCACGCCCCGCTGCCCTGACTCGCCGACCGGGGGCCGGGTGGTGCTTCCCCCACGCCCGGCCCCCGGTCACGGCTCGGGGGACCCTGGAGGGAAGTAATGTGTTGCTGGTGGGGTCAAAATTCCTGAAGTCGTTGGCGACGTTCTTCATCATCGCCACGCTCGTGTTCAACGTGTTTGATGCTTCGGCGACCCTTTGGGTCGTCGCCAAAGGGCTCGCCGTCGAGGCCAATCCTCTCCTCCAGGGTCCGATGGAGTCGGGGCCACTGCCATTCGTGGCCGTCAAAACGTCCCTGGTCGGACTGGGGTCCTACCTCATGTGGAGGCGGAGGGACCATCTGATCGTGGTCACCGGGGGGTACGTCTGCTTCGTAGTCTACTGGTCGCTGGTCTGCTGGTTCTGGATGAGCCTCTAGTCGTCCAGCCAGGAGTCCACGTCCACTTCGGGCGGGATGACGGGCTCCGCCCCCCCCACGTTCTCCGGGGACTCCACCGGCTCCTCGTCCGGGGCCACATCCAGACCCAGGTGGTCGTCCTCCTCGTCTTCCTCCGTGGGTTCGACCACCTCGGGTGGGGTCTCCTGGGCCGGTGAGGGTTCGGGGGCGGCGTTCTCGGCGACCTCGATCCGGTCGAGGATCTCCTTCTTCTTGCGCCCGTCGAGATCGCTGATGTCCACCCCGGCGGCCTCGGCCCGCTGGCGAAGCTCGTCCAGGGACGGGTACTGCGGTGGACCCGGAGGGGTGACCTTCTGGGTCTCCTTCGGAGACTCAGGCTGGGTGTACGGCTGGGCGACCACGACCTTGCGGTCCTCGGGAGCCTCGGTTGGCTCGTGGGACTCGCCGAGTCGGACGACCAGGGCACCCTCCTCGGTGATGACCATCTGGGCGGACTCGCCGTTGGCGGCCTTCGAGCGGGCCAGGCCGTCGGCCAAGACCTGGGCGACCTCGGGCTGAAGGGCCCGCTGGGCCTTCTCCTGGGCGGCCTTCAGGGCCTTGAAGGCGTCGCTGACCTCGGTGAGGACGCCCGTGTTGCCGCCGAGAGCGGCAGAGGCGATGCTGTCGGGAACGGGGATCTGCATGTTCGGCTCTCCTTACCGGGGGCTCACGAGGTCTATTACCCTTGGGAGGGAGGAACCGAACTACCGCCGAAACACCAAGACCGGCTCCCAGGGGTCTTTCCGGTTCAGCGAAGGTAATGGTATTTTCAACATCGACATCTCTGTTAACCCCACCTCGGACATGACCTGACGAGCGGCAACCACCAACGGGAACGACCCCTTCCGGTTTTTCACATCGGCAATGTTCATCACCCAATGACCACCAGGAAGGAGAACCTTGGCTCCTTTCTCGACCATCGGCCGTAGAAAACCATCTACCCAAATATCAAACCCAGGATATTTCTTCCACGACTGCGAGCCACCCTCGTACTGCTCCTGATGAAAATATGGCGGAGACGTGAAAACCAAATTCACAGGTGGCGGGTCTGACGCCTCGGCCGGACAGCAGATCACTGACACATCCGCCCCCAAAGCCTTGGCTAGAGCCAAGTTCCCCTCCACGGTCTCCGGGTCAACATCGGTCGAAACGTACCGGACTCCGGCAGCCACAGCACCTAACAGACGACCCCCATACCCAGAACAAGGGTCCCAGGTCACCTGACCCGGCTCCAGGAATCTCTCATAGATGAACCGGGCCACGGTCGGACGAAATACGGTTGGCGTCCGACAATTCATGGTCACCGCCCGGAGTACCCGATGAGGAAGCACTGGGTCCCCCACCTTGAACTGAAAGCGAACAGCCCGCTTAAGGTCAGAATCCCGATGCCAGGATTCCCAAGCCGATACGGCTTTGGTCATCGAAACGGCCCGGTACCGGTTGGGGAAAAACTCTTTGCAGAGTCCGATCCCTACCCGTCGTACCGGCATGATACGACTATCTTCCAGGAACATCTGGGATTCCCTGACCTTAGACAACTCCTTAGCAATGGAAACCGAACCCTGCTTCGGAAATGGGAACCCTAGCGTCCGTAACACCTGGAACGCTTCCCTTACCCACCGATCCTGCTCTTGCTCAGTCAAGGTAGACCACCGAGATGGGTCGAAGGACCCCAGCACAGCCTCAGCAGCCTCCCGGGTCAACTTCTTCGAGTGAGGGCCTGATCGGCGCTTCTGCACCCCAGCATCTTTCAGGCGGCGGCTCACGGTGGAGGTCCCGACCCCGTAGACCTGTGCTATCGCTTCCGCACTGAGACCGCCCCGGTAGAGATGCGCTGCCTTATCCAACGTCAAAACCCTGGCTCTCCGATCGCCAGCCTGACGATCAGTTTCGATCGGGAGTTTGTGGGTCATGCACTCAGGGACGTAAGTCTCGATGAGGGCTCGGAACTTCATCCTCTGCTTGGGAAAATGGATGGCCTGATCGGAACCCTGACCGTAGACCCTGGGCTTGAGACCGAGCTTCGACAAAGCCTTCAGCCCCCGATACAAACTCCGGTCATCCAAACCAAAAGCGATTCTGGGCTCATTTCGCTCCGTTAGGTTCCCATCATCCATGTACCAAACAGCCAGCATAAACGGGGTCATTAAATCAGGCAGATTCGGAGGGAAACGCCGTTTACGGGCTGGAGAGGGGTAGAAAAGGTCATAATAAGGACGAATCTGGGTACAACAGGCCGTCGCAAAAGACCAACTGTGATAGACCTTGCCCGTTTCCCCGTCTGTCTTTTTCCCGTGATATCTGGAGCGGGTGAACGGCTCAAGTAAATCAGCTTTCCAATCCGTGTAAGCAGACTGGGAAACGGCATGGCCTTCGCCAAACCCTGCGGCCAGTTCACTGCTGGCCCGCATCCAGCCGTCACCAAGTAACGAGCCCATAATGAGTTCCCGTTGCTGTTCGGTGAGATCAGGTAAAGCACCTGCGACCCTCTCGGTTTTGGAGAGGGTGGGGATTCCCCACTTTTTCCTCAGCCTGCCGATCTTCACCTGGTAGGTTCCAAACCGCTCTGCGATAAGAGCCTCGGACAACCGTTGTTCCAGGTACAACTCCCGAAGGAGTTCAGACGACAGTTCCACCACTTCAACCTCTCTGACTTCAAATGTAAACACATCGAAGTGAGAAGGTCAACGCTTGTTTGGAGATGTTTTGAAAAAGGTGGGGTGGTCGAACTAATCACCCTCGCTAAGTTAGGATCCCCCGCTGTTTTCAACAACGGGGGATCCTAATAGGACGAGTGATTACCGCTGATTAGCGGTTGACCGTGAGACGGGCGAGGCCCCGGGGGTTGAAGGCCCCGATGCCCAGGTTCTCGAAGATCGAGAAGCCGATGGTGCGGGCCTTCGGGTCGTCGGCGGAGAGCACCGTCAGTTCGGTACGGACCGGGATGCGGCCGAAGTGCTCGGGTTCGCAGCAGACGTAGACCGTGCCCACCGGCACCAGGCGGCTCACGACGATCTGAGCGCCGTACAGCACGCCCATGAGGCCCGTCTTGAGCAGGGTGGCCTGGGTCTCGATGTCGAGGATGTTCCGCCCGAACTTGCGGATGTCGGCGAAGTCCCGGGCGTTCATGTACACCCGAGCCACCCGCAGGTCGTGCCGCTCCACGAGGGAGAAGGCGTCGGCCAGCACCGCACCCGAGATCGGAGCGATCACCGGGATGTCGGCGTTGGTCTGGCCCGGGAGGGAGTCGAAGCCCGCCGTCGCCATGGCGTCGAGGGTGGCGAACACCCGCTCGTCCTCGGCCGCCTGCACCTGAGCCCGGCCGAGATCCTGGGCACGCTCGATCAGGTCGAAGCGCCGCTCCTTGATCTGGGTCAGCGGGATCTCCGGGTTGCTGGCGATCTCGAACAGCGGGAAGATCACCCGCCTCGGCTTGGTGACGGCCAGGATGTTCTCGCCCTCTTCGCCGACCACGAACGCCGTCACGTCGGGGTCCTTGTCGTAGATGGGAAGTGCGCCATCGGGAAGCTGCTCGACCAGGAAGGTCTTGCGGCCGACCGAGGCGTAGTCCCGGCGGAGGCGGAGGGGCTGGGTCATCGAGGCGGCGAGCTTCGCCCGTCCCTGGGGGGACTGGATCAGTTCGCCGATGACCCGCTGCTTCACTGCGTTGGAAACGCTCATCGTAATTCTCCTTGAGGTTCTCTCGGTTGCGGGTCGTCCGTCAGATGCGCTGGTCGTAGACCAGTTCGTTCTGGGTGGCGTCGGGGGCCATCTTCAGGATGCCGATCTCGTAGGCGTTGCCGCCGAGGTCGCTCGAAGCGTGACCACCGGCGGCGTCGTGAACGTCGGTCGCCACGCCAGTGGAGTTCGTGAGGAACCCGTTGACGGAGGCCACCAGCCGGTCACCGGCCGTGTACGCCAGGTTGTTCCCGGCACCGCCGCCCGTGAGCACCTGCGTCTCGAACAGCCCGTTGCCGTAGGTGCCCTGGCCCGAGACGTAGGGTCCCTTGCCGGACGCCGTGCCCGGGGTGTTCTCGAAGGCGTTGCCGTTCGCCGAGTTGATGAAGACGCCCAGGGGACGCTGGCGGGCGTCGTTCGCACCGGCGTTGTTGCCGTCGGCCGTCGGTCCGCCGATGAAGTTCTCACCGCCGTCCTGACGGGCGAAGCACACCGAGCCGGAGAGAACGCCGGTCGCAGTCGTGTCCACATGAGTCGAGATCGTGGCAGCGACCACGATCACCCGAGGGTTGGCCTGGGTGAAAGCGTCATCCGTGAGCACCCCCGTCGAGTTCCGCACGCCGAGGTGCAGAAGACGAAGGGCCGAAGACGACTCGGTCCACCCACCGCTGGCCTGTCCAAGCAAAGGCATGTTGTATCCTCCACTCCCTGTTCACAGGGCCTTGGTGTTGAAGCCAGCGGGAGCCTTGCCCCCTCGGGCCTCTAGTTTGATGAGCGGGTCATCCGCCCTCACACATACAGGTCAACTATCAATCAATTACCGAAGAACCCGGGGGTTCCCGTGGGTTCTTCATCCCCGGCTCCGAAAAACCGGGGATGAAGAACCCAGTTCGATCAGACGCCGAAGACCTTGGACACGTCGGGAGCCGACTCCCAAAGCTGGGAGAGGTCCGAGATCCCGCCCGAGGCCGTGCGGGTCATGTTGCCGACCGGGGCGGTCGAGCCGGTGCTCGCCTGCTTCGGCTGGGGCTTCATGGCCGCCTCGACGGCGTCACCCGGGAGGGCGGACGCCGTGTTCGGCACGTCGGCGGCGAAGATCTCGTTGAGCACCGCCTCGTCCTCGGCCGTGAGGTTCAGACCGTGGGACGGGTCCCCGCCGAGGCCCATGGGGTCCCCGGTGGAGGCGAAGAAGGCGGCGTCCTCGGTGGCCTTCTTGGCGGCCTCCTTGTCGTCGTCCTCGTCACCGCCCTCGGACTCCTCGCCCTTGTCCTCGGGCTCGTCGTCCTCGTCCTCGTCGTCGTCGGCCTTCTTGGCGGCCTCCTTGCCCTTGTCGTCGCCCTTGTCGTCGCCCTTGCCGGACTTCTCCTCGCACTTCTCCTTCAGGGCGGGCGGGAGCTTGTCGCACCCGGCCTCGGCCCGAAGCTGAGCGAGTCGAGCAGCGGCCTTCTTGGCGGCGGTCTCCTCGTCGTCGCCGTTCTCCTTGTCGTCCTCGGACGCCTGGTGGAGCATGGCGATCTCGTCGTCGGAGAGGCTGGCCATGAGGTCGAGCATGGCGTCGTCGGCCTTCTTGGCCTCCTTGCCCTTGTCGTCCTCGTCGTCCTCGGCCTTCTTGGCGGCCTCCTTGCCATCCTCGTCCTCGTCGTCCTCGGCCTTCTTGGCGGTGGCCGAGAAGGCGGCGACGTACTCGGACTTGGAGATGATGCCGTCGGCGTCCACGTCGATGGCGGCGAAGATCGCCTTGCTGCCCGTGAACTCGGAGGCCGTCACGAAGCCGTCCCGGTCCTTGTCCATGCCGTCGAAGACAGAGGCGTGGACCTCGCCCTTGGCCGCTGCGGCACCCTCGGCACGAGCCTTGGCCTCCAGGCCGGAGACCTGGGAAGCCTCGGCCCGAGCACCTGCCTCGTCCTTCGCCGGTCCCCCGAGCGTCGGGCCGGGGTACTGGTTCTGGTTGGCGTCCTTGAGGGCCTTCAGGTCGGTGGCGATGGCCTTGAGGGCGTTGGCGAACACGCCCATCGGCCCCTCCATCTCCATGTCTTCGAGGCCGTACATGGCCCCGCACGCCATGGGCTCGACCTCGTCGAGTTCGGGCTCCATGTCGTACATCGGGTCCATGTCGTCGTCGGCCATGAAGCCGCCGCCGAGGCGCTTGAGGGTCGCCTCCATCACGGCATCGTCCATGTCCATGAGGTCGAGAGCCTGAAGCTCGACGGCCTCCTTGGTGGCCTCCTTGCCCAGCATGTGGCTGGCGATGACGAGGGCCTTCTTGGCCTTCTTCTCCACCAGCGAGGACAGCTTCTCCACCCGGGGGTTCCTCTTGTGGGCCGGGTGGTCCTGATCCTCGGTGTCGTAGCCGGGGACGGACGGCGGGTTGCCCTCGGGGTACGGGGGCGGGTTCGGCGTCTCGGCCCAGGCGTCCGGGTCACCCTTCTTGTAGTCGGCGTAGCCGGGCTCCGGCTTGTGAGCCGGGTGGTCCTGGTCTTCGGATCCGTAGCCGGGGACCGCAGGTGCCTGACCTGCCTTCTTGTCCGCCGCCCACGTCGAACGGTTGCGAGTGCTCATGTCAACGCTCCTTCTGTGGCGACTGCCTTGTGGTTCCCCGTGCGGGCCGAAGTCCGACGGGACAGCAGATGGCTGAGACGGGCCATGACCCGAACCTCAGTGGTGTTGGGCTGCCGTCCCAGAGCGGCGTGGCAGGCCCGGACGAACTCGGATGTCGAAGACCCCGAGAACTGGGTAGACGGCCCCACCTTGAGGGCCGCCCGGTAAAGCGGGACAGGGACCGAAACCCCTGCCTCCCTGTTGAAGGCGGCAACCGCCTCCATCAGATCGATGTCCGAGGCAGCAGTGCGGACCAAGGTGTTGATCCCGGCCGTGTAGGCCCGTGCCTCGTGCTGTCGGGATCTTGAGGGCGTCCCGAGGCCATCAGCTTCATGCTGAACCGTGTCGTTGGGGGCCGTGGAGTCGAGGCGGTCGGACACGTCCTTCTTCCTCATCTCGTCCTTGATCTCCCGCTTGACCTCGTTCAGGAGGTGCTGCTTGACCTCCTGGCGAAGCTCTTCGAGAGGGGTGCCCTCCTCCTTCGGAGGTGCAGCGGGGGCGTCGGCCCCCTCGTCGTCCTCTTCGTCCCATCCCGACAGGAACAGGTCGGCCTCCATCGAAGGATTGGCCCCGACAGAGAGGACTTCGGGAGAAGTCAGAGGACCGTGGGCTACTCGGCCCACGACACGGCCATCTTGCTGCGCCGCCCGCTCCAGGGCGTCGATCCCCACGCCCGTCTTGGTCATCCCTGCGGCCTTCGCCATGGCGGCGGTGGACCACTGGGGGGGCGGGGAGTTGAGAACTGCCTCGGCCTTCTTGGCCGTCTCCTCGGTCGCCTCCATCACGTTGCGGAGGACCGCTCCCGTGAAGGCTGGTGTCTCAACCCACGACGCCTCGATGAAGGTGACGCCGCCGGTTGGGTCGAGGCTCTCGTGCCCGCAAAGCTCGGCGATGATGTGCTGCCGACCCTGCTCGTCGAAGAAGGTGTTGCCCTTCTGGTACTTGATGTGCGGGCAGTTGTGGACGGCCATGCCCTCCACGACGTAGCTCTTGTCTTTGGCGACCTCGATGTTGTGGACCTGCCCGGAGAAGCACTCGTTCCATGCCTCTCGGACCCGGTACAACAGGTAGTTGCCCACCCGCTTGAAACCGTCCGTGACACCCGACAACGTGACCCGTGCGCTTTCGGGGTCCGTGAACCTAACCTCACCACCAAAGCCCGCAGGCTCGGGCAGGGTCAACGAGAACGAAGGCAGCCATCCATTGCTATCTCGCACCGTCACCGGACCGGAACCGTTGACCACCTCGTCCAAGATGGCGGCTCGACGGTCGAACGTGACCTGCTTGCGACTATACCAACCGCACCGGGCAGCCAGAACGTGCATCTGGCTCATCAGATCGAACGACGCCGTGTTGCCCGTGATCCCTAACCGGGACTGAGTCCCGTCCCCGCCCAACCAACCGAACAGGACGTGCTTCTGGATCTCCTGCGGCCAGTACATGACCTCGGGAGCCAGCGCCTTGCCGTGGGCGTACTCCCCGCAGAAGGTGTGGAACCACTCAGCAGCCTCGGAACACATCAGCCGAACCGAACAGGCGGACTCCCCCGTCAGATTGCGGCAAGCCCTCACGGCCCGGTCCGACCCCTCGACCCACTGACGGTTGCACACCTTGCACTGGTAGCAGTCGTCCTGGCCCTTCTTAAACCGGACATTGTAGGCGTACTCCGAAGGTGCCTTACACGACGGACAGGTGAGATCGGTGGGGACAGGACGACTGTTCTTGCGACGACGGATTGGCTTGGCACCCTCCGACGCCACCTTCTGCCGCCAGTCAAAGTCCACCGTGCGGCGCTCGTCCCGACCCCAGACCTTGTTGAGCAGATCCTCGACCTCGACAGCAAGGGAGCCGTACTCATGCGCCCCGAAGTCGAAGCTCACGCCGACAAGTACCCCATCCCGCTTGATGAAGCTCCCCTCGGCCAAGAAGAACCCGATGAGACGAGCCTTGTCCTCAGTAGCCTCGGGAGAGGCCGTGACCTGCTGAGGAATGGGGAACGTCAGGTAGTCGCCCTTGCGAATGTCCTTCGCCGGGACGAACTCCAGATTGGCCCCCGTGTTCCTGCTGTCAGCCGGGGCGAACAACCCGGACGGGAAAGGAATCACCTTGCTGTTGTGTCCGGGCAGGAACCGACGTTGGAACGCCTGTGACGCCCCCCGTTCGTGTTCGACGGTGCGCCGAAACGACTGCCCACACCCGCACTGGCAGTGCGTTTCGGGACGCATGACCCAGAAACGGTGCCCGGTCGTTGCCCGAATCGGCTGAGGCACGCCCTCGACGTTCAGCACGGTGACGTTGCCGTCGTGGTGTCGCCCCATCGTGTGCAGGACAGGCTGGATCGCCCCCGTATGGGTGACGACCAGATCCCCTTCGACCACCTCCTCGATGGGAACGTACTTGCCGTCCGCCATCAGGATTCGGGTGCCTGTCGGGAAGCACATCTCGGTCTCGTCGGCCGCCCAGTGCCCGCATTTCGTGCAGATGGTCCCATCGACGGTGCAGTTGGACACACAGGCGCCTACAGCAACATAGGTGTGGTCCTCCTCCACTTCCATGTCGTGGACCCAACCTTCGTAGGTACTCTCCTCGATGGCCGTGATCGGGCTGACCACCCAATCCTCAAAAGTGCGGTTGTTCTGGTTGCTGTACTTCGCCGTGGTGGGAGCCTTGGCGCAGTAGCCCTGCAACTCGACCGACTGCGTGTTCCCGATGGTCAGCAGGTACGCCGGAAGCCGCCCCGTCGCCTCATCCCGAACAGCAACACCACCGTTGATTGCCTCGGCCACCGTGACCGACTTCGACCCGATGCGGGCCTCGAACCGGGCAAACCAACCGCACTTCGCCATCAGGGCGTGCATCTGGCTGGCGAGGTCCAGTGAGACAGTGGTGCCCACAAGGAACCCACCATGAGCCTTGGCCCGGTGGCCGTCGCCGTTTAGCCACGCCCCGATCAGGTGCTTGTGGCTCTCCACCGACCAGTTCATGGCGTCAGCCGACAGGCGCTTACCAGGGCTGTACTCGCCGCCGTGCTCTTTGAACCACGCCGCAACCTCTGGGTCACGGATGTGAACCATGCAGTTGTTGCTGTCAACCCGCTCCTGCACCCACGGCTCATTCCGCCTGTCTGGGAACTCTTGCTTGAGCAGGCCCTCCACCTCGGCAACGAACGTAGATTTCTCATCCATCGAGAAGCAGAACGTCACCTGAACGGGACGCCCCTTCTCCTTAGCAAAGCACCCTTCGGCCAAGAAGTAGCCAAGCAGACGGGCCTTGCCGTCAGAGACGGAAAGGGTGTGCTCACCATCCTTCACCCGTGGGAAGGCGATGAAATCCCCTACCCGAAGTTCATCGGCCCGAACCTTCACCAACTCGGGGTTCTGGATCTCGTCCATCTGCGCCTTACGACGCTTGAACTCATCCAGCGAGTAGGTGTTGTTGGGGTTCAGGACACGTTTGTCGTGTCCGACCTTGAACCGCCGTGTGAGGCTTCGTGTCGTCGGTTTCTTCGCAGAAGAAACATAAGCGGGCAGGCTCTCGCCACACCCGCAAGCGCACACTTCGGCGGGCCGAAGGACGTAGTAGGGATGATTGCCTGTGGACGTGATGGGGGATGCCAGCCCAACAGCATGTACCGTCCGCATATCCCACTTGCCACCCTTGATCTGCTTGTTCAGCACCTCACGGGCACGGCCCTTGTGGGTCAGCACCATGTCACCGGGCTGCACATCCTCAATGGCGATGCGGCGACCGTCCGCCATCGTGACCTGCGTGCCGGGCAGGAAACACCCCATCGACAAAGTGCCCATCTTGCCGTTCTCGATGGCCGTCACCAGGTCCCGGTGCTTCCGGTCCGTGGCGATGAGGATGTCGATGTAGACCGAGTCCCCGATGTCCCGGGCCACTGCGTCGATGATCCGCCCCTTGGACATCGACTCGATCTGGACGTGCTCGACGAAGTTGTGCCCGCCGATGAACGTCTCGAACGCCTTGAGGAGGACACCACGAGTCCAGGCGTCCCGGTTGTTGTTGATGAACTGGGCGCACCTCGGCTCGACCCGGAAGTCCCCGTACTTGCGGTTGACGACGAACCCGCCCTCCAACTGGGAACCGAGCTTGATCCCCTGGGGCTGGAACACATCCACCGAAGCCACGATGGTGGCATGGGTCAGGAGGTACTGACCCGGGTCGAACACATCCCCGAAGATGGTGCTCGCCTGGTCCACCAGGTTGGTCGGGACAGACCCCCTCGCCAGCTTCACCCGGGTCCGGGCGAAACTCGGGACCTTCCCGAAGGAACGTCCTGCCGTGCGGATCTGGCCCCACTCACGTCGGGAGACGTGAGGGTGCTCGACCACGGCCCTGGCGTACTTCATGAACGCCATCTCAGGCCACCTCCAGCACGGGCTCGTTCAGGTCTCGCCACTCGTCCGAGCCGATGATGTCGCACCGCTTGATCAGGAACATGCAGCTTGGGCAGCCCAGGAGAGGCTCACTGCGCCCCTCCTGCCTCTTGTAGATGGCCTTGCGGAGGGCGTGCTCCCGACACTTGGGGCAGTTGAAGGACCCAGAATCCAGTTCACCCTTGGTCGCACGATACTTCCGGTCGGAGGCCCCCCAGTAGAGAGCCTTCTTGACGAACGCCTCGGCGACCCGACGGATGGAGCCCTCGATGGCGAGAGTCGCCGTCTTGGGAGCCACCGGCCCGCCCGGAACCGAGACCGAGGAGGCCCCACCGGGCACGTTGTCGAGACCCACCGCAGGGGGCAGTTGGTCCTTTCGCTCATACCGCTGGAGGTCTTCCACCGGAACCCGCTCGGACCCGTGGGGCCACTCGACCTGCACCATGCCGATGGCGGGCCAGACAGCCTGGACCCGTCCCATCAGGTCATGGTTCCCCGACATGAACGGATAGACTGCGTCGCCAACGGCGAACTCGGAAGCCCGCTGCTGGTAATCGACGTATGCCGCCCTCTCGCTCACGTTGGTTGCTCCCTGGATCTCTCGATTAGGCGTTCAGGTTGTAGCCGTGGTTGAAAGAGGAAGCCTCCTTGGCCTCCCCCTCGTCTTCCTCTTCGTCCTCGGCCTTGGCACCGCTCTTGGCGATGTCGGCGGCGAGGTTCAGGGCCTCGGCGACCTTGGCGGCCACGTCGTCGGTGTAGGTGGCGCTCTTGACGACCTGAGACAGGTTGTCGAGGGCCGCCTGGACGCCGGGACGGGGGCCACGGGGGTCGGTGTTCACGCCGGAGATCTGGCCACCCTCCTGCTTCTCCCGAAGCTCCCGGTTCTCCTGCTGGGTGAACTCGCCCCGCATGTAGCTCTCGTCGGCGTCACCCTCTTGGGGACCCGACTGCTCCTTGCCGATCTCCTCGCCGTCGTAGGTCTTGCCCTTGTCGAACGGGTAGTCGGTCTTCGCCGCCGGTTCGCCGGAGAGCGCCTGCTTGAGGAGCGCCTCCTTGGCGGCCGTGTCCTTCGGGTCGATTCCGGCCGTCGCCTCGATGCGGTCGGCCAGACGGTCGCACCACTCGGCGAAGCCGGTGGCGACCTTGTCGGGAATCCCGAGTTCCTTGGCCTCACGGGTGATGACCGTTGCCACACGGTCCAGGTCACGGGTGATGAGCAGTGCGCCCTTCTTGGTCAATGCCATGATCGTAGTCCTCCGAGGTGGTGAACGTGGTGTCCTTCCCTAACGGCGGAAAGCACGGGCACACGGCCCTCCGCTCATAAGCCCTGCCGTATAGAAGGAAGATTGAAGAAAAATCGCCGAGGCGAAGTTTGGGCCTCGCCCCAACATCAAACTTTCCGTCTGTGGTGCCAAAGTTTCGTTGTCAGCCTGTCTTTTTGTCCTCCCCCTGGGGAACGAGCTTCTCCCCGAGCAGTGTGGGGTCCTTGGTGTCGGTGATGTGCTCGTGCCGGGCACGCTCCGGGTTTCCCTTGGGGAGGTCGATGCCCATCAGACGGAGCCATTCGAGGTACATCTGGGACCGCCAGACCAGGTACTCCTTCTCCAGGGCCTCCTGATCGGCCCCGCCCTTCTGGGCAGCCGAGAGAATGCGGTCATCCCACGCCTTGGCCTCGGGGTGCTTGGAGATGTGGTCCTGCCACTGAGCTTCGAGCTTCTCGCCTGCGATTCCCGACTCGGATTCGGCCGCCTCGATGAACGACTGGGCCGTTGTCCTCGATCCCTTGGCGCTTGAGGAACCCACGGATGAACGCCTTCTGCTCCTCACCGACCTTGGAGTCGGTGAGCTTGGACGCAAGCTCCGAGAAGTGCCCCGTCTTGCCGTAGGCGGCCAACTCCTTGTCATCCATCGTGTCCAGGGCTTCGGACACGGCTGCACGCCCCTCGGGACCGTAGAGGTCGTGCATGGTGCCGGTCAGGATGTCCTGCTTCCCAGCCTTGATGAGGTGGTCGTACAAGACCTGGTGGCCCTTGGAGGCACGGGGCCGGAGCTTTTTGCCGTCCACCTCCAAGGTCTCCCCCTTGGAGCCTGCGGCGATGGCCAGACCGTCCACGATGGCGTCCAACTCCACCCGGTTCGGGTCGTCCTCTGCCATCCCCTCCAAGGCGGTCATGGCGTTCTTGGCGGCCATGGCCCGGATCTCTGGTGACGACCGGCTGTACTGACGGGCGGCCTCGGACCCCCGCTCACGTAGGGCCTCGGGGTCTGTCCTCCCTGCCAAGGACCGCCCACCCACGACCGTAGGATCGGCCACCACCTTCGTGGCGAAGTGCAGGCGGGCGAGGATCTCCCCCTTCTCCTTGGCGGTCTTCTCGCCGAACTCCTTGAGCTTCTCCTTGCGGGCGGCGTCCCGCTTGGCCTCCAACTTGGCGTCGTCCTCCTCCCCCTTCTCGGGGTCGGGCGGGCTACCAAACAGGGACACCACCTCAGCGGCATCTTCGAGCCCCTTCTTCGAGAAGCCCTTATCGTCGTCGAGGTACACCTCGGTGAGAACGTGAAGGTGGATGTCGAAGGCTTCCGCCATGGCGGCTTTGTCGGCGTCCCCGCTGGGGAGGTGGTCGATCAGAACCTCAGCCATCTCCGGGGAGATGGTGTCCACCAGAGCGTCCAGGGACTTGTCGAAGTTCTGGCCCCGGCGACGAACCTCATTCCGATGCCGCTCCCGCTCTTTGCGGGCCTCCGCCTTTGGGTCGGGCCGATCCGAAGAATCTCCGTCAGGAGCCTGGTCGCCCTCCTCGTCAGGAGCCCGGCTGCCTTCCTCGTCGGGAGCCTGGTCGTCTTCGCCTTCCGGGTCTGGGTCGGCGACCCAAGCCTCAGCCTGCTCCCTGTCGGGGAAAGTTTTCCCCTCGAAATGCCCTCCCTGGTTCGGGGTCTTCTTCTTCCCTCGCCAGCCCTTTTCGGTCTTCCACACGTCGCCAGGTTTGTGCTGCTTGTCTCCAGCGAGACGCATCAGATCGAGGTCCCCGAGGTCTTGAAGAACGGCAGCGTGGTAGAGGCGGGCTACCCGCTTGTAGTTGAGGGACAGATCCTTGTCCTTGTCGGCCCCCTGGCCATCGGTGTCCTTGTCGTCGTCCTTCATCCGGTTCCGCCGAAGATCCTGCCGGGGCGGCTTCTTCTTGGGAGCAGGACGGGACATCCGCTCGACCTCCTCCTCTTCCTTCTCCCCCTTGGTCTTCGTGGCAGTCCGCCACCCCAACTCGGCGAGGATCTCCTGCTTGAGAGCCCGAACCTCTTCCAGGGACATGGCCCGCTTGTCGAGCTTGTCGCTCACCTGACCACCCTTGAGGAACTCGTCCTCCAGACCCGGCACGAGGTACTGGGACTTGAGTGTCGAGGGCTCGTGGCCGACGGCCTTGGCAGCTTCTTCGAGAGCCTGCTTGAACTCGGCCTTGAGCTTCTTCTCCCGCTCCTTCTTGTCCTCGGGGAGCTTGCCACCCTTGGAGCGGATGGCCTTGAGCCGGGTCTGAACCTCGGTGTTGGCATGGAACCCACGGATGTCCTTGGCCGTGATGTCGAACGGCTTGAGGTAGGCGTTCACGTCCGAAGCGGAGACCTTGCAGTCCTCCCCGTCACAGATCCGGTCGTTCGACCCCTTCCCTTTGGTAGCCTTCTTGAGGGCGGAGACGAGCGAGGCGTCGTCCACGACCTTCTCGTGTTTCACGCCGGACTTGCCGACGTAGGAAATGGTGGCCTTGCCCTTGCCGAACGTGATGTGCTTGACCTGCCAGCCGGTGACCCCGTAGTGGCCGTCCTTGGCCGACTCGTCGTTACCGACCCGCTCGTAGGTGTGATCCATCAGACCAACGACCAGTGCGACGGTTCGGGTCTTCTCGTCCTCGGCCCCCAGATCCTTCTTGACCTGTGCTCGGAGCTTGTGGATGGAGCCTCGGAGCTTCTCGACTCGCTTGGCTTTCTCCCGGTTTCGGTGCTGGACCTGCTTGTCGCTGTACTCGTAGACGGTGGTTGTCCCCTTGCCGTCGGCCTTGGGTACTTCCTTCTTGTTCTTGTAGCGAGCGGCGACCCTGACCGCTGACTCCCGACAGTCATAGCAGAGGTCGTGCGTCTCGACCGTCTTGGGTGCCCGGCACCGACAGGTGGAGACGTTCCCGCAGGCTGGGCAGGCGTTGCGGATGTGGTGATGCGAGGCCGTCCGACCCCGCTGCGTGAGCTTCACTCCGGCCGCCAGTGCCTCGGGCAGCCTGGAGTACCCGTGGTGCTCCAACCACTGGGGACGCCCACGGGGCACCTTCTTGCCGTCCTGCACGATGGTGGGCTGCGCCCATTCGAGCAACTGGTAGCGCTCGGGATGAGGCCGTCGGGTGTCCTGCACCCGCACCGTTCCCGTAGGGTTCGTGTAGATGACCCAGCCGTTCGGCTTCTTCTCGGTCTTCCACCCCGGAGGGGCGGAGAGCCCCACCTTCACGCTCTGGGTCGGCCCCCCCTTGCCCAGCACGATCTGGTTGAACGCCGCCAGGTTGTCTGCCGAGAGGGACCCCATCCCCTTGTGGGCCATGGCCTCGCAGAAGTGCTCCTCGGCGTCTGAGGAGGCGTAGATGGAGGGGAACTTGCCGACGAACTCGATGTTGCCCATCCATTCTCGGAGCTTCACCCGGTTCACCTTGCCGATGGGTGCGCCCCCCTTGGCGTCCACGAGCACGGCCTGGCCCAGTTCGTCGTAGCTATCGACCTTGACCTGCTTCCGGTTGACCACCAACTCCTTGGGCAGGACTTCCCCGGCTTCGGGGAGCCTTCCAAGGGCACTGCGGCTGTTGGACATCTGGAAGTGGTGGGCGCTCCACGCTGTCTTCACCAAAGCGGGGAGCCTCTTGGCCCACAGCCGGTGGGTGAGTTCGTGAACCAGGTGCAGGGCGGAATCGTCCGCCGAAATGCCGCTGATCTTCGGCCGAAGGTAAATGGCGTCCTTCTGGGGCATGTACCAGGCGGCCCACCGCTTCCGCTTGATCTCGCCGACCAGGTACAGGTCCCCGTAGGCCATCTGGCGCATCTCGGGGACATCGGTCTTTGGAAGTGCCCGAAGTGCTCGGTCGATGATTCCCTTGGCGGTCTGGATCTCCTTGTCAGAGGCCCCCACGGTGTTGTGTACCGTGAACGGCCCGTGCTTGAAGATGCCGTCACCCTCCGACCGCTCGGGCCAGCGGGTCGCCTCCTCCAGCACCCGGAAGTACCGCTCGTTCTTCTTGAGCCAGGCGGCGATGCTGGGGCGAGGCCCCTTGCCCCGCCCGTAGGTGGTTCGGAAGACCCGAACCCCCATCTCCCCGGCCTTGGCCTTGCCGGACGGGATGGCTGTGTGGTCGATGACGTAATCGCCCCACTGACGACCCTTCTGGAAGAGTTCCCGCCACTCCAACCAGAGTTCGGCGGTGTCCCCCAGACCCCGAGCCTCGTTGTACTTCACCTTCTCGATCAGGGCCTTGAGCGTCTGGACGAACTGCTGAGGCAGGAGGGGATTGGCCAGCTTGACCCGGACCGGCTCCCAGGCGTCATCGAGCATGGCCAGGTAGCGGGTACGACCTCGGATGCGGGTAGCCCGACGCCGGATCCACGCCCCGGCCACCCGCCTCACCTGCACGTTGTCGATGAGGTAAGGCAGTGAGGCACTCGGGATGACCTTCTCGACCTTCTGCCCCTCCCCCAAGTCGATGTTCAACTGGACCAGCGGGGAACCAGCCGTCTTCCGCCGGGCAAACTCGTGACGCACTGCGTCGGTGAACGCCCTGGGGTTCTTGGCCAGGGTGGGGTTGTCGAGCAGGAGCCGCACCCCCACGTCCTTCTGCATCTGGGCGATCTCTCGCCCCTGGAGCCCGAACTCCTGAATGAGTGCCCGGGTGTCCATGACCTTCCCGGGCTGCCGGAGCACTTCGAGGAGCCGCTCCGGCTCCCCCTCCGGCATCCCAAGGGCGATCTGACGGAGCCTCTTTTGCTGGTCCCGGCTGAGGAACCCGACGTTGGCCCCCAGGGGAAGGCCAAGGTCCATCAGGTCGAACAGGAACAGCATGGGCTTGCTGGTGACCCACCGCTCCATCCGGGCCTGGAACGCCTTGTTCTCACGGATCATCTCGGCCACAGTGTCCAGCAAGCCGAGCTTCTTCATCACGGGCAGGGACTTCTTCGCCGTGCCCGGATCCTTGAGCAGGGTGTCTTCGAGGATGACGGCGATGGCCTCGAACGGAGCCCGCTTGAGCTTGGGCAGGTTCCGGCGGATAGCTGCCTCGGTGTCCGGGGTCAGCTTCATGCCGTACTTCATGATGAACTTGACCGCCCGGAGCATCCGGCTCGGGTCGTCCGAGAAAGTCTTGTCCGGGTCCGACGGGCACTGCATCCGTCGGTCCTTCAGGTCTTGGACCCCGCAGCCGGTGAGGTCGATGATCTCGGCCTTGTCCGGCCCCTTGGCGAGGTCAAGCAGCCGCCACATGAGGGTGTTGTGGACCACCACCCCGTTCGCCACAAAAGCAGGCTCGACCCCCTCGCCCATCGAGATGTCGAACACGTCCTGCTGCCCCGCATTTTCAACCGACGTGACCTCGACGTACTGGTAGCCGAGGTCGAACAACCGCCGGAGCTTGGTGAACTCGTCCGGGCTGATGACCTTGAGGCTCGCCATGAACCCGTCGAAGTCTCCTCGGGCATGGGCATCGTGGAGAAGCCGCTGAACCTTCCGAACCGGCTCATGGACATCGGGGAGGGTTCGGAATCCATCTCCGTCCGTGGCGTAAACGGCCCGGCTGCCGGTGTCCTGCTTGCGCCCAGCGAGGAAACCCCGGATGTAATCTGCGGGGATGCCGTAGCGGGTGCGGGCCTTGTTGTCCCGCTGAGTGTAGTCGAACCCCTTGGTCACCATCCACGGCTGGATCTTCTCCCACAGGATGGCAGAGTCCACGGCGTTGATGTAGACGAACCTGTCCTTCACCTTGCTCAAGATGCCGTGGGCACCCAGAAGCACCTGCAACTGCTGTCGGACATGGGGAGAAGCCGAGCAGAAGGTAATGCGCCCCGAGTCGGGCCGGATGGTGCCGTCCCCCTCCAGATATGCTGCGAGGAACGCCCCTTGGCTGCGCTCATCGGCTTGCAGGATGGACCACGGGACGACCTTGTGGTGGGAAGCGGACTTGCCGTTCTTGGACCCCCCGCAGTACAGGCCGAGGTCTTCCAGCCACCCAACCACTGCCTTGCTGTCGGCGTAGATGTCGTAGCCGTCGGCATTGGCTACGAACTCCACCCCCCGCAAAACACGGACGGACCCCTTCTCGACCACTTTGTTGCGTGAGGGCTGGACTCCGAACGTAGCGTGGAAACACTCGACGTATCGGGAGATGAGGGCCGGGTCGGAGTTGCTGAATGACACCCGCTTGTGGGTATTAGACCCCTCGGCCAACACACACCCAATCAGGAACGCCAACTCAGGCGTCATCACCTCGGGCTTGCAGACTTCCTTGAACCGCCCGTGCTTTGGCTGCACCGGGTCAGGCAGGTCGAGGGCAAGAGGAGTTCGCCTCGTCACCTGCCGCACGGGCACACAGAGCAGGTCACCTTCCTCAAGCTGATCCGCCTGCACCCACTCATGGCTGTGCCCCCGAAGAACCAGAACCGGATGATGGTGCGTGCAGGAGAAGGAATGACCCCACTCGGTCGTCACCCGCAGGGTGGGGGCGAACCCGCTGTACTGCCACCCCACCGCAGTCGAAGGGCCATCTTGCCCTGCTACCGTCAGGCGGATGTCCTGATAATCCCCCCCGTCCCGAGAGGCGATCTGGTCGATGCGAAGGATGCCTTTCTCGGTGGGGATGAGGGTATCCCCAGCCATGCAGTTGAACGTGAACTCCCGGCGACGAACGTCCTCCTCGATGGTGGCAGGCTCCACCGTATCCGGCTTGTACCCCTTCCCGGCGGCCCCGCCGTAGCTCTCCTTGCGGGCGTTGGCGATCTCCACGGCCGCCTGGGCCGGGTCCTGCATCTGGTGCCCTGCAAGCTCCCAGGGTGAAAGTACGAAGACCTTGCTGACCCCGTACTGGTCGGTGACCACCTGGGTCTTGGCGGGAATGGCTCGGGCCACCTGGTTGGCGAACCACTCCGAGTCCTTGCCGAGGGACACGGAGTCGATCACCACGTCGATGTCTTTGATGGGCTCGCCGATGGCGAAGTTCCGCACGGCCCCACCCACGACGTAGACGTGCTGGGCCGCCCCCAGGCGACGAGCGATGTCGGAGAGCATTCGCATCAGAGCCACGGAGGCCCGGTTGGACATCTCGGCGGCCCTCTTGGCAGGGTCGGCCCGCTCTTCGTCAAAACGGACTTTGAACAACTTCAGTTCTTTGGTCTGCTTTCGGCCCTTTGGGACGGGCTCGATGACTACGATGGGGTCACCAGACTTCTCATCCGTCTTGAACCCGGTGATCACACCCTTCTTGTTCTTGTACTTCCCGTAAAGAACTGGATCCCCAACGTTCAACTCGAATTTCTTAGCGATTCTCAGGATAGAGGTCGCCATATCGGCCGAGAATCTCTCGTGCCCAGCGGACCTTGTCTTCGACTCGCTGCCCGGCTGGCTGGTGCCTCGACCAGAGTTCGAGGTTCTCGGGCCGGTTGTCGGACCGCTGTCCATTAAGATGGTGGACGGTCTCTCCTGGGAGGAGAGCCCGGCCAAGCTGTTGTTCCATGACGTGCCGGTGTTCGAGGACTTGCTGGCCGTCAACCGTAATGACCCTGTACCCGGACGTGTTGATCCTCCCTTGCCCGTTGGAGGTGCGAAATCGCTTTGAGGGGTCCCCGTATCTGTACCAGGCATGGTAATGCTGCCTACAGAACTCCTTGGCGAGATAGGGGTTTGTGCAACCCTCGACCGCACAAACGGATTCGGCTGGAGCAACCCTGAAACCTCGTTTTCGAGGCTGCGGTTTTGGCCGGTGTGCCCTACAAAAACCTCGGGCATGGACAGGGTCGGTACATCCTGGCTGAGAGCAGTTGGTTCGCATGTCCTATTTTTCAAATAGGACAAAAACCGATCTTCCTTAGAGTTGAAATAGGCCGCCGACTTCGAGCCGGACGGGGCATCAACCCCGTGCGCCATGATGGCCTCGATGTCCTCGTCGGTGAGGTTCTCGAAGACCTTGCCCGCCTCCTCGTAGATCCGCTGCATGAGGTCGTAGAGGAACTTCTCCTCCTCGCCCTCTGGCTCCTTACCCTCAGCGGCGACCAACATGGGGAGCTTGGTGACCTGGGAGGCTGTCTCCGCCATGAAATCCCAAATGTGGTTCAGACCCGGGATGTCGCTCGTCATCACAGGGAGCTTGTCACCGAGGCCCCCAGCGAGTGCCACGGACTCGACGGCCTCGGTCCCGAGGAAGATCTCGTCGGCGACCGTGTGGATAGCCTTGAACGTGGCGTGCAGGGTGATGCTGTGCCCAAACGCCTTGGCTGCCGCCAACAGAGGGGTGGCTCCCGAAAAAGCCAAGGCTGTCCCGGCAGCGTAGACGCCGACCCCGTAGAGCGTGTGAAGCTCCTTCTTGGTGGGCTTGCGGCGCTCCTTGGCCATCTTGAACAGGATGGAAGGGGCATCCACGGCGATGGCCTTGGCCTCGCCCTTGAACCCGTTCCACATGGCCTTGGCCGCCCGGGGAGCATTCTTCTTCACGCTCCGGCCCATCTCCCGGGTCATCTTCTTCCGCTCGACCGGATCGGCGATGAACGTTTTGACCTTGTGGGAGGCCGCCTCGAACGCCTTGCTCATGACCGAGTTGGCCTTCGAGAGAAAAGCCTTGGCCCGGTCCGACTTCGGTTGGGACTTCAGTCCCTTGGACTCGGACTTCCCTTTCCCCTGGAACTTCTCCCACTCGGCCTTGGGAAGCGGGCGCTCGTTGTCCCGCTTCTTCTCCTCGACGTACTCCTGGTACGAGCGGGCCAGGCGGATGTGGTCGAGATTGGCCCACTCCTGCCTGACCTGGTGCCGTGCCTTGAGCCGCCGGGCCTGTGCTTCGAGGATGGGGTCAGGAATCGCCACGGGTCGCCTCTCCGGTTCCTGTCACACCGGGGACAATAGACAGGGAACCGAGCTAGCCACCCTGGAGCTTGGCGATCTGGGCCTGCAAGTCGGCCACCTGCTGGGCCAGGTCGCCAACCGAGGGCTCCCGGGTGGCTGCCCTCGGCCAATCGGAACCCGTGAGCGGGCGGTCGGTGGCCCACACCTCGTTGATGGCCTGTTTGACGGCCCCCTTGAGCAGTACCATCGGGTCCTGAGCCTCGCCATCGTCTCCTTGGACCGAAGCGAAGCGGGCCACGCCCTCGGGCTTCGGCTTCTTGTAGGTGACGTGGATCCGCTCGGCCATCTGCTCGACGAAGTCGGAGTTCTCGACGATGGCATCCCCAGCCCGGCTGTAGAGGGCTCGGAGAAGCTCGTTGAAGGTGGCGTCGTTGAACGTCCCGAAGTCCCTCTCCAGCTTCTCCCGCACCGTGTCCGGGTCGATGTTGAGCAGGTCGAGGATGGTGTCGATGTCCAGCGACCCCTTCTGGTAGAGGTTGAACAGGGCGTCGAACGTCTCCTGATTGTCCCGTAGGGCCAGCCTGGTGAACGACAGCCTCGGATGGATGACCACCTCGTAGCCGTCCTCGTCGATCTCGACGAATCCCATCCGACGGCACATCGGTTCGAGGAGGTGGTGGTCCACGAAGTCCTGAAGGAGTTCCCGCAGCAGGAGGTAGCGGACGTTGATGACCTCCAGGTGGATACGGTCGCCGGAGTAGCTCGACTCGCCGGAGAGGAGGGACTCGGTAACCCCGAGCCCTGCGTACATCTGCCGGTCGGTGAGGTCGTACTCGCTCGTGAGTTCGAGGAGCCGGTTCCCCTGACCCCCGCCGATCTCCTCCCAGTTGACCTGGAAGTTGGCGATGATGGAGAAGTCCGGGTCCTGAAGGGCCAGGTCCACCTGCTCCCGCAGTTCCTCGGTCTGCTCGGCGTTCATGTCCTCCGCCCACACGATGCGGATGGGGGTCATGTGCCGTGAGGCAATGCTTGTCTGGGCCTGGCGGAGCTTGTCCCGGTACACGAGCACCCGGAGGACCCGCTGAAGAAGGCTCTTGCCCCGGGGCTCGTAATCTGCCCTCTTCCGAGCCAGATAGTGGACGAACGACCCCGCCATCGGGTTGGTGTTCAAAGGGATGTTGGTCCCGTCGAGGACGTGCCGGATGATGTCGGCCGGGTACGTGGCGACGATCTCGGCCGCCCGCTCGTCCCCCTGCCGTGCCCGCTCGACCAGGCTCTTGGTCTTGGAATCGGGGATCAGTTCGATGAGCCGTTTGTCCGTGAACGGGAACGACTCGATGTGGATCTGCTCGGGAGGAAGAACACGCAGGCCCGTCCAGCCCTGGTAGTTCTTCTTCATCCACTCGACCATCCGCTCCCGGGCGTCCCCCCTCTCGGTCCACTCGTCGATGATCTTGCCTTCCGGGGTCACCTCCCGGTGCGGCTGGTGGGTGACCTCCCTGGGCATCTCGGGGTTGGTGTCCTCGGCGAAAACGAACACCTCTCCGATGAGGTAAAAGTCGTGGACGATTGCCAGGAGCCGTTGGAGCAGGCCGATGCTCTTGACCCACCTCTCGCAGAACCGCATGGAGGCTTCCGCCAACGCCTTGTTTTTCGCCCGGGGCTTGCGGAGGCGGAGCTTCGAGAGGGGAAGCTCACTGTGGAGGTCGATGGCCTGACCGACGAAGGGATCGTGGTCGTAGAAGAAGCGGTAATAGTTCCGCTGCTCGTCGATGCTCTGGGGGAGTTCGAGGAAGTCCGGCGAAAGCTCGGGAGAGTAGAAGTTCCCACCCGAGCCCAGCGTGGTGCCTCCCGCCATCGGGAAAGCGACCTTGGCCCGCATGGCGGTCCGCACCACCTTCCCAGGCTTGCCGACGGTCACGTCAGCCCGTTTGGGGACGGTGGCCACCTTCACGGTGTACTTGGGGTCGTTCCGCCTCATTCAGCCGCCGCTCCCGACGCACCCTTTCCGAGCGAGGCCAGGAGATTCTGGACGGACTCCTCGGTCTGGCGCTGCCGCCTCTTGGCATCATCCTCGGCCCGGCGCTTGAGACTGGCTTCCCGGGACAACTGCTCCCTGACGGTCTCGGGGAGCAGGTCAATGTCTTGTTCGAGAGCCGCCTTCAGGTTGGTCACCCGAGACAACTGGGCCTTGGCCGCTTCGAGGATGGCCCTGTTCTGCCGAGCCCGCCCGGCGACCTGCTGGTCCTCCTGGCGGGCACTACGGGAGATCCGTCCGTAAACGGCCATGGCCCGGTCGATCTCCTTGAGGGCTACCTGCAAGTGCCCCTGAACCTCCCGGTCAACCGGATTGGTCTGCTCGGCTTTGGCCCTTCTGCGGTCCTTCAGCGCCATTAGTTCCAGCCCTCTTTCTTCGTGAGGTAGCCGTGCTTGACCGCAGCCTTGAGGATTCGCTTGAGCAGGTTCACGTCCTCTGGGCTGCCGCCCCGGAAAATCCGCTCCCAAGAGCCACCCATACGTGAGAATACCCGGGAGATGCGCTCAAACTCCGAAGGGCGGTGCTCCACCTTGTCCCCGAGGGAGATCTGCACGAGCTTGAGGATGAAGCGCTGGTCAGCCCGTGGGGGAACGTGGGGCTTGAGAGACGGCATCAGAACCTCCCACGAATCCGACCTCGGTTGATGCGGGAGGGCTGCCGATCAGGGCTGCTGCCACCGACACGCTTGGACTTGATGAACGCCTTGCGGACGGCCGCAGGACTGGGGACGGTCCGCCCCCGCACCTGCTTGTCCCGAGACCCAGCGATGTAGGGGGTCTTGGTGATGTTCTGACTGGCCGCCCAGACCATCCGAACCAAGGCGTCCGACATATCGTCGTGCTTCCCCGGGGCGTTGGGGGCGGAGACGACCGTGATGTACTTGGTCTGGTACTCCGCCTGAAGGGTCAGAAGCTCCATGATGTACGGGCAGTGCTCGACCCGGCTCCCGTCCCCGGCGCTGGGGTTTGGCTTCGGCCAGTCGTACAGCTTCAGCCGCTTGTCCCACATCATGTCCTTGAAGTTGCTGAACAACTGGCTGTTCAACTGCTTCGTGAAGTGGGTGCTCACCAACTGGGAGAGGCCCCGCTTCTTGAGCGCCTGCTCGAACACGATCCCGGCCCACTGGTCGAACAAACCCGAGGCGAAGTAGAACCGCCTGGACAGGTCGTGGACCCAATCGGCCACTTCGTCGAAGTCCAGGCGCTCGACGTGGGCGTACTTGCCCTCCCCGGCCCGGATCTCCTCCAGGTAATCGAGGACGATGACCCCGTTCTCGACGTGACCGATGGCGATGGCCGTGCCGTCCCCGGCAAGGGCGAAGTCGAGGCCGACGAAGTGGGAACGGCGAGGCATACCCCGGTCGGTCGGGCGATGAGCCGGGTCCACGCAGGCCAGAAGGTCGGCCGCATCGTCGATCCAGCCCCGGGTCCGGTCGGTGAACTCGCCCCCGTACTCGGTGAAGAAAACGTTGGGGTCCTTGAGGTAGTGCTTCTCGAACTCGTTGGACGGGACGGTCGGGTTCACCTCCCAGGTCGGTGCCTGGATGCACACCATGTTCTCCCCGGCCTTGCCGCCCTTCATGCCGATCTGGAACAGCGTGTAGAACTGGCCCTGCTTGCCCAGGGGGCTGGAGATCGAGAGAACCCGCCCCTCCACGTCCCCGGTCGGGGTCGTGGCGTCCTCGGGGTCCTTGGGGGAGAAGGCAGAAATCGACGGGGTGACGGCGTCGTAGACCTCCTTGGCCGACGACTGCCCGCCGTCCGAGAAGTGGGCAAGCTCGTCGAGGATGATGACGATGTTGCCAGGGCCTCGAAGACCCTTGGCTCGACAGGGCCGGAACGTCACCCGAATGGTGGCGTTGGCCTTCTCGTCCTCGATGTACCGGCCGTAACGCTCGATGTCCTTGGGGGTCTGGAACCGGGCGTAGGACATCGTGTTGTTGGCCGTGTAGGGGCCGAAGTAAGGGCACTCCTTGTAGTAACCGGACACCTTCGAGTAGAGGATCCCGGCCTGCTCTTTGTCCGTGGCGACCGAGATGATGCCGATGACCTCGCCGACCGGGAGCCCGTAGTAGAACTGCGGGTCCCCCTTCTTGATGAGCTTGTAGGTCTCGTAGGCGGCCACACAGGCGGCCAGGTGGGTTTTGCCGGACCGGCGGCCGATGGAGAGCACCATCTCCCGACGCTCATGGCCAGGAACCACTTCTCGGATGTTCGAGCGGCCCTCGTCGTAGAGCATTCGGAGGTAGTCGGCCTCCGACATGATCCTCCAGTTCTCCCGCCGCCAGTCGGAGATCTTCACCCGCCAGCGGTAGAAGCCCTTCTCCGAGCCCTCCTTTGTCGTGATCTCGTCGTACTGGGGATGACCCAGTGGAACCGGCTGGCTGAGGTCGAGCCCCCACGGGTTGTCATCCAGCGGGATGCCGTAGTGGCACTTGAGGATGATCCGTTGGACGGGGTAGAGCTTCTGGTTCAGACCCCAACGGGCCTCGACGAAGGTGATGATGTCGGCGACTGCGTCCTGAACAGGAGCGACCGATTGGCCGATGTCGAGAGCGAGACTTGAAAGACCCATACGAAGTAACTCACACCGCCTTCTTGATGTGGGCCTTCAGTTCTGCCTCCCAGGACTCGGTGGCCGTCATGCTGCTGAACTTCGAGAAGACGGTCTGCACCATCTCGGGACGATGCCCGGCGGACAGCATGGCCTCCTTCATCGTCTCCAGCACGAACTGGAAAGCCGCCTTGAACCCGGGGGAGTCGGGGTCCACGGACTTGGTGGCGATCTGGTCCTTGCGCTTGAGCCAGGTCTCGGCCACGGCCTTCAGACCACCGATCCGGCGGACGCTGATCTGGCTGGTCTCTTTGCCGGTTCGCTCCGCTTCTGCCCTCTCGAAATGGAGCGAGGCCACCTCCTCGGTCAGGCCCTTGAGAACCTCATGGAGGACGATCTCGGAGTCGGGCTCCTTCTCGGCAGCGTCCCGAAGGGGGTCGGTGGTGACGGCCGCCTGCTTGCGCTTGACCAGTTCCTTGATGGTGTCGTTCACCGGCTGCGGGTCGGCCTTGGCCTTGCGGCCCGGCTTGGCCCGCATGACGATGGGGTCCCCGTCTGCCGAGGTGCAGATGATGTCGGTATCGGCGAGTTCGTCGATGGGCTTGTACTTGGTCTCGCCCTTCTCCGTCTCGACCTTGACTCGACGAGCCCCCGGCGGAACCTTTGCCAGGAGGTCTGCCCGAACCTTTTTGCTCTGCGCCGCCATCAGTCCTTACCTCCTCACGGCGTCACGATGGGCGGAGTGGGTTCGATGGCGCTGTAGCTCATGAGGTCCGCCCGCTCGAAAGCCGCTCCGCCTGGACCGGCCAGAGTGAGGTTCGCAATGGTCCCCAAGTGCCGCACTTCGTAGCGAATCCGACCCGGGTGCGGGTACGAGACCTGGATGTCGGCCCCCACAACCGTGGAGTTCCACCCCGGGATGCGGTCCAGGGCCGCCGACAGGTTGGTGGCCGTGTTGGCTGCGAGAGCCCCCACCAGGTAGTCCACTCCGGCCACGAACACGTAGTCCCCGATCTTGAGCAGGCAGGCTCCCGTGGAGAAATCGTTGTCGCTCACGGTGATCTGCATCACCGGCCGGAAATCCTGCCCGAGGGTCCGGGTCATGCTCGCCTGGAACCCAGGCCGGTTTCCCTCGGAGAGGCTCCGAGAGGACCAGGCCGTTCGGATGGTCTGAGCGTTGAAAGGTGCCCCCTTGTCGGGAGACCCTCCCGCTGCCAGGTTGGCCACGAGCCGGTTGGCGAACCCGGAAGCCGGGCTGACCAATCGCTGGTCGTTTCTGCTTCCTCGGTTCATGTTCACTCCTCCCCGAGGTGCATCCCGCCGAACAAGATCTCTCCCAGCTTGTCGGCCGGGGCCTGCTCGATCAGGTCGATGCTGTCCAACTGCGAGCCCAGGTTGAACTCGTTCGGACTGAAGTAGGAGCCCGTCACCTCGGCATCCGAGGCATCCGCCATGTGGAGCATCTGCCGCTGGGCGGTCTTCACGTCCGGCAGAACCTCGGAAGCCGCCTTGATGAGCGGCTTGCCGTAGATCGAGCACATACCCTCCCGGGCATGGACGCACCCGCCACAACGAGGCATGGCCAGGACCGTCTTGATCTGGTTCGCCCGATGCTTGAGAGCCCCACCCTCACATCCCTTGACCCCCGACGGAGAGGCATAGGCAGAGGCGTCCACGTAGACCGTCCCCGCCAGCCCCTCGTGCTCGGCCCGTAGCTCTCGCAGGAGGGGCTCGGCAGCCTTCAGGAGGCCCTGGGTGAACCGCACGTCGAGCATGGCAGTGAGGGTCTTGCCCATCATGCCCTCGTTCATCTCCCGGCTGGCGTAGCGCAGGAGAGCGAAGAACTCCCGGGCGTCGATGCCGGTCTTCTCGGCGTGGGCAATGACCTTCTTCTGGTAGGCGGTGAGGTCGGGAACGGCCGAGACCCGCTGCTCCGCAGGCCGGTACTCCGGCCCCGAGTAGTCCCGCTGCTCGGCGGCCTCCATCTTGACCTTCCGGTGCTGCCCAGCCGTCTGAATGGCCATGGTGGCCACCCGGCGAAGCTCGTGGACCGGCTTGTCCAGAGCGAGGATCTTCTGGGCCTCCTCCTTGGTGAGGAGCCCTGCCTTGACCTGCTTGGCGAGGTGAACGGCGAACTTCTTCCGCTCCCCGGCCTCCAGGGCTGCCTCCTTTTCGGCCAGGGACTTGAAGGCCCCCTGGCGCATGAGGTGGGCCTGCTGCGGCACGAGGGTTCCGGTCCCGTCGTAGACGTTGTTCGCCGTGACCATCACAAGGGTGGCCAGGCACCGGCGGATGTCGGTCGGATCCGCTGTACTGGTGGCCAGCCGGAGAGCCTCCTCCTGGGAGAGGCGGCCCGTCTCAGCCCACTTGCGGATCTCGACCATGAGGGCAGAGCGCTTGCGTTCGATGGCCCGCTTCTCCAGGGCCTCGATCACCTGGACCTCCGACGGACCCGCTGCGGCCAGACGACCGAAAGCATCCGCCGCCGAGATCCGGTCGGCTGGGCGGACATCCACGGGTTTGTGGCTGGCGGCGACCTCGGGCTTTGCCGGGCCGGTCAGGAAAGCCCTCCGCAGTGCTTCCTTGGGGTCTCCGCTGGCGAGCTTGTACCCGGCGGCTTCGAGCCGGGGCTTGTAGAACGTCAGCACCGTGTCCCAGTTGAGGGACTTGGCCTTCACACGTCCGAGCTTGGTGGCCACGGTGTTGTCGTCGGTGATGACGAAGGCTGCCGAACGGGCAATCCGCTTCAACTCCTTGACCCACTTGCCGTTCTTGAGCCCGGGGAAGGCGTTGGCGTTGATGAACACCGTTCCTGCCAGGCCGTGATCGGCGGCAATCCGCTCCATCACCGTGGCAAGCCGTGGGTCCTTGTCCCCCAGCGTGTCCACCAACTCCTGAGCGATGTCTTTGAGGGACTCGCCGTAGTGGGACCGGCGGATGGCCCGCTGCACGGCAGGGACGAACTGCTCGGCCGCCGCTCGAACCCCAGGGAGAGCGGGGGGCGGGCTCTTGATGCTCTCGTAGAACGCCTCGGCCTCCCGGTCCTTGTTGGGGATCAGGCTGATGCCGTCCGTGCGGCGGTCCACGCCCCACGCCTCCGCCAACTCGGGTGAGGAGTTCAGCGGGGGCCGGTCGGGCAGAAGCTCCTTGGGCAGCCTCTCGGGATCCTGCTCCTGCGTCGGGTCGAGCCAGGACAGGTCCGACAGGGAGGCGATGGCCTCCTTGGCCTCCTTCGAGAGGGGAATCTCAGTGTCCTCCAGCATGGACCCCAGGTGGAAACCGTCCTCGACAGCATGAACAGGCTCGTCCACAAACGACACGTCTGAGGGCTCGACCCCGAGTACCTCTCCCGGGAGGTCACCGACGGTGGGCATGGTGGCGTTGTAGAGGTTGTCCCGAAGCGGGTTGGGAGTGGTCCCCGGCTGGGCCGGACGGTTCTTCACCCCCTCGCCCATGGTCTGGTCGAAATGGTAGCCGTCGAGGCCGTAGTTGGACCCGTCCGTCCAGGTGAACTCATCGGCGGGAAGCTGGGACTCACCCAACAGGGCCTCCCAGTCGATGCCAGTTTTGTCGGTGCTCATCGAGCGTCCCTCCGTGCGAGATACATGGCGGCCACTCGCTGGACCGAAGCACTGTGTTTGATCGAACCCCGCTCGACAGTGACGACCAAACCCCCAAGAGAATCATGGACTTGGACATGGTCGATGCCGGGCATCCGTGAGACATCCTTCGCCACGGACATTGCCTTTGCGGTGTTCGGGGCAATGGCAGGAGCATCTTGGCGCCCCTGGCGGAAAGGGACGACCCAGAACTGGCCGGAGGGCAGGATCCCGAGGGTCACCCGGGAAGAGGCCAGCTTGTGGACCCCATCCGCCTCGTTGGGGCCTTCGGTGTCCATCTCGGCTTCCTCACCCTCAGCCCATTCCTCCGGGTTGTCCCGAATCTCCTCCACGTCATCCATGATCTCCTGCACCTCCTGACGCTCACGGGGGTTGCCGCCCGAGTCGTCCACCTGCGGGTGCCAGTGGATGGCGTTGATCTCGTCGTAGATGGAGTCCGTGATGGCCGAGAGCGCCTCGTCGCAGTTGGCGAACTGCTTGCGGATGTCCTTGATGGGCATCACGTAGCCCTTGCCACCGAGGTTTCCGTCCGGGCTGACCCGCTGGGACTTGATCTTCGTGAAGACCGTCCGGGCCGTCTGGAGATGGCCGAGTGCCATGAGGGCCGACCGAAGAACCCGGGCCAGGGGCTCCAGGTTCTTCGGGTTGAACTCGTAATCGGGGTCGATCTGGCGCTCGGATGCCCCCGGCGGGTTCCAGCCCCATTCGTTGTGGTCACCACCCCGGTCCTTGATGAACCGGACTTCGCCAGCCACACGCATCCGAAAACCACGCATGGTGGCCTCACGGGCGACTCGGAGGACCGATTTGCGGTCCGGGCTGGCGTTCTTCCAGGGCATCCTGTGCAACCTCCGGCTCCTACCTTCGAGGGCCTATAGGCCGAATACCCGGGCCGGGTTCAGACCTTGAGAGGCTCCCCCCGGTAGTCGAACAGGCGCTCGATGACGTAGCCCTTGTCCTCCTTGCGGAAGCTCCACAAGTCCTTGGTGGCCTTGTGGACAAGCTCATCCGACCCCGCTGAGCGGTGCTGAGCGAAGAACTGGCCCACCATGTCCAGACTCGCCACCCGGATGGCGACGTTGCTGGCCATCCTCCGGTTCGAGGACCCGGGACGGAGATGTTCGGCGTAGATGGGCCGGAAGGCCCCGTCGTCCCAGTGGACGAACACCAGTTCCCCCTCCGAGGTCTTCTTCTCGCCGCCGGACTTGACCTTGATGATGGTCCCCTCGACACCCTCGTCGGGGATGCGGTCGTAGGTCAGGACAGAGCCGACGTTGGCCACGAACGACACCCGGCGTCCGGCGTCGAACGGCGGCCGGAGGGCGTTGGCGGCCCGGCCCTTGTCCGTGAGATCCTGCATCGAGGTCGTCGCCGGACCTCCCATCTCCCGGCCCTGAAGCACCTGATCGATGGCCGACTCGACCACGTAGGCGTTGGCGAACTCCTCCCAGAAATCAGACATTTACATCCTCCTACCGGACCGTGGCCGACCAACGGACGTTGAGCGTCTGGGCCGTGAAGAAGTTGATGGTGAACCCTGTGTTGGCCTTGCCCGTGACCCAAGGTGTCTCGTCGTTGGCGGGGCGGGCATCCAGTTCGAACCCGATGTTGTAGTCGGTGAACCCGGCGGGGTACGGGATGTCGAAGGTCACCGCTACGGTGGTGACGGCAGCGAACGCTACGATACCATCCCGCCCGTTCTCTCGAAGGGTGGCGTTGGCGTTCGGAGCCACCAGATCCCCACGGGACGAGTTGCTCAGGGTGAGACCTACCGTCTCCAGAAGGGAGAGGTCAGGCAAAACGGAATTCTGGACCAGGAAGGTCTGCTGGTCCCCGCTCAACTGCACCTGGGCTCCACCCACCGTGCAGGCGTTCATCTGAAACGCCCCAGCCCCCTCCAGGTCCACGGACACGGCCGGGGCCAGGATGGTATCTCCAGCGACCTCGGAGCAGGACTCGAAACTGTAGCCCACAGCAGCATCGGCAGGAACGGCGTTGGCTGTGTCGTACCGGAGGCTCACCCCGCAACCGACGGCCGCCTGCCGGATAGCGAAACTCGCCACCTCCTCGACAAGGAGAAGGGCTGATGTGGTCCCTTCGAGCCAGCAGCGGTCCAGAAGAGCCCGATTGACCGCCGTAGCCCACAAGACCCTGTTCCCCCCTGCGGCGTTGGCCTCCAGCAGACAGTCCCGAAGCTCGATCCCCTGCCCAGCACCACCCACCTGAGAAACAGCCCCCCCGGTGAGGCGCACACATGCCTTGGTGTCATGGGCGTTGGTGATGCGGAAGTTCTGGAGAATGCACAACTGGGGGATGGTCCCCAACTGGGCGGAGATGATGACGGTGTGGTCGTTCCCAGGGGCGTTGGGGGTCGCTTCGAGCGCCGACTGGATGGTTGGCCGTCCCAGCCCGATGAGGAACACCCCATCCCGAACGATGTTGACCGTCTCCGTGTAAACCCCCGGCATGACCAGAACCATGTAGGGGTTGGTCGGGGAGGCATTCGAGGGCACGGCGTCGAGCGCCGCCTGGACGGTGGTGTACTGGGCACCCGCCCCGCTCTTGCCGACGACGAGGACGTTGGCGATGTTCCGCAACCCAGCCAATTGACTGAGAGCGAGTGGAGACCCGAGGACGGCATCCTGAAACCGCAGGGCACCAGTACCCGGGTCCCGGTCGATCAGACGAGTCCCCGCAGCACCGGGCTCGATCTGGATCTGGTCTACAAGCAGCGGGTCCTGTGCCATCGTTCGCTCCTCACAGCACCACGTCGTAGCCGACGGTCACTGCCCCCGGGGCGGGGTCATGGTTGATGACCACGTCGAACCCGGTCTTCGCCTGGTTCGCCACCTTGGCCTGGAAAAAGTCCGAGGGCTCTAGCAAGACCCGGTAGTCGTCCGACGCTACCGCTGCCGGGAACGCAACGCCCTGAGAGGTGACCCCGGCCCCGAAGGTCAGGACACCGCCGAAGGCCGAAGCCTGCACGGTGGACACCAGGACCGCCCATGGTACAGCCTTCACCGAAGCCGCCGAGCCGTAGGCCGCCGAGGCCACGAGGTCGAACCCCGTGGTGGTCTTGTTCTCCACCCGCAGCAGGATCCCGTCGGGGGTGGTCCAGTGGACCCGGTAGTTGGCGTTGTTGAGGGTTCCTCCGGGGATGGTGATGGAGCGGGTCGTCTGCCCTGAGAAGTAGGCCGTCCCCGAGACGGCCGTGCTCTCCGCCACGAGAAGCTGGACCACGGAAATCGCATCGAAGATGTCCTGCGCCACCGCCGATGGAACCTGGGTGATGGAGTCCGTCACGAGCCCACGGGGGGTTCGGATGTTCCGAACCGACACCTGGCTCTGGGCGTCGATGACGATGTCGAACTTGTAGGTCTCGCCTCCGGCGGAGGACTGGTAGGTGAAGACCGACTGGAGCCTGGACAACGGCATCACCACACCCCCGTCGTGTCGAAGCCTCTCCGCTCAAACCAGTCGACCAGCTTGATCATGGCCTCACGGTCGTTGGACCACATCTCCACCTTGTCGAACGACTCCTTCACCCCGAGGTCGGGGATGCAGGGCACCCCCTCCATGGCCAACTTCCCGTCCCGCATGGACCGGAGCAGGTTGGGGAGGTTGCGGATCTCCCGGGTGCCCATCAGGACCGAAAAACGGTACTCGGCCTTCGCCTTACGGGCGATCCAGCGGGCGGCAACCCGCTTGGACATCAGGACTCGTTTTCCGCTCGGATCGCTCATGGCCTCACCCAGGTGCGCCTCTATCGAGGCCCGACCATAGGCTGAATACCGGGGCGGATCAGGCGGGCGGAGAGTCGATCTTCCGAACGACCCGGCAGTCCCAGGCGGGTCGCTGGACCTCTCGGAGGATGTTCAGGTTGGCGAAGATGAACTCGAACAGACGGACGTAGATCTCATAGCGGGAGGGGTCGTCCTGTGCTTCCTTGGGGACCCACTTCAGGACGGCGTTGAACTGGTCCCGCACATCCTTCATCTGGCCGTTGATGGCCATCTTGTCGGCGGGGGCCTCGGCGGCGTCGAACTGGGCTCGGAGGGCGTCGAGTTCCTGATAGCGACGTGGGACCTCGATGAAGGAGCGCATCCGTTTGATGGAGCGCATGAACCTGTGCCGGACGAGCCCCTGGCTGACCCCGAGGCGTTTGGCGGCCTCCGACTGGCAGGTGGTCAACCACATCAGGTGCATGATCTGAACGTCCAGGTCGTCCTTCAGGAACGCCCGCATGTCCCGAAGGAGTTCCTTCTCCTCGACCTTGGGCAGGTCGAGGAGGAAACGGATCCGGGCGGTTGCTCGTTGGAGGCGATAGCAGACGGTGGGCTGGGAGCAGTCGAAGATGAAGGCGATCTCGGTCTGCTTCTTCCGACGGAAGAAGTAGAGGTCCACGAAATCGGCCTCCCTGGCAGGGAGCGACTCCATGATGCCCCGGATGACCTCGATCCGCTCCAGGTCGTCGTCGGTGGGCTCCGTGAAGATGGACGCCATGTACGCCATGCCGTCCTCCACACTGAAGCGAGCCTCTATCTCGGTTGGATCGATCATGCGGTGTCCAGACCAGCCCATACTTCTCCCATTTCGGGTGGCTCCTGAGAGCCTTGGTTCAGCCGATCAGGTCGAGCAGGTCAGACAGCGCAAGGGTTCTTCTTCTCCCACAACTACCCAGCAGACGCAACTACTCCGGGTGGTGGTTCGATGGCCTGTAGAAAAACCCTGGGGATCGGAGACACCCGATGCAAGCTCCTGAGCCGGAAAGACACGTAGGCGTGCTGCTCGTCATGCAGCCTAACTACTTGACCTTCCAAGCCTTTGAACTTCCCCTTGATGACTTTGACCCAGGCATTCTCCTCGATGTCAGCGGCCAGGTGCTCCCGAAGCTGGCGCTTGAGCTTCTCGATGTCCCGATTCGGGATGGCGTGGATCACCCGCATCCCGTGAGCGCCGTGTGACGACATCACCGCTTCGACGTAGGCGGTCTTCTCCAGTCCGAAATACTGGACCTCGGGGAGCCCGGTAGCCACGAAGGCGTAGCCTTCCATGAGGTGGATGGTCGTCCGCCTGCCCTTCTTGATGTAGCTCTTGGACGGGATGAAGACCGGGAAGTCTGCGGCGACGTGCAGATCACGACGAAGTGAGGGGGCGAGGGTGCCTTCCTCGATCTTCGCCTCGCCCTGGCGGGTCAACTCAAGGGCGATCCATGTCAGGTCGTCTCGGCGGTCCACGGAAGTCCCCGTCTTCGCTCAATTCCCGGCCAAGGAGTTCGCAGAAAATAGGCTCGGGAAGTTCAGCAGACGAAGACGGGCTCGGTTTCCCGCCTGACTCGACTTTTCGCACAGCCTTCTGCCTGACAAACGTCCCATCCACCAGTTCCGTCTCTGGTGGTAGTTTACCGGCAGGAGGACTAGCTTCCTGAGAGGGGACCGAAGTTTGCACCTCGACCGTTCCTCGGGCTTGTTGTACCACAGCCGAGGGGACTTCGCCAGTAGGGACCTCCACTGCCGCCCCGGCTGGGGCTGCGGCCTGCTGGACGACGAACACGGCGTTAGCCGATGCCTGTGCCCCGCCCAGGTGGTGCAGGGTGGCCAGGTCGCACAGGAGCATCGACAGGGAGGGCCTCCCTGGCCGTGAGGCGAGTCGGGAGGCGATGTTCAGGAGTGCGTCCCCCCTCTCCGCCAGACGGGCCACCCGCTCTTGGTCCCAGTAGGACTCGGGCTTTCCAGCCCCCAGGTGGACCCTGTACGCCATCATGGCGGCGTCGGCGAGCCGCTGATAGCTGGTTCCCGGGGAGGCCAGGTCGGCGACCTTGGTGGCCGCCTCCACGGCCCCAGCGAGGTCGGAGGGGAGCTTCTCCAAGATGGTGAGGTACAGGTCGTTGATGTCCAGGTTGAGGTAGGCCGAGGTGTTGGCCTGGTCCACCTTCCCGAGCATCCGCACACCCTCGACCGCCTTGATGGCGTCTCGGATGTGACACTCGGTCATCTCGGCGATGACCCGGAGGGCGTCCTCCTCGTACCCGATGCCCTCCGCCTCGCAGATGGTCACCAGCCGCTTGGCGATGGTTCCTGGGTCGAGGGGCCGGATGACAAACGCCGGGGCGCAGCGGGAGAGGATGGTGGCTCGCATCTTCTCGGGCTCGGTCGTGCAGAAGATGCACACGAGCCGCTTGTCCCGGCTCCCGGGGATGTTCTCCTCCAGGGGTTTGAGCAGGGCGTCGAGGGCGTCCTTGCTCAACTGGTGGGACTCGTCAAACAGGTAGATCCGCTGTTTGCCTGAGAAGGTGTCGTACTGGATCTCGTCGATGATCCTCTTGATCTCGGCCTTCCCCGAGTTCGTGGCGGCATCCACCTCCACGAAGGTCTCTGCCGCCCCTCCCGACAGGATGTGCTTGCACGTTGGGCACTGGTCGCAGGGGTCACCTTCCTGCGGCGAGTCGCACAGGAGAGCCCGAGCCAAGATCCGCCCGAGGGTCGTTTTGCCGGAACCGAAAGGGCCAGCGAAAAGGTAGCTCTGCTCGAACCCTTTCCCCTGGGCCACGAATTGACGAAGGATGGTCTTCGTCGCCTCCTGGCCCAACACGTCGTCGTAGCGGACGGGGCGATACTTGGTATCGAGGCTCATGCTCCCTCTACCCGGTCAGAGACCCTAGTACGTCCCCGGGTCAGGGCTGGCCGAACAAGTCCTTGATGAGGTCCGGCGAAGCGGGAGCACCGCTGGTTCTCCAGCAACCGTGCCGCTCCAGTTCGTCCTTGTAGAAGGACACGTCCGGGGGCTGGACGAAGCACTTCATCGTGCCGCTCTGGGGGTTCTCCTCCACCCGACAGGCGCAGAGGTGGTGGTCGAGCAGAGCGATCCTCTGCGGATCGCTGAGGGTCTGCCACACGTCGGCCCCGAGGGTGATGATGAACTTGAAGTCGATCTCGCCCAGGACCCCGAGCAGCTTGGTTGCCTTGGCGGTCTTCCCGGCGATGACGGCTTCACCCGTCGTGGTGGCCTTTTCCTTGAACACCACGGCGATCTCGTCCTCCACCAGGACCAGATCCGGGTGGTACTTCGAGACCAAGTCCCGCACGGTGTTCATCACGTCGTCTCCGGCCTTCCACATCTGGGAAGGGGGGGTTACGGTCTGCGCCATTGTTCTCTCCTCACAAAGGGAAGGCCGTCTGGATGCCTTCGGCACCAGACCGCTCCCAGATTTCACCCGGGTCCTTGCCCCCGGTGTAGATCACGTCCCGGCACCTGATACCCAGGGCCTCCAGCTTTTGCACCGCCCCCCAGCGAAATTTACCCTCTTCGTCGGTCCATCCGTGGGTCCCGTTCCGACCCTGCTCGTCGTTGTCGTAGACCATGTGGACCCAGGCTTCTTTGACCAGGAACCGGCGTAGGAACTCTACCTGCCGCTGGTTCAATGCAGCCGTGATGGACGCCAGGACCACATCCTTGGCCGGGACGGCCCACTGGAGAGCGAACATGTCGAAGGTTCCTTCGACCACCCACACATCCCCGCCCTCCCAGATCCGCCGCATGGAGGAAGGCGTCAAACCGGACCACACCGGGTTCCAGGCCGCTTCAGGCGTCAACCACCGGCTGAACTTCTTGATGTCCGTCCGACGGGCCTCGAACCCCAACACCTGGCCCCGAGGCCCCAGAAGGGGGACGATGAGCCAGCCTTCGAGCCACTCGCCCCTGCCCAACGGGCCGGTCCGCTTGCGCCAGAGTTCCTCGTCGGTAAGGGCCTCATCCGAGTGCCATGACACGCACCCAAGCTCGGCGATGACCCCCTCCTTGGCTCCACGTCCGTGGAGGTAGCCCTCCACGGACTCGGTCAAGGACATCTCCTTGAGGGCGGCGGCCAGCCAGGTCACGTCAACCCTCTACTCGGCTGGAGACGATGGCAAGGCCCCGTGCTGCGTTGTGGACCACGCCCACGATGTCCTTGCCGATGCGGTACACGGAACCTACGAAGGTGCGGTCCTTGGGGACGATCACGGCGAGATCCCGGGGCAGCCAGGAAGTGGGCCGGTGCGGCTTGTTCAGCTTGGTGGCGATCTCCATGCCGGGAGACGGCTCGCCCTCAACCGAAGGTGGAACCAAGATCTCAATCTCGCCAAGCTCGTACTCCTCCACATGTGTGATGGCCTCTTCCAAGCCCTCGGGGGTCATGGGGAGGACATTGCCCCACTCCCAGTGCTGTCCCGCCTTGTGGACAGCCTCCACCACGTCGAGGAAAAACTGCTCCGGCTGGGTCTTGAGCCGGACGGCTGCCTTGATGGTCCCATCCGCCGAGGTCTGGGGGACCCAGACCAGCCCTTTGCTGCTCGTCACGAGGTAAGGGGCTGTGTCCGGGGACACCTCGCATTCGAGAGCGAGCGGCGTCCCCTTCTTGGGGAGCTTCATCTTGGTCAGGTGCAGGAGATTGCTCATCCGTCCGCCCCGGGTGAGGCGATGGGGCAGTCCAGTGGCTCGGATCCTGAGCGGAACCAGTTCCAAGGCCACATCCGCCATCGCCAGAAGGCCCACCATCGAGGGGTCGGGCGGTCGATCATATCCAGGGGAGGAAGGTCGAACTTCACCAGGGCTACGTCCCCCTGCTCCCCCATCTCGAATACGGGGGCCTTCTCCCGCCGCACCACCACTGGGGCAGGCTCCTCTTCCTCATCCCCCTCGGCCTCGCCGTTGGCAGCGCTCTCTGCCTCCCCCTCTGGGACTCCGCCCTCCATTTCGAGCACCCACATGAGGGCCGCAGCGTCCGGCATCATCTCGGCCACGATGTCCCGCTTCTTCCGGGCCAACTCGACGAACTCCCGCTTGAGCACCTCCTTGGATTTCACCGGAACGAAAAACGGGCAGGAGGCGTAATCGGCGGAAGATTCGTGGTTCCGGTCACAGATGGCCCCGGCCTGTTCCGCATGGATGCAGACCCGAGGAAGGTCTTCGAGGGGCGTCATCCGGGGATGCGTACTTGGCCGCCGGTTGTACATGCAGTTTTCCGGCACCTCGGCCAGGCCCTCGGCCAACCGTTTGGACAGGTGGCGATAGAACACCTGCTTGAGCTTGTGCCGTACTTGACCCTCGGTCCTCATGCCTCACCGTACCCTTTCAAACTTGGACTCACCCCCCTTCCGCACGATGCGGTAGGAGCGGTCGGCGGCATCGAACAGGGCCGGGTTGTGGGTGACCATCAGGATGTCGATCTCCAACTTCCGGCAAAGCTCGGACAGGAAGCTCCCCATGTTGGAGATGTAGTTCGAGTCGAAGGCCGTGAGGCTCTCATCCAGCAGCAGGAGAGGGCGTAGACCTCGCCGAAGCATGATGATCACCCGGAGCAAAACGCTCTGCACGGTGAGGACGGACCCTCCGAAATCGTCCTTGGCCAGACCTTCGATGATGTCCCCGTTGGGCTTCTGCTGGACGGTGACCAACTCGACGCTGACCTTGCCCCGGCTCTCGTCGATGTTGGCCTTGACGGAGATGTCCTGGTCGTCGAAGACCGCTTGCAGCCCCTCCGATTGGAGCCGCTCGACCGCCTTGACCCCCTCGGTCACCTCATGGTCGATGAGCTTGCGGAACAGAGCGGCGACGAGGGTGAGGAGTTCCTCCTCGTCCTCCAGTTGCTCGATCTCCGCTGTGACCCCCTCCAGTGCCGTCTGCACGGCCGCTTTCCGCCCCTGAGCCTGGGCGACCTGGGCCTGGAGGTGGTCGATGCTGGGGACTGCGATCACGATGCGTTGCGGTCCTTGAGCCAGGCGCAGACCGTGGTGTAGTCCACCCCGTCCCGCTCCTCTCGGAACCGGACATACCCATTCGTGCCCCGGATGTGGACCCCGAAGATTGCAGCCTCTTGGCTCCATCCCCCGAGCACCTTCTCGATGTCCTTGAAGTCCACGCAGAACCCGCCGGGAGGAAGGTCCGATTCCACCTTGGGATCGCCGGTCTTGCCGGACTCGATGACGGACACGTCGATGGCCATCATCGACCCCGTCATCGCCTTCATCCCGACCCGGAGAGGGCCGTCGGGGTCCGGGCGGTCCACGAACAGCCGGGTGTCCTTCTTCTCGGCCCCAGAGGTCAGGAACGGGATGGCGGCCAGAAACTCCTTGGTGGACACCTTCCACCAAATGGGGTTCTCGGCGTCCCGGTCGATCACCAGCGGGGGGTACTTGGCGTTGAACCGGGTCTCCCCGAACACAGCCCCGTCAGCCCGCTTGAAGATGAAGTAGCGGTCGTGCTCCATCAGGGTCACGTCGGTGTCGCCGCAGGTCCCGAGGAACCGGATGACGGCCGGGGCGTCGTTCTTGTGGATGCGGAGGGCCGATTCGGAGAGGCCGGGGACCTCCACGAGGGTGATGGACTTCTGGTCGGTGGCGGAGATGAGCCCGTCCCGACACTCGATGAGGCACAGTTCCGGCCGCTTGGTCTCCTTGTCGAAGACGAACTGCTTGGCGTAGGCGACGGCTGCCGCCAGACGGTCGCCCTTGCAGGTGGCCTTCTCGGTCACGTCCGGCCAGATGGCGTCCCAGTACGGGAACCCCTCCGGGTCGAGGGTCTGGAACTCCATCGCCCCCTTGGGAGCCTTGGCCGTGACCACCTTCTTCTCGGTGTCGTAGTTCAGATCGATGGCCTCGTCGCCCACGGCTCCGACCCACTGGATGAGCCTGGCACCCTCCACCGTGAACGCCTTGGCCTCCCGGGCATCCACCACGCACTTGACGGGGGCGCTGCTGATCAACCGCCCGGCGAAAGTGAGCAACTCCACTCCGTCTCCCTGCACCCGGAAGACGATGTGAGCCGAGATGTCCGAACCCGAGGTGTTCAGGCTGTTGGTGACGACCTGGAGGGCTGCCTCCAGGTCCCGCTTGGCGACTTGCATCTTCATAGCAATCCATCTCCATCCCCGCCGGAAGCGGCGGGGTGTTTGTTCTGGCCCAGGAAGGGGCTGATCTCCTGCTCCGACTGGGTGATGCGGCCCTCCAGTTCGGTCACGAGGCCCTCGGCCTTCTTCTTCACGGCCTCAATGGCCTCATCGAGCTTGTCCGGCTCGATCCCCCGAGCCCGGATCTCCGCCTCGACCTCTTCTACGGTCTTGCGGGCTCCATCCAGCCGTCCTTGGACCCGCTCGATGTTCCGAGCAGCCGAGTCACGGCGCTTGACCGCATCGTCAAGCCGCTGGCGTAGCCCTTCCTGGTCGGTTGGAGCCATCGTCTCTCCTTACCCCATGTCCCCTGGTCTGCTATCCCCTCTCGGAGCCGAAGCCGAACTCGACGAAGCCGGTGGTCCCGTCGAACGCCTCCTCCTTGTTCTTGGGCTGCCGACGATTGGAGGCGATCTGAGTCTGGCGTTGAGGACACACGCTCTCGAAGTCACACAGCTTGCACATGGAGGGCTTGGGCGTAGCCTCGAACTTCTCCTTCTCGATCCCTTTGCGGGCCTCCAAGGCCCGCAGAGCCAGCCCCTTGAGGTCTTCCCGGGAGAACGGCACCCATTCGACCCCCGAGTCGGGCTCGGGCTTGATCGGGTTGCCCTCTGCGTCCTTCTCCCACTCTTCCTCGGGCGGGATGTACCCGTGAGGGAACCGGAAGTAGATGAACCCGAGCCGGTCAGGCATGACCCCCGTGTTGAGGTAAAAGACCAGGGCGTAGAACCGAAGCTGGTCCGGGTCGGTGTACTTCCCCCGGTGCTTGGAGTTCTTGCCGTCGAGGATGGTGATCCCCTTGTTGGGTTCGTCGTTCCGCCGGATCAGGAAGTCCATCCGGCCGCCCACCGGGCTCCACTTGTCGATGTAGGCGACGTAGTCCACCTCACAGCGGGCGTACTGGCCGACCAGCTTGTGGGCCTTGAGGGTCTTGAGGAACCCGTACACCCCGTCCCGGCAGACCCGGAACATCTCGTCCTTGGGTCCTGCGAGCCGCCAGTCGATGTAGTTCTTGGTGATCTCCAGCTTGAACTGCCGCTCAAGCTCCTCGTCGAGGAGCTTCTTGAGTTCCGTGGGGTGCTTCCACCACTCCTTGTTGTACATCGACTCCAGCACGGACTGGATGACGATGCCCATCACGGCATGGTGGCGGCTGTCCTTGAAGGGCCTCGGCTTGGGGCGACCTGGCCCCCCACCTACGTCGATGGCCCCCCAACCTCTGCTCCACAGGAAAGCCTGGGGGCAATCCTCGTAGAGCTTGAGGCTCGACCAGTAGAGCGTGAATTTCTTGCGGCTCATCGTCCCTCAGTCCGGTGTGCCGGGAACGGGTCCCAGACCCGCTCACTCTACCCACCGAACTTCGGGACGAGGCCCCCTATCTAGGGGTATGGGCTCAGGCAGCCATCCGAACGTCGAGGTTCTTGAGCCTTCCGTGCCACTTGATGCGGTTCACCCGGCGGCGGGGGGACAGGAACTCGGCGAGGGCCGGGACCTCCTGGCCGATCTCGGCCAGGACCCGCTGGTTCTCGTTGAGAGGGACCCGACCGGGCTCGATGACGGTGTGGCCGGGCTCGGCGTCGGGCAGCACGAAGTCGGCCCCCCTGGACGTAGACCGTGTGGTCCCACTCGGGATTGAGTCCGTCCCCACGGGTCATCCCGTGGAAGATGCTCTTGTTCCCGTAGGAGTCGATGGGCTCCTCGCCGTGGCCGTGACGGGTCGGGATGAAGACCTCCTCGTCGTTGACCACGGCAACTCCGTGCCAGAGGGCGGCCTCTCGGAACAGGAGCCACTCCTGCTCGGTCAAGGCGGGACCCTCTCGGGTGTAGAGGGTGGCCCCGTGGGTCTCCTCCGGCTGGAACCGGCGGAACTTGTGGATGTAGCGGTAGACCCCCTGGAGGATCTCCTTGAGCGGCTTCCCCGTCCCGATGGCCACCTGCTCCGCCGAGAAAGCGATGACCGAACCCGGGTCGATCCCGGGACAGTCGCCCGTATAGGCGGCGTGCGGGCAGTGGTCCGCCGCTGCGATGATGAGGAGCCCCTCGGGGGGCATGTCATCCGGTCGAACCCGGCCCCAGACCTGCCCGAGCGAGGACGACTCCCAGAACTTCTCGGGTGGACCGCCGAACCCGGGGTCGCCGGGCTGGTGGTGATCCACGAAGTCGATCCCGTCCTTGCCACCCTCCGGCGAGCACTCCACCCACAGTTGACCTGGGGCGGGCTCCGGCCAGTCAGCCTGGTACATGGTGTCGTAGCGGACGAGTTCACCGTCCTTCTTGGCCCAGACGACGTTCAGACGTTCGGAGATCCCCAAACGTCCGACCGCCTCCATCTCCGGGTCCATCATCCCGAGGACCAGGGTATGTGGTCTACTCTCCATCGTTTCCCCAACACACGAGCCCGCTGAGCTAAACTTCGTGGAACTCGTGGCAATGGCCGCAGTACCGATGCTCCACGTCCTGGGGGTGGAAGGACGTGCGACCGCACCGCAGGCACTTGATCCCGGTGGATCCCCGGTCTTCTACCATCTCGAAGGTCTGCACCCCCCAGAGGGGCTCGAACTCTCCCTGCTTCTTCGGGGATGGCCGGAGGTGCTCCCTGAGCGCCTCCCGGGAGGACGGAAGCTCTTCGGCGGCGGTAAGGCAGTGAGCGACAACCTTGGCCAGGGTCTCGCTGGTCAACGGCAACCCATTCAACTGCTCCTGGCGCTCCTTGAGCCGCCGGAGCATCGCCTCCTCCAGGGTTGCAGCCCGGCGGTCGCTCGGGGTCTGGTCGCCACCAGCCATCTCAGCCCTGCTGCTCCCAGTAGTCGATGGCCCGCTCCTTCACCTCGTCGGGCATCCCGGCCATCTCTCGGATGGCGTCCTCGACCGGCTTCTTGGCCTCCTCGGACAGGGCGGACTCCAGCGAGTCCACGAAAGCGCTCATCGTCATCTCCCGCACCTCCCGGCGAGCCCGGCCATCCAGGTCGAAGACCTCCTCGGGAGGGGCCACGACCAAGGGCCTTTCGCTGATGTCTACCCCAAAGGGGTCGAACTTCAGGATGGCAGTGGTGGGGGTGCGGTTCAGGTCATCCTGGCTCAGAGCCCCTCGTGAGAGGCTCCCGACGTTGATCACCCACTTGCCGGTGGCGATCTCCGTGATGCCCTGGTTCTTGTGCCAGTGGCCGAGACAGTTGTGGGTGAGCAATAGCCCCGCAACGTACTCTTGGGTGGAGGTTCGCATATTATAAACGGGACCTTGGTAAGCCTTCCGTGCAACGCCACGAACTCGTACCCAATACAGACCATCTGCAAAAAAACCGGCCACCGTCGTCTTCGAGAGATCGGGGATGGTCACCTGCATCCTGGCCGCCAGCATCCTGGCGTCCTCTCCGTAAAAACTAATGCAATGACAAGGTAACGTCTGAGAAATTCGGCCATCCGCCCACTTTGTCTCCCCCGCCGGGCGGATCGTGTAATAAGGGCGCAGCCCTACCGATAGGGCCAGGAGGTACAACTGGCTGGCAAGCCGGGGCGATACTGTGGCCCCCATCACTTCTGCTCTTACCCGGTCGTATCTCTCTGGGTTCCTGGCATGGCCATCGCCGTCCAACCAACCCACCAGCAGTTCCATGCGGCTAGCCCCGCTAAGCCCCCATGCCCATGAGGATAACTCCTTGGCCTCAGCATGACGACCCCCATGAGTCAAACAGAAATCGGCCACGGCAGGACTGTAAGCGCAGACCTGGATGCACCGGCCCTTTGTCTTATGGGGATGGGTGCTGAGCCCGAAATGTTCGCCCACCAGTCCGCCCACATCTTCATGCAGGTGAACCTCATCCTCATGGAATGACCACCCAACCCCAGCTACCGGCTCATTGTCCCTATTCTCGATGATGTGGCCTTCAGCGAGATACAATCCCAAAAGGCGAGCCAACCCGGGAGCTTGATTACCTCCAACAGGGAGGGCTGGGACCGGCACTGCCATATAGTCACCAGGCTCTATGTCCCTGGCGGGACACCAGTCTGGCACCACAATGGGTGGCTCTGTACAAGCCGAACAGGGGTAGGAGTCCTTTGGCTTGTCCTGGTGACATCTCCTGGTCGAGCGGGAAGGTAGCCTGCAACGCAGTCGTTTGGCGACCCAGAACGGATGCTCGACCGTGACGCCAGGGATGAGTTCGCAGGGAACACCTTCGATGTCGAAGGTCACCACCTCTTCGTTGATGTACCTGGCAGGGTGGACCTGCTCAACCGAAACCATGCCCCTTCGACCAGCCAGAGCCAGCGATTCCTGTACCTTCTCGATGGGGACAACCCTTCCACCCCAGTCAATAACCTGGGTCCCCGGCAGGAAACACCACACGTCTGGGTCGAGTTCAGCGAGGGCGGCGTACTGGATGATGTCCTCGCCCTCGAACATGGTCCCGCCCTGCTTGCTGGCGAGAACATGGGCCATCACGACCAGGTAGCTCTCATCCCCCTTCTTGATGCGGGTGAAACGATCCCAGTCGTACTCCGTCCCGTGGTACGGGATGCCGACGACCCGCACCTTGACCCCGTCCGCCTCGAACACGGCCTCATGCTCGTCGAAGCACCGGCGGAACACCCCCGTCTCGAACAGGACCCCGAGTGGCTGCTCCGGCAGGTGGGCGTAGTCGCCGTACTTGCAGTCGTGGTTCCCCACGTTCCCGTAGACGGGACACGGGTAGCCAGCGTGGACGGCAGCGACCCGCTGAATGGTGCGGTGGGCGTTCCTGGCCGGGCTCTTGATGTGGAAGAAGTCCCCTCCATCGAGCACAGCGGCAGCCCCGACCTCACGGGCGATCTCGCCGACTTGGGACAACTTGCCCATGAGCGTTTCGTTCCAGTCATCCACCCGAGAAGCGGGTGGGTTGTCCGAGACGTGAACGTCGCTTCGCCAGACCAGGTTGATGCTCACACGTTCCCCTCGATCCGCCGCTGCATCCGTTCCCGCAGCCAGCGGACCTTCCTCATGACCGTTTTGGCCCCATTGAGCCCCGCCGGGTTGCACACGTTCCCCGACTTGAAGTGGCAAAGGGCCTTGGTCTCGTCCTTGTGCCGCCCCAGGTAGTGCTCCAAGGCCCGAAGGCCCGCCTCTTGAAGGTCGCACCCCTCACGGGTCCTGCCTGGACACCAGAACTGAGGAGCGGCCTGGAGGATGCCGGAACACCCCGAGGTCGAGTTGACGGCCGTGGGTACGAACCTCGATTCGCTCCAGGCCAGTTCGATGGTCAGGGCCACGTCGAGCCCCCTGGCTTCGGCCGACCGAGCCAGGCGGTTGCAGGCGGCGAGCCTGACTTCGGCGTTCGGGTGGGTCTCGTACCGGAACAGAAGCTCCTCACAGACCGGATGGTTGTCGGCCCCGAATGCGAACAGCCCGAAGACCAGGAGCAGTACCTCAAGAATCATGGTTGTTTCCCTCCGTCATAGCGCCACAGGTCGGGCACTTCTCGAACCCTCCGAGAAGCGTCTTCACCTCGGCGTCTACCCGCTCGGCCTCGGCAGTAAAGGTCTGGAGGTCAGCCTCCAGACCACCTACCTTGGCTTGAGCGGCGGACAGACGTACCCGGGCATCCTCCAAGAAAGCAAGTGCAGAGAGGGCCTTCGACACCTTCTGGGTGTCAAAGGCCGCCACCTCTACACATTCGGCCCCTGATAGGCTCATCACCACTTCCCGGGCGGAGACCCACCGAGAACGGAGCGAAAGGAGGGCCTCCAGAGAGGCCAACTCCGCCTGTGCTGTCCGGGGATCGGGAACGGCCACATCCTCGATCCGTCCCAACCGGACCACCTCATCCCGGGCAGCTTCGAGGCGGGTCTTGTACGAGATCATGGTCTCCAGGGCCTTGGAGAGCTTGATCACCTTCTCCCGGTCGAGAAGGAGGGCCTCGACCTGGGCAGCCACGGTGTCGAGACCGTCGAAGGCTTGCAGAGCCTCGATGTGGGCGATGCGGTCTTCCCTTCGGATCTTCAGCTTGCTGCTCGCAGCCCGCAGGTCCCGGTCAACGGAACGGAGCGCCCCATTGAGCTTGGCTACCCGGTCCACGTCGGCCACAGCTTCGGCCAGGCTCGACCCGGGCTGGTCGAGAAGGAACACCTGGCCTGTGATCTGAGGGGCCAGGGTGGGCCACACCTCCTGCCCCATGACCTTGATGGGGGTCACGCCGAAGGCCCTCACTTCATCAGGGACGGCCCGACCCGGGTGGATGGGCTTGCCACCGTCGATGATGTAGGTGGGCTTGGACCGGCTCGTGGTCCCCTTTTTCCAGATGATGGATCGGCCATCAGAGAACTTGAGAGAGACGGACATCTCGTCCGCCCCGTGGCGAACGAAGGTCGTACCGGGGGTGTTCTGGAACACCCCTCGGATGGCCCTCATGAGGGCCGACTTGCCCGAGTTGTTCGGGCCGGTGATGGCCGTGAAGCCACTGACCTCCAGGCCCGTGTCCTTGAGGGACTGGAAATTCTTGACGTGGACTTGTACCGCCATGCGGATCACCTCCGGTGGCGGTTACTTTACTCGCCGTCGTCAGCGGCCTCATCGTCGCCGTCAGACGGAGGGTTGGTCCCGTCGTCGGCGAGCAGTGCATCCATGTCCACCTCGATGCCGTCCACGATCTGGGCCAGATCGATGGCGTCCTGGTCCTCCTCGGCGATCTCGGGGAGGGTTCCGCCCGCCGCCTGCAAGGCGGTCATAGCCAGCTTGGTGATCTCGGCGATGGCCCCCGGGGCCTGGAGCAGGTCGTTCTTGAACGCCACGAGGCCCTGGGACTTGATGGTCGTACCGTTCTCCCGCTCGAACGTGTACCAGGCACCCCCCTTGTTGACCTTGCCGTGGGCCGTGGCCACCTCGATGCAGGTGCGGAGGTCGTCGATGCCCTCACCGAACACCACGTAGAACGTGCCGGTGTGCTGCTGGGAGCCGGAGACCTTGGACTTGTCGATCTTCGCCTTGATGATGGACGAGACGACCTGCTCCTCCATCTTGTGGCTCAGGGCGCTGTAGACCTTGCCCTTCTCGGACTGGACCCGCTGGAACTTCATACGGACCTGGGCGTAGAACTTCCACGCCTCCCCGCCGGAAGCCGTGGTCCCATCGCCGCCGTAGCCGGAGGTGTTGATCTTCTTGCGAAGCTGAGACAGCCCCATGACGTGGGAGCCGGTCTTGCTCACCAGCGAAGCCACCTTCGGGAGGAACGTGGACCACTTGGCGGCCTGGAGACCGACCCGTCCGATGTTCCCCTGGTCTTCGAGCTTCTGGCCGAAAATCTCCTGTGGGACACCGGCGGAGATGGAGTCGAGGATGATGAGGTCCACGCCCTGAGCCCCGCAGGCCCACAGCACCTTCATCCCCTCCTCCAGGGTGTTCGGCTGGGTGAGATAGAACTTCGCCGGGTTGTCCACGGGGACCCCGAGCGCACGGGCGTAGGACAGATCCAGGGCGTGCTCCCAGTCGATGAAACAGACCATCCCACCGGCGGCGCACACGGCCTTGGCGGCCATCAGAGCCACCGTCGTCTTGCCCGAGGACTCGTGCCCGTAGATCTGACTGACCCCACCCTTGGGCCACCCGGGGCACGGGGCGATGCCGTTGCGGTTGAGCCGTCCACCGATGAGGTAGTCGAGGGCGATGGACCCGGTGGGGATGTAGGGCCTCGACTTCTTCAGGGCGGCGTTGTCCACGTCGATGCCGGGGTCGTCGTCCTTCAGAACCTTGGTGACGGCCGCACGGGCCTTCATGAGAGCGTTGGGGGCCGACGTGGCCTCCTTACCCTTCGTCTTCTTCTTGGCTGCCATCGTCGGTCTCCTGTGACCACATGAAGTAGCGTTCGTCCTCACGGTAGAGGAGCCCAGACTTCTCGGTCTCCCCGGCCCGTTTCCCCCGCTGGAACGTGTGGATGCGGCTGAAATGCTGCCTCTCCACGGGGGTTAGATCATCGTCTTCCAATACCCCTTGGAGCCGTAACCAGAACCTCCCCCCAGCCACGGCGGCCCAGTAGGCATCAGCCTCATCGGCGTTCCAGACGGAACCTTTCCCACCACAGTGGTCCCGGGCTGCCTCGGCCATGTCCCCCTTGTGCATCGTCCACAGACGACCACCAACCTTGGGGCGACCCAGGCTCTCCCGAGCGTGGGCTTTCAACTGGGGCGGGGTGAACAGGACGAGGTTCTTTCGTTCCAGGTAACACGCCTCGCAGACGTACAGGAACAGGCCGTACATGCCCTCGGAGTACATCTCCCCATACACCGAGGACTCCGAGGCCATGGCATCAGGTTGTAGACGCTGAATCAGCGTCCGAACCCGGTCCCGAAGGTCGATGTACCTGGCGACGAAGAGGGTCTTGGAGGAAGTCTTGAACCGTCCCCGCTCGATGCACCGGGCGGGGCCGGTTCCGTCCGTGTCGTGGAAGGCCCAGCCAAAGCTGGTGAGGGAGGGGTCGAAGCCGAGGACACGCATTCAGCCAACCCCGCAGCGCAAGAAGTTCGGAGGCGGGAACGGGAACCGTTCCCCGAGGCCCCAGCCCAAAGGACCCGGTTCCCGCCCCGCCATGCGATCAGTCGAGGATGTTGTCCACGAGGCCGTCGATGTCGGCCGTGGCCGCCGCTCCGGTCGCTGCCGCTGCGTTGCCGGTGGCGCTGCCGCCACCCCCGGCGAGCTTCTCCCGCAGCTTGTTGATGCTCATCTCCCGCCCGATGTCGTTGGGGAGGTCGGCGGCGATGGCCTGCACCCGCTCGATGATGTGCTCCACGACCTTCTTGGCCGTGTCCTTGTCGGAGTCCTTGAGCTTGCGGAGCAGGCTGTCCTTGCACGGACCGAACGTCATCTTCTGGAACTTCGAGTCCGAGCAGTTGACCGTGAGGTCGTGCTGCCCGAGCGGGAACTCCCGGTGGATCGGAGCGATGGCCGTGTACTTGTCCTCGCTGAAGATCCAGGGCAGCACCTTGAAGTCGAGTTCCTGCACCCGCTGCATGTCGATGCTGCCGTCCTTCTTCGTCGGCCACTGGACCACGATGGTCCCGATGGACAGGCGGGACGGGCTCCCGGCGAGCTTCGTGAACTCCGGGCCGCCGTCGATGACGTAGCCCACGCCCTCGAAGTAGAACCGCTTCGCACGGCCGAACTTCGGGGTCTGGGCGTCCATGTCCAGAGTGCCCTTCTCGAAGCCGGGCCACCAGGCGAAGGACAGGCGGTAGTTGCCTCCCGTCTCACCCTTGAACTTCTCGGTCTTGCTGCCGACGTTGTCGTCGTTCTGGCCGAAGCCGAACTCGACGAATGCTCCTGCGTTGCTCATCTCGTCTCTCCTTGGCGGGTCATGAGTCAGTACGTTGGGGTTTCAGGACAAGTGCCCGCTCTGGAACCTATCTACTCCACCCCTCACAAAATCGAACCACCCTACTCGAACATTTCGAGTAGGGAATCGAGGTTCTGGTCCGTGAAGGGGGAGCCGGTGCCACCCTTGGGCTTCGGGACCTCTACTGCGGCCAGGGCACGGTCGATCTCGTCCCCGGACGTTCCATTTCCAGGCAGCACCTCGGCCGCCGTCTTGGCCTCTCCCCCGGTCGTCGCCGAGAGCAGAGGATCCTCCGAAAGGGGCTCCTCGGCCGGGGACTCTTCAGGAGGGGTCTCCACCTCATCATCCTCGGAGTCGTCATCAGAGATGGCTCCGAGGTGGATTTCACCTTCTCCGCCCATCTCCTGAATGAGGTTGACAACATCCTGGGCGTCATCGCCGGTGGCCACCCCCTGGCCGGGCTCCAGTTCCGGGGCACCTGGTCTCCTGGTTCCCCACCGGCCCCCAAGCTCAAGCTCCGTGGCGCAGAGGCGAACCTGGTCCCGCAAACGGCCTTGGGTGTCTCGCAGATCCGAGCGCTTGGCCTTGATGACCAGGAGCACGGCATCCATGTCGGAGACCTGCTGCTCCAGCTTGTGGACCTCCAGCCACTCGGGCTTGAGCTTGATGGCAGCGTAAGCATCCCGGTCAGAGATGTTCCGACCAGCCCGGACCTCGGGGTCCTCGGCGAACAGGAACTTGGTTGCCAGTTCGAGGGCTGACTGCTTGGCCCGGAGATCCCGCTTGAGGTGATGGAGTCTTCGGCTCACGTCGAGGAAAATCCCCTCGACCTCGGTGAGGTGCTTGCGGCACAGGGCCGTCTTCTCCTGCAACCGCTTTGGTCCGAAGGCGAGGGGGTCGGAGTCCAGCGCAACCCTGAGCCCCTCCAGGCGGACGTAGATGGCATCCACCTCGTCGTTGGACAGCAGGGCATCCGACGTATCCTTGAACAACGTCTGGGCCTGCTGCTGGGGCTTTGGCTGGCTCATGGGCCTTCTACTCCTCGCCGCCCAAGAGGGCAGCCATCAGCTTGCCGTAGTTGTGAGCCACGGCTGTACATGCCCTGTCGGCCTCGCCCTTCGTGATGATGGACCCTGCGGCTGCGTTCTCGAAGGCCGTCTGGTCCACCTGCATCCCTAGCAGGTAAGCGGCGATCTTGGCTTCCTTCAAGGTCATCCCGCTGGCGGCGAAGTCGGCCTCGGACGGCATGGAGGCCAATCCCCGGCTACCATCGTCCTGCACGGAATCCCAGGCAGCCGAGAACCCGACGAAGTGGTCACCGCCCCGGCCCTTCACGGAACGGGTGCAGATGACCTTGGTGATCTTGAGCCGGTCCCGCACTTGCTTGATGACCGCCTTCTTTTCGTCCCTGGTCATATCCATCTCCCAGCCCTGCGACGGGCGGCTTGATGCCCACTTCTACCCCACGGGAGCGGTGTTGAGCCCTCCCAGGCGGTCAAGGAACAACGTGTTCCTCTCGTCCTCCCGGGCGTTGAGGACCGCCTTCGTGAGGGCCGAAGTGGTTCCGACCAGGATGACCTTCTTGCGGGCTCGGGTGACGGCCGTGTACAGGAGGTTCCGCTGCAACTGGTGCTTGAAAGAATCCACCACAGGCATCACGATCACGTCGTATTCGAGCCCCTGAGCCTTGTGGACCGTGCAGGCGTAGGCCAACCGGATGAGCTTCATGGCCTTCTTGAACTCGATGGGGACGAACAGGGGGGTCTCCCCGAAGACCTTGACCTCGATGGCCTTCTCCTTGAGAGAGACCCGGCTGATCTTGCCCACGTCCCCATTGAAAACCCCCAGGCTGTAGTCGTTCTGGACGACCATCACCCGGTCGTCCTCCCGCATCCAGTCGTTGCCGACCCGAGCCTCCCCCTTGCCCGGCCCCTTGGGGTTCAGAAGCTCCCGCAGACGCTCGTTGAGCTTGGTGACCCCCACGGTTCCAGCATGGCGTGGGGAGAGAATCTGGAACTCCGTCCGCTTCTCGTAGAGACGCTCTGCCAGCTTGCAGATGGTCCCGAGCACCTTGTCCTCGTCCTCGACGTGGATGAGGACGAAGTCGCTCTTCGGGTTGGATACATCGGGGACCTCGCCCTTGTGGATGTCGTGGGCGGCAAAGACGATGTCCGAGGTGTCCTCTTGGCGGAAAATGGTCGTGAGCTTGGTGACCGGAAACAGGCCACTGGAGATCATCTCCCGTAGCACGTTCCCCGGGCCAACCGAAGGAAGCTGTGCAGCGTCTCCGACGAACACGATCCGGCAGGTGGGGGCGGTGCAGTCGAGCAGCCGGAACAGAAGGTGCTGGTCGATCATCGAGGCTTCGTCCACGATGACCACCTGGGCCGGATGAGGGTGCTCTTGACTGAACCCCCAGTCAGACTGGTCCTCTCCCGACTTGCTCGCCCTCTTGGTCTCCCCGACGATCCCAGCGTAGGTGGCCTCTCGGCCATCGTCCGACTTCCCCTTTGCCGAGAAGGCCCGGTGGATGGTGTACGCCTTCGACCCCGTGAGGGCGGACAACCGCTTGGCGGCGATGCCGGTCGGGGCACAGAGGAGGAACCGGACCTCGGCGTCCTGAAGAATGCCCACGGCCGCCTTCAGACTGGTGGTCTTCCCCGTCCCAGGAAGTCCGGTGAGAACGCTGACCGGGTGGAGGAGGGCATTTACGACTCCCTGGCGTTGCCGTGGGGAAAGATCGATGGACGATTGGTGCCCCCACTCCCGAACGGCGGCCTTCACGGTCGCCTCCAGGTCTCCACCCGAGGCGGCCCCTTCGGTCAGGGGGCCGAACCCAGCCAACTTCCCCATGTACTCGGCGGCATCTATCCCGCCCGGCCCGAATGCTGCGGTCTTCTGGCGAGCGAGGAGCCGCTCGGCCCCCTCCTTCTCCATCAGATGAGCGAAGGGCTCGTAGATGGCGGTCGTTCCGGGCTTGGTTGTCCGGTCGATGACCAGGAGCCCCTCCTTGTGGAGAGCCGTGAGGGCCTCGGCGAACGCCTGCTTGTCCGGTTCTCCAATGAGCGTGCTCGTCTGGCCCCACAGATGACCCGTGGACATGTACGTGTGGCCGAAGCTGCCGAAAGTCTGGGCCGCATACAACACCGCCCCACGCATTCGGTTCGGGTGGGTGAGGTCCAGGCCCAGCCGCCGGGCGATCTCATCAGCGTTGGAGAAGGTGATGCCCTCGATGCGGACCAGTTCCCATGGGTTCGAGGACAGGATCTTCTCGGCCTCGTCCTCGAACGTTCGCCACACCTGCCGGACCTTCCCAGGAGGGAGCCCCAGGTCTGAGAGGAACCCGAGGGTCTGGAAGAACGTCCGGGTGGCCGCCCACCTCTCGGCGACGTGGGTGGCGGAGAACTTGGCCAGGCCGGGAACCTTGCGGAGCTTCTTGGGATCGCCGAGGGCGTCGAGGAACTTGTCGTCGCCGAAGTGCTGGCGGATCAGACGGCAAACCTGGTGGCCCACCCCGTTGGAAGACAGGATTCTTTCGGCGGTCTCGGCGTCCCAGCCGTTCTTCAGGACCGGGGCACGGGTGATCCGAAGCTGTTTTCCGTACTTCTCGTGCTTGGTCCAGGTCGCCTCGAATCCCAACCAGCACCCCACCTCGACCTTGATCCCGGGGATGTGCCCCCGAACCGTGACCGGCTCGGCGAGCCCTGGCATCCCGGCGAGGCCGCTGGCCTCATCATCAAGGCGGACCTTGAGGATGTAGAACGCCTCCGCTGAATCGTCGAACAGGACGGTGTGGACCCGCCCCTCGTAGTAAGAACCAGACGCCATCAGTTCCCCGCAGCCTTTTTGACCTGATCGAGCATCTCCCGAAGGCTCTGGGCCTGTCCCGTGAGTGCTTCCACCTGTTCTGCGGCCCCCATCGTGGCGAGCTTGTCCTTCATCTGCTCGATGGCATCCGTCGTGGCCCCCACGATGCGGCCATGGTGACACCACATCATGTTGAGTGGCACCTCCAGTTTACTCCCGTCGAACTGGTGCAGAACCCACCCCTCCCCCTCTTTCTGGAGGAGACCCTCGCCCGTAAACACCAGCATTCGGTCGGGATTTTTGTGGTGCCCTGCGGGACAAGGGACCCCGGCGACTTCAAGGCGGCAGGAACCCCCGCCCCACCTCCCAGGCTCGATGCCGTTCGGTGGAACGTGGGCAACGGTGAGGCGAACCTGTCGCCCTTCGAGACGCCTGAGAGCGGGCTCTACCTCCAGGTCTCTGGGCTCGGCCCGAACCCAGAGGCTATCGTGCTTGATGTAGAAGTTGCCTTCGAGGGCGATTGTCAGAAGGGCTTCCATGGCTGGCCTCCTCCCCTGTACTACCCTTTGGGGAGGGGCAGCCCGGCTACTGAGCCTTGACCTTGGCGAAATCCACCGTGCAGGAGTCGTTGGAGCAGAACTTGTCCTCGGCCTCCTTGTCGTGGAAGTCGCCCGAGGACAGGTCCAGCGGGGTGATGCGGGCCGCCATGCGCTCGTAGGTGGCCTCGTCGATCTCCTCGTAGGGGGCCTGCTCATACCCGTGCTCCTTGGCCGGGAGCATGGAGATGGACTTCAACTGGTCCTCGAAGGTCGAGAGGCAGGTGGCGATCTCCTCAGCCTCGTCCGGCCTGAACGTGACGGTGACGCTCACCTGGTTGTCCGCCCAGTGCCGCTGGAGGGCCGCCGCCAGGGTGAACTGCTCCCAGATGGTCACGTCGTTCTTCCCCTTGGAGAAGTGCTTCTCCTCGACGGGGAACGAGACGACCGACGTGTCATCGGCGTAGCGGTCGGGCTCGACGTGATAGCCCGCCTTCTTGGCGGCCTCGACGAGGGGATCGGTGTTCGCCACCCGGATGCGCCGGATGTAGAACTGGCTGTGAGGGAAGTGGATGCCCGGCGTCGCCCCGCACAGGAGGGAGACCGTCCCGCTGGGCTTGACCGTCGTGACCTTGATGCTCCTTGGGACGCAGAGCCACTCCGAGTAGATGCGGTCCAAATCTTTGATGTAGTCGTACCCCTCTTCACACCACCGGACGAACTCCCGGTGACCGAGCTTCTGTCGGGCCTGGACGATGCCCGACATCGAGCAGCCGATGCGACGATTCCGCATCATCACGGCATTGGAGCGGGGCTCGTGGCAGGGAACCAACGTGACTGCCTTGGAGTAGAGGTAGGCCATCTTGAGGGTGGCCTTGAAATCCTCGATATCCGTGTGATGGGCCGGGTAGGTCTCCACCAGGTTGCACTGGTAGGTCAGCACGTTCCCGAACACACCCATGTGGTTCTCTGGTTCGTCGAAACAGTAGGTGGTGTGCAGGCCCTCCAGCTTCTCGACCCGCACCACCTTCTGCTTCCGTGCCCGGTCGATGGGCATCCCCTCGGGATGAGCGTTGTTCGTGGCGTAACGGGAGCCGAACGAGTCGATGACCTTCAGCCGAGTCGGGATCTCGCAGCACTCGTAGCTGGGGATCGTGAGGTAATAGAGGTCGTAGTTCCGAACGCCGAGGTTTGTCTCGGTTCCTCTCTCGGCGAACAATCGAAGCGAGGCATGGTTGATGCCCGCCCGACGTAGGAGAAGTTGGGTGTCACGGAGCTTGGCCTCGGACCCGTACAGACGGAACCCTTCCGCCCCAGACCCCTTGTTGGTGATCGAGCCGTCCGCCTCGATCCACCCAGCCACGAACTCAAGGATAGACTCCCGGTTCATGCGAAAGATGTCCGGGGCCAGACCGCAGTCCTTCGACCGAAGGGACTCCGCCACGTTCATGGGGATGAGCCCTTGCAGGGAAAGGCGGTTGACTGGGTCGGTGTAACCCTCGACGATCTGCGGCTTGTACCATGTGCCCTGAACATCGAGATCCATGAGCTTGGCCTTGTCGCCGCACACAGCGACCATCGGGTAGGTGTGCCCGTTGGACGTGGACAGGAACCCGTCCCCAGCAAACAACCCCCACTCAAAAGCAGCCCCGTTCTCCTCCCCCTCGATGGGGGCGTCGATGTCGAACGGCACCACCTGACTTCCCTCGGTGAGCGCCAAGGTTTCGACCCGGCGGAACACCCGTTTTCCGGTCGGCTTGACGTGCCACCCGTGGTTACCCGTGCAGTCGAGGTACGAGCCGTCCGACAGGTGGACCCGGAACAGTTCCCGCCCCTCACCCGTCACACGAGGGATGACCGTGGACCAGTCGTCGCCGTTCCAGATGTCCACTGACTCTCCGACGAGATCCCGAATCTTCTGGACGCCTCGACGGTGTTGAATGTAAGTGTCGGAACTCACACACAATTCGAACGGTTCGAGCGACTGCTCCCCGCAGTTGTGGACCGTGATCCCGTTGGCCCCGAACCGATGCACGCCTTCGATGGTCCCGTCGAACACGGGCTCCACGCCCACGTAGGTCACCGACTCCACCACGGCCACGAACCGCTCCCGGTTCAGGGACCGCTTGTAATCGCCCTTCAGGGACGCAAGGGTCGCCTTCTTCTCGGGGTCATCGAACCCGATCCGGTCGGCGAACACGGCGATGTTGTCGTTGGACACGACCAGTTCGTGCTGAGCTTCGCAGTCGTAGGGGGCCATGTCTCCTTTGCCGTCAGGCATCAGGCGGGTCCCCTCATCTCGACGGTTCCAGTAGATGGTCGAGTTGATGCCGAAGTGCATCAGCATCCGCTGGGCGACCGTGAGGTGCTGCCGGTTCGAGGAGGACAGCCGGACGGAGACGCCCTTGGCCTGCGACCCCTGTACGGAACCATCGGCATCGAACAGACCCCGCAGGAACGCTGACTGGAACGCTGACGATGCCATCAGGATGTTGTCGTTGATGATCTCCTTGGCGTGAGAGATCCCGAACTCCGGGGCCAACTCCCACAGTCGGCGACTTCCAGTCGTGACCAGATCCCGGTCAGCAACTTCCGAACCCGTCCGCATCTGGTGGTAACGGGGGTCCCCCCCGAGGGACTCGATCCGGCGGAGGGCGATTTCCAGCATCGCCTCCTTGGTGGACCCCCAGAACTGGAGGGTAGCCGTCTCCCGCTCGGTGTGGAAATGGCCATCACCGAGCAGGTTGCCGAACAGCCACCCCTCCTCGGCCGTTCCGAGACCCGCCCACTCCAGCGGGGCCGAGTCACCCGTGCTGGACTCGAAGGTTCTGACGTTGTTGAGCACGACCTTGTCGCCGGGCTCCAAGTCCTGCGCCTCGACCCACGCCTCGTACCGCTTCTTCCGGGTGACCTTGGTGGCCATGAGGATTTGGTGGTCAGCAGTGACACGAATGGAGTGCCCCTCCTTCGTCTGGAGGAGGAACACCGGCTTCACGCCCGTCTGGAAGAAGCCCTCGCAGCGGTAGGCCCCACCATCCACGATGGCGTGAAATGGCCGCCCGACGAGCTTGTCCGCCCGAACAGGACCCTTCCCCGTGAAAACGAGGGTGTCCCCCGTGACGCAGGGGTTCGTGCCCATCACCCGATAGTCCTTGTTGTCCGCCGGATCCCCCATCCGGCTGAACCGGCGGGCGTTCTCGATCCAGAAGATGCCGGGCTCGCCGTTCTCGGCGATCTGCTTGGCGATCTCCGTGTAGTCCATCCCGACGTGGCCGAAGACGCTGTTGTTCGAGGCCCACCGTCGGTCGTTCAGTGGGTGGGCGGCGATGGCAGCCTCGACCTCGGCGGCCTGTTCCTCCAGCGCCGCCGTTGGAAGACCCGCCTCCGCAGCACCCCGAAGCTCTTCGGTGAGCTTCGCTTTCCTCTCGTACAGGGGGAGCAGATCGGCGTTCGACTTGAGGTCGAGAAAAACCAAGTCGTCGGGCTCTCCAAACATGATCTCGGCCGTGCGGCGGACCCCACCGGCCACGACACAGTTGTGAACGTAGAATCCGTTTGCGTCGAAAGCGTGGACATCCTTCACGGTAACGTCGTAGACCGGCTCATCCCCATCAGGGATAAGTGCCTTGACGACGGCCACCGCCGACCGCTGGTAGGGGCCACGAACCCACGGGTTCGCTTGTATCTCCGCCGCCTTGCGGGTGTTTCCAAAACCAACCCGTTCGGCACACCGCTGGGCATCAACCCCGCCGATGTAGAGGACGTACTCGTCCTCCCGCCCAGCCCAGAACACCGACGAGAGAATGCCCAACCGTCCAAACATCCGCTGGACAGCAAGCAGCATCCCACGGTCACTCTGCGAGAGCGTAATGCACCTGCGGTCAGAGGATACGCTGCCATCCGCATCCAGCAACCCCCGCAGGAACCCCTTGTAGAAATCGCTGGAGGTACGCTCAATACGGTCGTTGACGGTCTTGGCCCCCTTGCGGATCCAGTACTCGGCTGCGAGCACCGTGAGGGCCTTGCTGGACAGCATCTGCCGTCCATCCCCACCGTTGTAGCGCCACCCCTGCCAGTCTGCACGGTGAGGCATCCTCTCCACGATCTCTCCGGTGACTTTCCGCACCGACGCCGACCCGGCATCCTGATCCCAGGTGAAGAGCATCGCAAGCTCCCCCCACTCGGTATCCCGAATGCTGCCATCCCCCACGAGCAGGCCGAGAACGTAGCCGTCGTCTTCGTTGCCAGAACCCCCCCAGGAGAAGTTTTGATGGTCGTGAAGACGCACCTTGACCCCAGGCTCCAGTTGCCCAGCGGCAACCCACCGGCCGTCGGCCAACATGACCTGGTGGTCTTCCGTGAGTCGCAGTTCCCAACCCTGATCGGTCACGAGCTTCAAGACGGGCTTCGTCCCCGTTTGAAAAAAACCCTCAGACTCCATCGGGTAGACCTTGCCATCGATGACCAGGTCCACTTTTTTCCCCACCAATTCCTTGACCTGACGGGGGCCTTGCACGGTCATCACCCATGCGTTTCCTGGGAGACATTTGCCGATGTAGTTGAACACGTCCACGATCTGGCTGGACGTGATCCTGTAGGGCTTGCCGTTCCCCTCGAACAGGCAGCGCACCGAGTCGGCCGTGTCGTCCGACTTGGCGAAGTTGGTGTACATGCCCTGGGGCAGCAGGAGCCTCGTGACCCCCTCGACCAGCTTCTTGAGCGGAGCGGCCCCCGAGGCGATACCGCCGAAGCCCCGGATGGGGGCTCCACGGGGCCGGATCTTGCTGTAGTCCACCACGAGCGGGAAAGCCGACTTGTGGACGAAGCTGTTGAGGACGTTGCGGACGAGTTCGACCCAGCCCTCACGGCTGTCCTCGACCACCAGCATGTCCGTGGTGGTCTTGGGTGGCAGAACCTTGACCGACTCCGCACCCCGGGTGTCGCCGCCCACGCCCACGCCCAGCATGGACATGTCCATGAGGAAACAGAATGGGAAAGCGAAGTCCTCGTTGATCTGGGCGGTCGTCACGAACGAGCAGTTCTGGAGAGCGGCTGAACCCTTCTCGAACAGGAGGTCGGTCCCCATCATCCAGAGGCCACGCCCAGGTGGCGTGAACTTGAACTCCCACATCCGCTGGAACATGTCCTGGGCTGACTTCTGCGCCTTGGACTCGTTCCACGGGACCCCCATGGAACGGCTCCAGACCTTCTGAATGTTGAAGCATCCCTCGACGACCCGCTGGCACGTCTGCCAGAACTCCTCGGTCGGGTGGCTGCACGCCTCGATGCAGTTGCAGAGGCGGCGGGCGTAGGTTCGCTTGAATGTAAACCACCCCACCGGCCCCCATGCTGGTTGCTGGCCAAGGAATCTCTCCAAGAAGGAGGGGTTCAGTTGGAAAATTCTCGGTTTGCGGTCTGTGGTTGGGGGATTCGGGTGGTAGATCATCGACGGGCGTCCACTCTCGTGTTCCGGTAAAGCCAACAGCAACGACCCGGCCCAGTGCCCCTTCCCCGGGCTATGACCAGGTCGTGTTGGTCGTCACTCGCTCCATAGCTGCAAGAGCTATTGGCCTTCTACCGTACCCGCCCGAGAGGGCTATCAACAGACCTCCAAAAGGCGAGAACAGAGCCCTATCCACGGGTCAATGTGCCCGTCCAAAAGGCCCCTCTCGGCCTCGGCGAGCGCCTTGATGAGGCGGATGATCCGGTTCCGACCCCAGGCCCGTGCCGCTGGGAGGATGGTCTTCTCGAAGTAGTATGCGTTCACCCCAAGCTCGGCTGCGGCGACCTTGGGGGGGAGGTTCTCCAAGCTGGCGGCCTGAAGCCACTTGGTCGCCTCCGCACCGAGCATACTGGTGACCCACATGAGGGGGTCCTGGCGGCTCCGCTTCTTCAAACGGTCCAGGGTAGCCAGGAGCCCACGACGGTTCCGGGTACGGATGGCATCGAACAGAAGCCCAATGTCCACCTGGAGAAGTTCCGACATCCCCGTCGAGATGTGATCCCGGTCGATGACCTTCGACCCAGCGGCGTCGGCCAACAACGCCATCTTCCGAAGCTCGAACACCAGGAACCCGTAGTCGGTCCCTGCCCGCTGAGCCAACGCCTGAGCCAGCTTCCGATCCACCTCTTTCCCGTGCTGCTCCTTGGCCTCCTTGATGATGAAATCGGCCGCATCCTCGATGGCCGTCCACTTGCCAGGCCCCGAGAACTTCTGGTGCTTCGCCTTCAACTCGGCGGCGAACTTGGCGAACTTCGTCCGCCCATCTGGCTCCCCCTCGTAATGCAGCAGCAGGAGCGCCTCCGGCTTCTTTGCCTTAGCCAGGGACCTGTACAGGTCCAGGTCCCCCTTCTCCGGGTTGCTCACCACCACCAATGCCGGGCCACCCCCTCCGAGGAACGGGTTCCCCTCTATGGCAGCCTCGATGGCCCCAGGAACCGAGGCGTCGGCGTGCTCGATTCGCACCCCGGACGCCTCGTTGGCGGCCACGAGTTCGTTCACCCGGCGGAGGCGAAGAAGCGCCTGCGAACCTGAGATGACCCACACACCGGACATGCCCCTTCTACTCCTCTCCCACCGAGATCGACCACAGGGGATCGAACGGTTCACCCCAAGAGGGGTTCGGCTTTTCAACCGGAGGGACGCCTTCATACAGGGGCTCGTCGCCATCCATCAGGGCGTTCGACCACAAAGGGGTCAAACGGGCGGAGACCTGCCCGCTGGTCCGGGTCCACCCGCTCGGTTCCGAAGTGGACCGCCTCCAAGAATTGCTGAGCCAAGAGCCCCTTCGCCACCAGGGCCAAGGACCAGTTGTCCCCGGCGATGGTGATGTCGAACGAGAAGTCCAGTTCCGTCTTCTCGATACCCGACTCCTCAAGGAACATGTGAATCTGGGCACCCACCGCCGTTTTCATGCGGTCAACGATGTCGGGAGTCACCTTGGCCCCGATGAAGGTGTCCAACTCCTCACGGACCCGCTGGTGCAGGTCGTCGTGGAGTTCTTTCAGATCCAGCGCCGTCAGGGGGAGGTGGCTCAAGACTCAACCCTCTTGGGGGTCGGGGAGGAAAGCTGCCACGACCTCGATGAACCTGGGGTTGGTGCTCCGGGCAACCAGCCGGATCCGCTCCCACAAGGCCATCGCCTCCGGGGACCAGGATGTGATGAGACCGTCCGCCGCCACCTGGAGGAGACGACAGAGCTTCTGGGCTCCACTCTCGTCGTCCTCCACGTCCTTGTCCTTCTTCGAGTACTTCTGCACCAGGGGCGGGATCTCCCAAAGCCGTCCGGCCAAGGCGGACTCCACGAGCTTGCGGCCGTCCCCTTCGATCTCCTCGTCGTCCATGTTCGGGACGGGTGGGCACCATCGGGGCAGGCAGCGAGACCGGATGGTGGGGGAGACCTCCCCCAGGTCATAGGCCCACAGGAACGGCTGGATGACCTCGGGCGGCTCCTCGATGATTTTCAGGAGACCGTCACTGGCCTTGTTCGACCCCGCCTGGTCCATCGGGCCGATGACCACGACACCGAACCCGACCCCCACGGGGGTCGAGAGCAGGATGTCCATGGCCTCCCGAACCTCGTCGACCTTGAGGCCGCCGTCCCCGATGGGGGGGCAAACGAGGCGGCCCACCTCGACGGCGGTGTTGAGGGCTTGCTGGCGGGCGCTGGGGCCGTGGAACAGGACGCTGGACAACGGTGACCTCCACGGGACCCTACCCCGTGGGAGCCACCGTGATGGCTACTTCCCCGAACTCGGGAACATGGTGTCTCGAACCAAGGAGAGCCCCTTGAACACACCCTCGGTCATGGAGGGGTCGATCTCCAGCCCGGCCTGGCGGAGCATCCGCAGGAAGGTCGCATCCGCAGCGATGGCCAGGTACGCCTTGGTCATCCCCACCTGCCACCGGGTGGAGATGGCCGCCTCGGTCACACCGAGACGCTTGGCGAGGACCGTCTTCTGAACCGGATTGCCCGTGCAAAAGGCGTCCAGCCAGAGGTCCATCGTCTCACCCTGGGCCGACCCCTTCCAAGACGCCTTCATCTTCTGGCGGAGAGCCTCCCCCAGGTCGTTCGTCAGAAGCAGCGCCTCCACCAGGAGGCGGGCTGCCGTGGGGGGCTCGGGGCTCACCGCTGGATCCGGTGGGACCGCCTGGAGCAGCCGTGCCCGCCGTCGTCTCGTCTCCAGCTTGACCCCGGCCCGGCGATGTGCCCACAGGAGCAAATCCTTGAAAGCCGCCCACTGGTCGGGGCCGCCGCCATTGAGGATCTGCTCCCGGGCGGCCCACTTGTGACCCGCCTCCCAGGCGGGTATCCGGCCTCGCCCCAAGTCCGCCTGGAGCCCGAACAGGAAGTCTACGAGAAGATCGTGAGCCTCTTCGGTCCGGCCGAGGATGGCCTCGACCTGCTTCCGCACACGGGTCCAGATGCCCGTGTCCTTCTCGGTGAACCAGGTGGGATGGATCCCCGGTTGCTCAGGCAGAACCCGATCCCGCAGCTTGCGGAGGTAGGTCGCCGGGTCTCTGGTCCCGGGGAACATAGGGCGTAGGTCGAACGCTCCTTGGAGGAGCAACAGCCGGGCGATCTGGTCGAACTGGCGGTCCATGAGGATCTCCTTGTCACCTCATCTACCGGCAACCCGCCCGGACTAAAAACCTACAGGGTGATGTGCCACACCCCGTTGCAGGTCAGGCAGCGGTAGCGGGTGATCGATCCACCCCCCTGCATCATGGACCTCGGCTTGCGGAACACGACCTTGGCCTGATTGCCCTGACAGGGCTTGTGGGCGTCGATCTGGTTGTCCGGCTTGGCCCGGCAGTGCATCCAGACCACGTCCTTGTCCTTGTCCTCGGCTTGCTGGCTCACGAGATCTCCATGTCGAACCGGATGTAGATGGGGGGCTCCACGTCCCCATCGTACCGGGCGTAGGTCTCGCTCTCTTCATCCACCTCGGGCGTCTGGTCCACAGGGCCACCAGGTTCCGAGGGAGGGGAGACGAACGGGATGGACGGTGCTGGATCCGCTGGCAGGTAGCCCTTCTCCTTGTAGCCCGCAATCAGGGCTTCTTGGAGATTGCTCACGATCTGGTCGTAGGCTCCGGCATCCAGCAGGGCGACCTGCCTCCAGTTGCGATCAGCCCCGTTGTTCGGGAGGAACTGGTGGTCTTCGTTCTGGAGGATGGGGACCACCACGTTGTCCCAGATGTCCCAACGAACTCGGTGGGGGAAGTGCTGGGTTGCCCCCGGCCACAGGGCTCCTTCAGGTAGGAGGTGGACCGTCACCCAGAAGCTCGGATGCGCCCTTGTAGTCGTGGGGAAGATCGGTTTCGCTTTCCCCAACAGCAGGTGGGCTATCCCGATGGCGATGACCTCGACCTGCTCCAGGTAACTCTTCTGGGAAGGCATCCCGTCCTCCTTCTACTCCAACCAGAAGTATAGGAGGACTAGCCAGCCATCGGAGTTTCCCGTCAGGGGACTGAAACTTTCGGTTTCAGAGGGGGACTTCTGGTGAAGTTTACGGTCAGGTTCTCGAAGTTTAGGGTCCCGGCGGCCTCTGGGTACACTTCGGGCAAGGTGAACATCACCGAGGGTACGTTTAGGTTTTTGTGGACCGCCTTCTGCTTATCCACTACGAGCATCATTGGAAACGGTCGTCCTTCGGACTCCCTCCAGGGGCTAAAGATCGATCCACCCAAGGAAGAAGAACCCCAAAGGAACGAGGAGGACCATCCTTGACCGGAGAGATGAACCCCCTCTCCGAGAACTTCCTCCACGGGCCGTACCTCCCGAGGGAGGGTTAGGCACTCCGAGGTGTGACCTCCGCCCCCGAGGTCTCGGGGATGAGCTTCAGGGGGCGGTCTCTCGAATCAAAGAGCGTTCATCCGACCTGACGGCGTCCACTCAACTCAACGGCTTCCGTCCCGGTTTCCCGGTCACCAGACCAAGCACCTCCCCGGGGGATCGAACCCGGCTTGGTGGACCCCGCTTGCTGTCTCCCTACTGGAAGCTCAGGATCGGGCGTTGCTGGCACTTCTCCCCGAGGGGAGAAGGTCGAACCCAAGGAACATGAACCAGGATCGCCTGGCTGTCAAGGTCTTGTTGACCGGCGGTGGATCAGCGGACAGGGGGAGGCCCGTGGAGGATGGCGCAGACCTCCTTGTCGATCCGGGCGAATTTCATCAGATCCTCCGGGGAGAAGATGGACTCCAACTCTGACCCTTCTGGGTCACCCCCTCCGAGGGCACGCACGGCCTCCTCGACCTCACGCTGGAGCTTCGGCCTACGCCTCCACTCCACTCCAAGGCGGGGGAGAATCTTCTTGTTCAGGGCGTTCCACACGTTGGTCCTTGAGAGGGTCGTAGGGTCGGACTTCTGACCCGGCTTGGGGATATCCATCCCCAACAGATGACCCACCTCAGTACGGCTCGGGAACTTTCCTTTTCGGAAAAAGTAACCGAAAAACAGGTCGCCGATGGCCTTCTCTCGTGGGGCCACATCCTGGTACGTGCTCCAGATGAACTTCCTCATCTTGCGGCCAACGGGATGGCCCGGATCGGTGATGATGTCGATGAACACCTGACCGAAGGGCTTGCCCCCCTGGCTGGGATCCTCGACCCGGTCGCCGTGCTCGTACACGTCGAGTTCCTGGCCCCGCTGGCGCTCACGCCGCTTGAGGGTGCCAGCCTCGCTCAGGGCCTTGCGGTGGAACCACTTGCCCGCCAGCCCCGCACAGACCGTGATGGGCGTCTCTCGGCCCTCGAACATCCCGTCCTTGAGGTGGCTGTGGGCGGCCTCCCACAGGGGGATCTTGCCCTGAGAGAGGTCCACGGTGAGCCCGTAGAGCGCCCGGTGGAGCACGTCCTGGCGCTCGTCGTCGTCGAGCCCGAACTGGCGGAAGACCTTCCCGACACGGTTCTCCAGCACCTTCCAGGCCCCCGTGTCCCTGGTGGTGAACCAGGCGTCGTCCATGTTGGGGTGCTCGCTCTTGAGCCGAGCCTCCGCCTTCTTGAGGTTCGCCCTGGCGCTCTGGTTCGCCCACGTCCGGGGCCGGACGCCCGCAGCGCCTTCGAGCAGGAAGCAGCGGACGAGGTGGTCGTACCCCGTGTTCGCCTGCTTCTCCAGCCACGCTTCGGCCACTTTGGCCGCTGACGGACCTTCGGACGCCGTCCGGGCACGCTGACGGGCCACGTTCCGGGCGGCGAGGATCTCGGGAAGGTTTGCGTTCATCTGCGACTCCACGGGCATCGACGGCTCCTGTTCCAGCACGGCTATAGAGTCCAAACCGAGGCCGCTGTCCAGCCTCACCGTCACCGAGATATAGCCGATTCGACTATAAGTCAAGAAAAATCGGCGTGGGGGTCAAAAATAGGTCTGATACCCCTTGTAGGGGTTGGGGTCCTGGTATAGTCTCCTTCGGCGTCCGTGACCCCGACCCGCTCGAAGTAGCACTTGTCCCAGTCACGGACGGCAACGCAACCAAGGTGCCCCTGGCACCCAAGGGAGGTCGCTCGTGACGACATCAGCACGTCTGCTGTGCCCTGTTCCTGTTCCCACCCTCAGCGTTTTCTACCACCCCGTCCTCAAGGTTCTTGGTCGCCGGACGAACTTCGAGCCCTACGTCCTCGTGAAGCTCGATGACGCCCTCCGTGGCGAGATCCTGCGGGAAGCGGGGTTCGACCCGGACAACCTGCCCGAGGAGTGGGTCCGCACCCGCCGTCAAAAGCCGAAGGGCCTCGACCGGAGCATCGGCGAGGCGTACCGCTTCCAGAACCTCGACAAGTCCTACGCCCGGAAGATGCGGGCCAAGCAGGGGGCCAGGACCATCCCCAGCGACCACCCGCAGGGTCGTCGTGGCTGGTGGGGGCTCACCGAGGAGGGGGTCAAACAGGCCAAGTTCCTGTCCCAGGAGCCCAAGAAGGAGCGGAAGAAGCCCAACGCCACCTCCCTCTGGCTCACCAAGCACCTGACCCCCAAGCCCGGCCAGCCCGAGTCGAGGCTCATGGCCATGATGAAGGCCGCCGTGGCCAAGAAGTGCCCCATCTCTGCCTCGATGGACCAGATCGAGGACCACGTCCAGCAGTGCTTCCTGCGGCTCATTCGCCGGGATGCCCTCCGCAAGCGGATCGAGCAGGGGCAGAAGATCTCCTACACGCACATCGCCACCTACGCCGTCCGCTCGGCGTACACCGACGTGCGTGATGCCGGGACGGAGCCCGTCACCCGGGAGATGCTCGGTGCCCGCACCGAGAAGGAGCGCAGCCGCTACAAGGAGGGCAGTCCGCCCCAGATGGGCATTCTCACGCCCGGCATCGAGATGTCCGAGGGCCATGAGCTTCTGGATGTCCACGACGACACCACCAACCCGGCCGAGTTCCTCACCGAGCGCCTGTCCTTCGAGCGGCTGTGGACCCGGCTGGAGGACGCCATGCGGGCCTCCAAGCCCCACGCCTACGAGCGGTACGTCGGCCTCCTGCGGATGCAGATCCTCGACGGGTGCTCCGTCAAGGAGATCGCCGAGAAGGAAGGTGTGTCCCCGCATCGTGCCGCTACCATGCTCCAAGAGGCCCGTCGGGCGATCCGCCAGGTTGGACGGGACGCCTTCGTCTAGTTCGAGACCTTCGGGGGACCACCCCCGGTGAGCACCGCCCCTTTTCGCCTAGGCATCCCCAGGGTACTAGGGGGCGGTTCTGCCGGGGGCGTCTTCCCCGTCGGCCCCAGGACCGAGATGTCTCCCGGCCCTTCTCATCTTCAACAGAAGGGTCGTCTGGACTAAAACGACAGGGGATCTTTTTCGACGAGGTGGTGCAGGTCGAACGCCCCTCCCTCGGGGAGCTTGACCTCAAGTTCGATCATCCGGCGGGCGAACAAGGTGAGGACCACCTCAATCTGCCCCATGGTCATCCCCTCGGCCTGGAGCTTCCGGGTGAACGGGAAGCTGTTGGCGGCCCGGCACTGCGACCACAGGTCGGTGCGGTCGAGCCCCTCGATGTAGGCTTCCCACTCGGGAATGGTCTTCGGGCCGTCCATCATGTCCTCGACCGGCTGACGAAGGGGGAGGCCATCAGCTCGAGCACCTCACGGTCCACCCGCATGAAACTGGCGGACTTCTGGGCCATCTCGTACCACTCTTTGCCGAGTTCGACGCCCTGAGCCTCCTTGATGATGGCGTCGAACAGATCACCCTCCATCTCTTGGAACCACCGGCGGATCTCGTCGAGCGTGGAGTCCGTGTCGGTGTGGTCGTCCCGCTCACTGTACACGGCGTCGATGGTGGTCACGTCCACCGGCTGTTCCTGGCCCTGACGCCAGGCACGAGCCGTCCGCTGCTTCATGTTCTCGCTGTTCCACGAGTTGCGGTCGAGGTGGATGACCTGGTCGAACGCCTGGAGGTTGTGCCCGAACTGGTAGGTCGAGCCCAGCAGGGTGCATGTGCGGATCCGCTGGTTGGGGGTCACGACCTCCTTGAGCACGAACTGCTGCCACTGGTCAGCCTTGTAATGGACGTTGTAGAGCTTGTGGGCCGGGAGCCCGGGGTGTTTGCGGTACGCCTTGGGTCCGAACGGGACCGGCAACCGGCTCTTGCCTTCGTGCTGGGCGATGGCCTCACGGGCCTGATTCTCATCCCCACGGAACATGCGGGCCACCTCGTCGAAGTCCATGTCGAACTCCACGAAGGGGATGGCCCCGGAGCCGCTGAAGATGGTGATGACATCGTTGGTGGCCATGGCGTGCAGGCCGGGGACCCGCATTGCCAGATGGAAGGCCGCCTGCTCGCAGAGCTTCTTGTCGTCGGCGAAGACGAGCGCTCGGCTCCCGCCGTCGGTCTGGTCGAGCTTGGCCCAAACCAGTTCCTCGGCCGCCTTGAGCTTCGGGTTGCCAGCCTGGGACACATCGTCGGCAACCCACTCCAACTCGTCCCAGTCCCAGGGGATGTTCTTGAGGACGGTCTTGAGGACCGGCGGGACCGGAGCCGGAACACCCTCCTTGGTCACCTGCCCCGGCATCGAGTCCGTCCGCTTCATGAACGCCAGTTGGCGGAGGGCCTCGTCCGGGTAGTTGGCCAGGGCACCCAGGAGCTTCATCACCGGCCGCATCTTCTGACCGAAGAACGCCTGGTCCAACTCCCGCTGCTTGGCGTCCCCAGCGGCCGACCCCCGCTCTTTCACCTTGGTGGCGATGGCCCCGAGCATCTTGGCGAAGCCCTTGGTCGTCGCCCGGTATGCGGCCCCCACCTGCGGGTGCATCGTGACCGTGAGCGTCTCCTCCCGAGCCTCGGGCAGGGTGAACTCCTCGACGTTGCGTTTGTCGGCGAAGAAGATGTTCCTCTTCACCCACTGGTGAAGCTCCGCTTTCACCGCCGGGTCCTGGTTCACGCCCACGATCCGGCCCCCAACACGCTCGGTGAACCGCTCCATGAACCTCCGCATCTTGATGCGGTTCTGCTCGGCTTCGGGCGACTTCCCGGCGAGAGGCTGGTTGCCAGCCATCGCCGCCAACAGGTACGCCTGTTCGGGCTCCTTCTCCATCGGCGAGGCCGTGAGGAAGATCTTGCGGGGGTGGTAGATGTTGGCGGCCTGGAACGCCATCGTCGGGCTCGTCAGGTTGGTGACGTTCCCCGTCTTCGTCAGGGTGAGTTTCTGGGCCTCGTCGAAGAAGAGGGCGGCGTACAACTGGATGTCCCAGACCTTGCCCCCGGCCGCCAGGCGGGACGGGGGGAGGACCGAGCGCTCCCTCCAAAACCGCTTGCCTCGCAGGGACGTGGGAACCTTGCCCGAAGCCGCCTTGCCGAACTCGTGGTAGGACACGATGTCGAGCATGTCCAGCAAGTCGGTCGGCTCCGAGATGAAGCCCCGGATCTCCTTCGGGAAGTTCCCCTTGAGGTCCCCCGGGGTCACCAAAAGGAACCGGCCGTTGGTCCTCACGGTCCGTCCCGAGGGGGTCTGGTAGCTCGCATCTGGGTCGGTGATCCCATCCCTGCGGAGCTTCTGCATCATGGCGATGGCCGTGAGGCTTTTGCCGACGCCGGTGTCGAGTGCGCAGACGCCGTTGTTCCCCTTGGCGTCCATCCAGGCGAGGGCCTGCTTCTGCTTGACCAGGAGGTCGAACTTGCTGATCTCGTCGGTGTCCCGGTCCTTTTTGACGACCTTGAATCCGCCGAGGGCCTCCGCCGTGTAGAACCCGAGGTTCTCCTTGGCAGCGGCCTGCTCGGCACGGGCCAGATCCTTGAAATAGACCCGCAGTCGGTCGAGCGCCCCCTTGGAGAGGCTCATCCCGCCACAGGCGTCTCGGATGGTGCCATAGTCCTTGGGGTCGAAGTAGAAGCACGCCGCACGAGAACCCTTGACGGGGTGATAGCTGATGGAGGGCACGCATCCGGTCTTCGACCCTGTGTTGCAGGCGAGGGAGCGTAGAGCGTTGCGGATCTCGGTGAACTCCTTCGTCCCGGGGACCTTGATGAAGAGCTTCTCCTCCTTGACCGTGACCTCCTTGCCAGATTCGGAGTCCTGGTAGGTGGTCGGGACATCCGCTGCGGTGACGTAGGGCTCCCGCTGGCCCACGTCACGGCGAACCGGGATCTTGAACTCCCGCCCGGTGGCCTGCTCCAAGGTGTAGGCCGTGCCCTCGATCATCCTCCCCTGGCTGTTCACCATGTCGTCGAGGTACACCCCCTTGAACCGCCCGGAGACGATGACCCGGACGTGCTCGACCCGCAGGCCATCAGGCTCCGAGATGAAGACGGGCTTCTTCTTGGTGGCGTAGATGCGGGTCAGACGGGCCACCTTGGCCTTGTCGTCGGTCATGGACATCCACTCGACCTCGCCGGGAAGGGCGTCGATGTCCTCGTCGTCGATCAGCCGGATGTCCGAGAGCGGAACCTCCATCTGGGCTGGAGCCCGGTACAGCTTCGCCCGGAACTCCTCCTGTTTGCGGCGCTTCTCGATGAAGTCATCGACCGGGAGCACCTCCCCGTCCCGGTCGAAGACCCGCTCTTCTCCGGTCACGGGGTCCTTCCCCAGGTGGACTGGGCGTCCCATGACCCGCACCCGCCGAGCCGTCATCCCTGCGTCGGCGATGCTCTGCTGGATGCCCTCGTCGATCTGGGCCAGAGCCTCGCCCCTGGTGACCATCTGGGCGTAGCTCTCCGGGTCCTCGTCCTTGAGCTTCTCGACGGCCTCCTGCTTGTCGGACATCCGCCGGAAGGTGGACCACCGTTCCGGGTCTCGCTGGATCGCTCGAAGGTAGACCCCCTTGTCTTTGGCGACCTCGACCATGAGGGGGACGAAAATGGAGTTGATTTTCACCCAGGTCATCCGGTCGTCGGTGCGGCCTTGCAGGAGCCGGGTGAGCAGCACGTTGAGGATGACCCGGGCCTCGGCGATCTGGTTGACCACCACGGGGTTGAGTACCCGTTTGTCCACGGGGCTCTTGACCTGGATGAGACGGTTCACGACCCGGCGGAACTGCTGCTTGATGTCGTCGGGTACGGGCTCCCCGATGCGGAACCGGCGGAGCCGGACGTAGAACTCGAAGAAAGGGAGCCCTCGGACGGTGAACGCATGGCGGAGACGCTGCCGTAGGCTCGTGGGCAGGAGCCCCTCGGCCTTGGCAAGCGCCTTCTCCAGAGCTTCTCCTTCGAGGAAGGCTTCCGCTACCCTGCGGATGCTGCTCTCAGGGATGTCCGAACCGTTGAGCACGGGCTGGGCCTCCCTTCAGCGCAGCACATCACGGGGGAGGTCGTCCACCAGTAGCAGGTACGAGCCGTCCCGACTCCGCCGGACCGGCCACCCGGACTTCTTGAGTTCGTCGTGGATGACGAGCAGCCGGGTGTAGTGCGCCTGACGGTCCCGGTTGTCCCGGTCACCTACCCAGATCTGCTCCCGCCCCCGGTACTTGTCCGAGTAATGGTCGGTGTAGAGGGTTTTGTAGCTCGGGAACATCCGCTTCAGCCAGGCCAACGCCCGGTCCGCATGTGCGACCCGCCAGGGTTCGGGATACGTCCCGCCCATGTTCGGGGCCGGAGTCGCCCAGTCGAATGGCTTGGCGACTCCGGCCCGACCTTGTCCCACTTGGACTTTGGGTAGCGGACTCCCTTGGGGGAGACCTGGCGGTCCTGCCAGACGTTCAGGGCCACCTTCCGGCGAAGCCATGTGTTGGCGACCCGCTGTGCGGATGAGGCCATGTCAGTCCTCCCAGGCCAGCCACTCGTCGATGGACCCGGGGGGCTGGAGAGCGGCGAACTTCATGTCCGCCGCAGGGTAGCCGTCGAGCAGGAGGCGGCTGTAGTGGCACCCGGCCTCCTTGCAGTGGGTCTTTAGGTACTCGTTGATCCGAGCGTGCTTGTCGTGCCGCCGACGGTGAAGCTCCGTGGCGATGCGACCCGCCTCGTGCCGAAGCTCCGAGCAGGCGGCCAGACCCAACTTCGAGGTCTTCTGGCGGTAGCCGTAGAGGCCGTACTTGGCCTCCTTGTCCGTGGCCGCCTCCTTCGTGCCGTTGGCCTCACGAAGCTCCTGAAGCCGCTCGGCGCTGTCGCCGGAGGCCAGCTTCGGACCCATCTCCTGAAGGGCAGCCACGAGGGCCTTGGCCGAGAGGCTCTTGCCCCGCTTGGTGTGTACCGAGAGGAAGTCCGAGACTCGGGCATCCTTGCCATAGGCGGCCTTGGCGATCCGGGCGGCCTCCTTGGCCACACGACGGGCGGCGGCGTCGCAGTCGCCCTGTACTCCCTTCGGGAACCCGTAGAGCCCTCCGGCGGCCTCCTTCGGGGTTCCCTCATCCTCGGCCTTCTTGCCCGTCCCCTGGGGGAGGTACTTGGAGACAGCCTTGAAGGCGGTCTTCTCGTCCTTCCAGGCGGAGGTCTTGGGGTCCCCGGCTCCGAAGTCAACCATCTGCTCGGCGACCTTGTCGGGGACGCCCTTGGCCCGGACGATCTCGAAAGACTGGGCTTTGCGGGTCCGCTGCACGTCCTTCCACCCGGTCTTGTCCTTGCCGTTCTGGGCATCGGTGGCACCGAGGAGACGGTCACCAGAGACGGCGACCCAGAGGTCCACGGCGATCCGAGGCTGGGACCGGGTGCGGAAAGCGATGCGCTCCTCGGCCCGCTTCTTCTGGTTGCCCTCGCCGTCGGGGACATCAGACCCCTCGCCCTTCCCTTTCCCGGGTCCGGTGATGGGGGGCTCGATCTTCTTGCCCGTCTCCCAGTCGGCCTCCTTGTCCCCGAACAGGGAATCGGCGAACTTCACGACTTCGCTGTCCTCGGCGAAGAACCGACGGAAGCCCTCGGAGGAGAACAGGCTTCGCCCGAGCCGGAGATACCACCCTGTCTGTCGCTCGAAGATGCCCACGAGGTCTTCGGCGTAGACCCCGCTGTGCTTCTTGACGACCTTGGCGTTGTACCCGGCGGCGTTGAGGAACTCCATGTCGTAGGTGTCGTCGCCCCGCAGGGTGACCTTCAGCATGTTCCCCTTGGAGCGCTGCTTGTTCGGCCACTTGAACGACACCCAGTTCGGCCCAGCGACGAAGTTCTTGGCCCCGATCATCATCTGGAGACGACGGGAACCACCCATCTGGGAGAGGATGGTCTTGGCGATCTGGCTGTCGGCGTACCGCAGGGTGGAGAGGGCATCCTGGGCTGCCTGACGGTCGTGGGCCTCCTTGCGGGGGAGGACGTTCCTCGTCCACCAGGCCGAGTACGCCTGACGCTCGACCGTCCCCGGCTCCCCGATGGCCGGGGCACCTTCGACCGACGCCATCACATCCGCAACGACGTTCTGGTCGAGGAAGGCGAGATCGGCCAGGACATCAGCGGACTTGGCGTTCCAGAAGTTGTCCCTCCACCACTGGTTGTAGCGCTTCCGCTCGGGAGAACCGGGGCGGCCCGCCAGGGGCTTCTCGCCGATCTCCTTGCGCTTCCCCGGCCAGTAGGGCTTGCGGTCGGGCTTGGTCTTGTCCCCATCCCACTTGCGCCCGGCGAACTCGCCGTCGAAGAGGATCTCGGACAGGATGCCGTCCACGGTCTCGTCGTCGAGGTAGGCCAGGGCGTCGATCCCGTCGGCGGACTTGGCGTTCCAGAAGTTGTCCCTCCACCAGTCGTTGTAGCGCTTCCGCTCGGGGGAACCAGGCTGCCCGGCGAGGGGCTTTTCGCCGATCTCCTTGCGCTTGCCGGGCCAGTAGGGCTTGCGGTCGGGCTTGGTCTTGTCCCCATCCCACTTCCGGCCCCCCATCATCTCGTCGAGGCCCATGTCGGCCCCCTTCTCGTCACCGGGAGGCTTGCCGTGGTGCTGCATCCACTTCCCCCGGTCGCTGGGGTCCATGTGCTCCATCGGGTCGGCGGGCTTGCCCTCCTCGAACCGGGCCATCTGCTCGTCTCCGCCGCAGCCACAGGCCGTGTGGAGGTCCCGCAGACGAGCCATCGGGTCTGAGGCGCTCTTCCCCTTGGGCTCCTTGTCGAGGTCGTTGGGGGAGACGCCCATGAACGTGCCGCTGTCGAACTTGACATAGACCAGCCCACCGCCGGGGCCAGGCATGTAGGTCCGCTTGGTGGACCCGAGGGATACGGGCGTGACCGTCCCCGCCGAGCCATCCTCCGGCAGGCCGCCCGAGTACAGCATCCGAGAGGCCGGATTGGCCTTCACGACCACCCTGGTCCCCGCCTTGACCTTGAGGGGGATCTTGGCCGTCACGTCCAAGGCCATCTTCCGAAGCTGGTCCAGCGTGCTCTTGCTCATCAGTCGTTCTCCTGCCGGGTCAACCAATCGGAGGCGACCCTCCGTGCAGTCTCACCCAGAGATGCCCTATCGAAGTTGTACCGAGCGACCTTCGGGCTCTCCGGCCGCTGAGGAACCACATCCCCCTGCTCGTGGAGGTACTGGTTCTGGAGCCGCCGCATCACGTCGGTTCCTCCGGCCAAAGGCTCGTCGTAGCCGTGGTCGATCTCGTAGGGGTAGATGTCCTCGCCACCAGGGTTGCCCTTGTAGCCCGACTCCTTGTCCCAGTCCTGCTTGGGCTTGCGGGACCGGCCCTTCTCCACATCCCGGTCCCGGGTGTGGTGATGCCCCGCCCCGCCGGAGCCCCGCTCGACGAGCGCCTTCTGGACCTCGTTCCGAGTCTTCGGCTTGGTCCGGTCGATCTTCATCTTGTCCTTCAGGGACAGGGGCTTGTTCTTCCTCTTGGCCCGAGCCATGTGCGCCTCCGCCACCCGCTCGGCGGCCGTGCGGAAGAAGTCGGCCTTGTCCTTCATCCGGTTGCGGTAGAGGTTCTGCCTCACTGCCTTCAACTGGGCGTCGGACAGTCCTCGGCCACGGGCCACCTGGTCACGGATGGACTGGATGAACCGATCCTGCCGCACGGCCAAGAGGGCGTCGAGGATCTCCAGCCACTTCTTGGCATCTGGCCCCAAGGATGCTGGGGCCGAGGGAGCAGGTCGAGGACGGTAGGTCGGCCGCTGCCTCCCCGGCGAGGGGAGCCCCCTCGGGTGCCCCGTGTACCCGGCGTACTGGGGGCCAACGAACCAGGAGTTGCCCTCGTCATCGTGGGCATACCCCTTGTTGTCCACGAAAACCTCGTAGGCTTGGCGGTCACGGAAGGCGTTGGCCACCCGCTTGGCAGCCCGGCGAAGCTCGGCATCGACTCCCGACAGGGCACGAACCACCTCGTCCACCGAGGCGACCGTCTTCTTGGGGAGGATCCACGAGCCCCACTGGTCACGGATGAGCCGCCGGTCCCAACCCGCCTTCTCCAGCAGCATGAGGGTGGACCGCTTGTAGGCCGGTCCGGCGTTGACGACCACGTCACCGTTCGGGAGCTTTTTGACCGTGACCCCCGCAGCGGTCCGACCCCGCCATCGGCCCTTCGAGTTGGCGTGGTCCTCGGCGTCCTTGGCGGCCCGCTCCCAACTTCGGAACGCCCCCGCATGTCCCGTCCCCGACGGGCTGCCCGGCTGCCGGAGAATCCAGCGGATCTTGTTGTCGGCGTACTCCTGAACGACGTACTCGCCGTCGTTGTTCGGGGAGGGGGCCTTCCAGACGGGGCGGCCGTGCTCCTTGGCGTTCATGTCCCAGCGGAGTTTGCTGGCCGCCATCTTCTTGGCCTTCTCGACGGCCTTGTCTCGGTCTGGAGATCCGCCCACGACGCCTCCGTGCTCGTTGTAGATCTTGAACTGGGGCTTCTGCCCCCGAATCGGCCCTTTGGAGGGCTCCTTCGAGACCCAGTACTTCGTTCCAGGGACCTTGGTGGCGTCTGACGGGGCCTTGGATGCCGCCTTCGAGAAGGGGATGAACGCCGATGTGTCATCCGAGGCCCGAGGCATGATCTGGGTGCCGATCTCGGAGACCTCCCGCTCGATGGCACAAGCCGGACGGCGAACCAAGTAGTTCGGCCACTTCTCGAACCACTTCTTGTAGAAATCGGCCCGAGGGACGACCCTGACCGTCTCCGAGGGGTCGGGAATGTTCGGGTCCGCCACCCAGACGTTCCCGTCATCGTCCACGTCGTAGACCACCGAGGCGTGAGACCAGTCCCGTCCCTCGGGATTCCAGGCGATCATGATGGGGACGCCCTGGTCGGTCCACGCCTTCAACTGCTCGACCGTGGCGGGCATCGTGAGGGTTGCCCGGCAGCCGTAGTGCTGAGCACAGGCGAGAGCTTGCTCCCAGGAGGCACCTTTCATGGGCCTGGCACCCATGACGGCGTTCACCTCGTCTTCGGTGACCTCATGCCCGTTGGCCCGCAAGCACATGGCCAGACTTGAAGCCATACAAGAAAATTGGCTTCTTTGCCTGACAGGCACCACGTTTGCTTTCGCCTCACGCTGCATGATGATTGCTCCGAAATGAGGGGATGCCGAGGGCGAGCCTTGCACGCCGAACTGTTTCTTTGCTCACCCCGAGGCGAGAAGCAATGACGGGATCAGGCTCCTCTCCGAGAGGAATGGTGGACCAATCCCGATCAGGCGAGCAGAAGGGGGCGATGCCGAAGATGGTCCGCCACCTGGTCACTGTTGTCTGCGTGACTCCGAGATGTTTTGCGAGTTCCGTATCCGACATCTTTCCGAGGGGCTGATCAGACCAGTTGATGTCCCCTGAGATGCTGTTTTGGGACACTTCAGGTGCCCCCTTGGGGCGGAAGTGGGTCAAATCCTTTGGGTAAATGACCTGCACCTTCCGGTAAATGGACCTGTAGTAGGCGATCTTTTGGTCAAGCCGATCCTTGTAACGTTCCCCGAAAGCCCGACTTTCGATGAACCCTGCAAACTCCACGATGGTTCCGTCCCCGAGTACCCAGTCCGCCACGTAGGGGCCGACCTGAACCTGGAAATCGTGGTCCACCCCTTGTTCGTGCCAGTACAAGTCGATGAGTGCCTCACCGTAGCTACTTGCTGCTTGACCTTCCGTCGTGATGAAACGGGCCTTGGACGGGAGAATGCCCAGGCGGTTGCGGTGTCGGGTGATCGTAGGCTGGGACACCCCCAAAAACTCTGCCAACACCGCATCGGGAAACTCCCCAAGAGGCACGTCATCCCACGCCACATCCGTACATCGGGCCTTGAATGGAGGAATGCCCCGGCGTTCACGGGCGTTGAACACGACCGGGGTTGCTACGCCCAGCGTTTTGGCAATCTCCGTGTCCGGCATTGTGCCCAAGGGCACCGTGTCCCACCTGATGCCTTTGCTGGCCCGTGTCGAGTCGAATGCAGCAATCCCCCGCCGTTGCCGGGCTTCGATGACGGCTTGCCTCCGGCACCCCAGCTTGGCGGCGATCTTGTGATCAGGTACTTGCCCCAGCGGCTGGTCCTCCCACGAGTACTGGGTCCGCTGGCGGACCGGGGTGACGTTGGCCTTGGCGTCTTTCCTCATCGGTCAGCCCTCGAAGCTCTCGGGGAATTCCTTGATGGCGTACTGCTTCACCTTCAAGGCCGAGCCCTTCTCCCCGGCCTTCCGCAGGAGGGCCACGATGAACGCCGCCGCAGGCTCCATACCCCAGTCGAGTTCCCGACCGAGGGTGGACACGTAGGACATGATGTCCTCGGGGAGCCCAGTTCCGTCACCGCCACCGAGGAGTCCCGTGCGGTTGAGGGAGTGCCAGTTGATGTCCTCGGCGATGAGGAAAGCGAGGGTCTGGGCGTTCTCCGCCTTGACCTTGGTGATGGCCTTCTGGGCCAGGGGCTTGAGTTTGATGACCATCTCCTCGAACACGTCGCCGGGCTTCTTGAGCGATGTGGTGTCGTCCGGGCTGTGCTGGGTGAGGTTGATGTGCCGGAGAGCCCACGTCTCGAACGCCTTGGCCGCCCTCGGGCGACGAGCCGCCTTGAGCAGAAGCATCCCGACGGCGACGGCCTCGGCTTCGTTCATCTGGTCGGCCATTCGCTGGGCCAGCCGCTTCAGGTCATCCTCTGTCCCGAGGCCCGACCCCACGCCCGCCATGTTTCCGAAGAACAGATGTAGCTTCTGGTAGGCGTCCCGGTTCCCCAGCCAGTAGAACAGGTGCTTGATGAACCCGCCGACGTTCGAGGGGAGGTCCACCGTTTCCTCCCAGCGAGGGTGGAACTTCTTGAGGTGGTCCCAGGCCCTCTTCGCCAACTGCTTGGTCTTGGCGTTGATGAAGTCCTGCGGGTGGACGCCGCCCAGGGCCGTTTTGCCCGAGGCGTAACGGTCGTCGTAGCGGTCTTCGTAGTCGTCCATCCGGGCCTCGGCCCGTTCCTCGGCGATGGCGTCGTAGTCGATCTGGCCCTCGTGCTTGATGCCGACGGACAGGACAACGAGCACATCGAGGGAGTTACCCGTGACCCGGGAGCCGATCTGCTTGAGCTTGGTGTGCTGGTCATCGAACTCCCAGGACACCTCGATGTAGCTCCCCGCCCCGTCCCGAACCTGGTCGTCCACCCAGTCGTGGACCTCGTCTTTGACGAAGTCGAAGATCACCTCCGGGTTGCTCCGGGCCGTGAACTTCATGGTGTCCTTGGCCAACTTCTTCAGCATGGCCAGGGCATTCCGGTTGTGGGTCAGGTCGGCGATGGCCTTCATGAACCCGTCACGGTCACGGACGAGGTGGCGGTAGTCCTTGGTGAACAGGCGGGGCCAGTAGCGCAACGGGAGGCTCGCCTTGAGGCTCACCTCAACCTCATCGGGGGCCTCGTAGTGCGCCTCTTCGTACTCGGGTGGGCTGTGCCACCCGCCGCCCACCTGCCGTCCTCCGGCTACTCCATCGCTCTGAGAGGTGACCTTGGGGTCACCCTCCAGAGACCACTCCCAGCCAGGGAACTCGCCCTCCTGGGTGAGCCCCTCGGCCAGGGTGCGGATGAAGCGCCGGAAGTCTTTGACGTAGGGCTGGACGGAGTCGAACAGGGCTGTGAGGAGGGGCCTGATGTCGGCAGCGGTCTTCTCCCGACCGGCCCACGCCTTCTCCACCAGTTCGGGGACTTTCTTCATCCTGATCTGGTTCTCGGCGTCCTTCAGACCCTCCTTCTTGAGGACGGTGAGAAGCTGGGCGACCAGTTCTGGAGCGTTGAACTTGTTGAAGGACCGCTTGTAGTAGGCCCGGACGACCGCCCGACGGGACCGCCAGCCGGGATCCACCTTGTCGGCCAGGGATCCGCAGAAAGCTCCCGGGTCATCCACCTTGTCCCCCATCTCCTTGATGCACTTGGTTACCTTGTGCTTGTTGTCCCCGGTGAGGCTCTCCCAGAACTTCTGGACCGACCCCTGGTCCCAGCCCTTGGGCAGGGTCTTCCACTTTCCAGCCTCCCGAGTGACCGCCAGGACCCGTGGGCGAACGGAGGGGTCTTCATGGGCCAGGGCCAATAGGGCTTGTCGAATGCGCTCCACGTCGAAATCCCTCCCACTCGGGGTATTGTTGACCCCGGAAGGCTCTACCGAGCGAGCCCGATAGGCAGATCAACGAGGAAGGCCAGGCAGGATGGGCGAGCCGCAGCACAGGAGTAGTTGATGCACTACGATGAACTCGTGGAGCGGGTCGCCGCCCAATCCGGCCAAAGCCAAAAGGCCGTCAGGGACGTGCTTTTTGCTCTCCCAGACATCCTCATCGTCCTCAGCGAGGACGATCACGTCCGGGTGCCGTTCGGGGTCTTCCGCATGACCAAGAGGCAGGCCAGGACGGTCACCATCCCCACCTCCGATGAGGTGGTGAACGTACCCTCCGAGATGGTCATCAAACTCAAGCCGGGAGTCCGGCTGCGACGCAAGCCCTAGTGGGCGGCGGCCTCCACGAAGACCTCGACACCCAGGTTCACCCCATCCACGATGCCGTCCTCGTAGGCCCGCCGCCGGGCGATACGCATCCCCAAGAGGAGCGCCTCTCGGGGGTCGTCGGGGATACGCACCCCTTCGGGAATCTCCAGTTCGGACATCCGGCGACGGTACTGCTGGAGTACCGCTGGCTTCTTCCTCGCCAAGATGTTGTCCGTGTTCCGAAGCACTTCGGTGACCTCCAGTCCAGTTTACTCTACAACAAGAGGGCCTCGGCCCCCTAGCTTCCCGTCACTGGACCAGCCGAAGGTGGGAATGGCGGCGCTTCCGGTGAGTGGTCGGTGTCGCCGGAGTTTCGATGAGGGACAGACGTTCGTGGCTCCACCTCTGGGGCCACTTTCCCAACCAGGTCAACCCTTTACCTAGAAGCCAGAAGGGGATGAAGACCGAGAGAAAGGTCCCGAGGATGGACAGGATGAGCCAGATGATGCCGATGACCACAGGTCACCTCCTGTCCGATCTACTCGCCGCCCTCGTCCTCTAAAACGCCCCCATCCCAGATAGGGTCGAAGTCCCAGTCTCCCCGGCGCTGGGCCTCCTCCAAGCGTTGTTTCAGGACGGTGATGGTCCTGCCCTGCTCCTCGACCCGGGTCTCTGCGGCCACCACACGATTCCCAAGGTCCAGGTTGCGCTGGCGCAGTTTCTCGTTCTCCTCAAGAAGGTGCTCGACCATCATGTTGGGGTCGAGGTTGTCGAACAAATTGGCCGCAGCAGCGTCCCGCCGGGCTTTTTCCTCGTCGGTCATCAGCCCCCCTTGGACAGGCTGGCCTCCACGGTGAGCAGCGTCCCGGCGGCGGAGGTGGACGCCTCGATGACCGAGCGCACGACGGCCACGGGGTCCACGACGGCCGGGTCCTCGTCGAGGCTGCGGACGCCCCCGGTCTCGGCGTCCCACCCCTGCCAAGGGCTCATCTCACCGGACTTGTAGCCGTCGAGCAGGAGTTGAGCCGTGTACGCCGACGGATGCCCGGCGTTGGAGGCGATGACCTCCAACGGCTTCTGGAGCGCCTTGGCCAGGATCCGCCACCCGGTCATGAACTCCATGCTGCCCTCGGCCTCCCCTGCATCCAGGTCCAGCAGGAGCATGGCGGCGCAGTAGTGATAGGCCGAGGCGGCCCCGGGAACCACTCCCTCGGCCAGGGCGGCACGGACAGAACCGAGGGCGTCCTCGATCCGGGCTCGCCGCTCCCTCATCTCCGTCTCGGTGTAGCCCCCAACCTGCATGATGCACAGGCCGCCGGAGAGCTTGGCGATCCGCTCGTTGAGCTTGTCAGTATCGTACTCGCTCTTGGCGTGTCGCTTCTCCGCTTTGAGGTGCTTGATCCGCTCCTCGACCAGTTCCTCCGCCTCGTCGTAGGCGACGAACACCGTTTTCTTCGCCTCGACCGTGGCCTTGCGGAGACCTCCGAACCACTCGGGGTCCCAGTTGGCGAGGTCGTACCCGAGGGTGGGTTCGGCGTAGTCCGCCCCGGTGAGGGCAGCGATGTCCTTGAGGATCTCCTTCTTCCTGTCGTGGAAGCCTGGGGAGTTGATGCCGACGCACTTCATCACGTCCTTGGTGTCGTTCATCAGCATCGTCTTGAGGGCGTCACCTTCGATGGACTGGGCGATGATGAGCAGTTCGTGGTTGGGCCACTGGGAGGCGACCTCCATCACGCCCCGCACATCGTCCACCGTCCGCAGGTCCGCCCCGATGACGGCCACGAGGGGTCCTTCGAGGACCCGCTCGTTCAGCGTCCCGAGGAAGTGCTGGGATGCCGCCCCCCGGTCGATCTCCATCCCCTCCTTGAACTGGAGTTCGATGCCCACGGAGTTGCCGTCCTCGATGGTCAGCGTGCCGTCGTTGCCCACGGCCATGCACGCCTCGGCCATTTTCTGGGACACCTCCACATCACCGTTGCTGGCGATCATGGCCACCCGTTCGAGAAGGGCCTGGTCCTCCACCGGCGAAGCCAGGCTCTCGATGACTTCGTAGCATCGCTGGGCCGCCGCCTGGACACCACGGAGGATCTCGATGGGGGCCATGCCCCCGGCGATAACCTTCTGCCCCTCTTCGAGAAGGGCCGCCGACACGATGGCCGTCGAGGTCGTCCCATCACCCACGTCGTCGTTGACCCTGATGCAGGCCGTCTTGAGGATCTGGCAGCCGAGGTTGGCCACCGGATCTTCTACGTCGATCTCACGGGCGACGGTCACGCCGTCCTTGGTCGCCAGCAGCCCCACGGCCCGGTCGAGCATGACCACCCGGCCGCCTGGGCCGTAGGTCACGGCCACGCACTTGGCCAGGGTCTTGGCCCCTTCCAGCAGCCGCTTGCGGGCCTCGGCCCCCTTGTGAACGGTGACGGCTTTTGTCTTCAGGTCGATCTGGTAGTTCATGTATCCTCGGGCAGGGGTTGAAGGAGCCCCCGTTTCTAGGGCGACTCTACCCGGACCCTGGGTCTTCTACGTCAGACCCCCACAAGGGGTCGAACCCTCCCTCCCAGCGGCCTTTGAGGGCTTTGGAGCGCAATACCTCTAGCTCGTCCTGCTGTCGGCGGATCACCTTGTCCCGGTCTTCGAGGGCGCTCTGGGCCTCCCTAAGCTGCCGGTGGAGGGTTCCGACCTGCAACTTTAGCTTCTGGTTCTCCTCCATCAGCACTTCATGGGCGATGGCGTCGAGATCCACGCCGAAGGGCTTCAGGTCGATCTCTTGAATTTCCTGGGCCTGTTGACGCAGGCGTTCCCGCTCTGCATCAGCGTAGGCTTGCCGTTCTTCAGGAGTCGCCCACCATCACCTCCGGGTCTGGAACCCTACCCGAGAGGCTGGCCCCGGCCTGACCTCCGCTTGAGAAACAGCAGGTAGATCTGCCGTTTCGCCCGGATCATCCGGCTACGAGCCGCTGGGTTGGCCGTGTGAATGGAGATCTTGGGGGGCTTGCGACCATGGCGGTAGACCTGCTCCTCCAGCCACTTGAGGACATCGTAGCCGGTGCCCCGCTGGTCATCCCCCAGGTCGTGGTCGAGGCTGATCTCCCGAACCTTGCCGGTTTTCAGGAGGGTGATGACCTCATCGGGCCACCGGCAGGTGGTCCAACCGTTGGGGGCAGGTCGTTCATCGTCGAGCCAGACCCGCATTGGCCACACCCCCTCATCCGGCCCACCTGGAAGCGACCCTGGCGGCCATGTCCTGAAGCTCCTCGGGATCGCAGAGGATGGGGTGGGGGCGAACCTTGATGGGGTGCTTCACACAGGCTTTCCCGAGCCCCTGGACGTGCTTGCAGAAGGCGTCGAGGTGAGGCAGCCGGTCTTCCCAGATGTGGACCGTGTTGATCTGGGGGAACCGGCGGAGGGTGTCGGAGATGACCTTCTTCTTGAACTTCTCCGTCTGGCCACCCATGGAGTTGAGGTACACCCGGTCGAACCGGAGACCCGCCTGGCGGAGAAGCTCAGGGACCCGGAACCGGAAGCCGGAGCGGTCGGTGCGGCCTGTCACGAGGATTGCCCAGACGTTCTGGTTGGCGATGCTGGCCTTGGCCTCGGCGACGACCGGAGCGTTCCACCACTCGGAGCCGGGCTTCAGCGGGACGCAGGGTGGGTTCAGGCTGAAGTCGCTGATCCACCAGTCTTTGATCCCCTCGACATGGGGAGACCGGAACAACGTCCCGTCGAAGTCGTAGAGGTGAAGTTCGGCCACGGAGACCTCAGAACATGCCCTTGAACCCGAGCATGAACGTGGCCCCACCCCCGAAGCCGCCCATCACGGCGAACCGGAGGTGGTGTCCAACCTTCTCCACCCGGACGGTGACCGGCCGGTACGCCTCGTCCACCCGCTCTTTGCGGTGGTGGAAGACGTTCTCGCCCATCTTGACCTTGCCGCCCCACCATTCCCCGCCCATGCCCACCTCGACGGTGGAGGCGAAGGGGTCGAAGAAGAACTCGATGTCGCTGGGGCGGTCGTGGCCGAAGACCGAGCTGTTCATGGCCGCCAGCTTCGAGCCGTAGTGCCACCGGGAGCTGGGGTCGTTCCAGTCGCCCATGCTCTGGTAGCCGGGGCGGAGCACCCAGGCGCCGTAGCCCGTCTTGTAGCCGCCGATGCCGGCGTCCTTGGGCAGGACTCGGAAGAGCTTGTTCTTGGCCTTCTCATCGGGGACCTCGACCTCCCACCGGGAGCCCGAGCCGGAGAACTTCCCCGGGATCCCGTGCTGGGTCATCAGCTTCTTGAGCTTCTGGAGGGTCAGACCCGCCGCCCGCCTCTCCCAGAAGGCGCTGACGACCCGGTGGATGGACTCGTGCTTGATCTTCATGGATGCCTCCGGCTGCTACCGGATCCAGCCTATAGGCAGATGACCGTTTTTAGCGGGCGGGCCGGTAGGGTAGATGTCCAGGGTGCGGGTGCCGGTGAAGGAACACCGGCCAAGTGGCCTGGCACCAGAGGCAGCAGCCCCCACCCGAACATCCCGTTTTACTTCTGGCCCCGCCGGGGTAGAAGGGGGCGAAGGCGGGAATCGACCCCGCTCGAAAAAAGTTGTTGACACGGGTCCCGAGAGGATCCATAGTGACCATCACCGGGGACACGCCCGGCCCTGAACGACGAGAAGAACCGTGAACCGCTTGTTTACCACCTTCGAGACCCGGACAAGCACGAGCCTTACCCGCTCGTGGTCGTACCTGTCCGAGTACGGCCCGGAGGTGGCATCGGCGTAAGCCAGGCGTAACAGCCCAGCGCTTCACGAAGCCCCCTCCGGCCGAGAGCCCGAGGGGGCTTCGTCGTTTAAGTTCCTTCGGGAACCACCCCGGCACCGGCTGGGGGCTCCGGGTCGTTGGACCCGGGGCGGTCTTTGACAACTGAAGAGCGGCAACTGGTGCTGGTGGTCACCCAGCCTCAGCACCTTTGCGGTCGTGGTGGAATGGTAGACACGCAACGTTGAGGGCGTTGTGCCTAACAGGCGTGGGAGTTCGACTCTCCCCGACCGCACTTTGGAAGGGCAAGCCGATTGGCGACGGCACCCGGCTCGAACCCGGACGAGCGTGATGAGCGCCTTGGGAGTTCGACTCTCCCTCCTTCCGCTGCCCTCCCCCGCCAGGGGAGGACAACATGGGGATGTAGCCTAACTGGTAAAGGCATCGGTCAGAAAAACCGACGTGTAAGCGTTCCTGCTCACGAACTCCCTCCCCCGACCAGGGGAGGACCCTCGAAGAGCCTACAAGCATTTGCAGGTTCGAGTCCTGCCATCCCCGCCTGGAGAGGCAACCCGATTGGCGACGGGACCCGGTTGGAAGCCGGTTGAGCCTGATGAGGGCCTTGGGGGTTCGACTCCCCCTCTCTCCGCTGATTGGAGTCGGAACCACCTGCACGGTGGACAACCTGAGAACCGAGGGTAGCGGGACTCCATGTTCTGGAAGGGCGAGCCAACAGCAGGCGATGGCAACGGTTTGCTAAACCGTCGAGCCCGAAAGGGCCTTCCGAGTTCGACCCTCGGTCCTTCCGCTTGTGGGAACGGGGAGAAATGTGCTACGTTCCCACTATGAGAACCTGTCGTCAATGTGGGTCGGCAGATCGGCTTGAGACCTCCAATTCCAACGGAAAAGGGTACACCCGCTCCCGTTGTCTTGACTGCAAAGCGAAAGCTAGTCGAGAGTGGAGAGCCACTCCAGAAGGGTCCGAAGCCACCAAACGGGTGGAACGGCGACGGAAACAAAGGAGGGCAGCGGGACTAGATACTGAGAAATGGATCCTGGTGGACACCCGGCGTTCGGATCGGAAGAACGGTCGGGAGAACGACCTTACCCGTGAGTTCATCGCAGAGGAGATCGCCAAAGGCTGCTCCTACTGCGGCGAAAACGGGATCAGGATGACCCTGGATCGGATCGACAACTCGAAGGGGCACACACAGGACAACGTGATCTCTGCCTGCATCCGCTGCAACTACACCCGCAGGGACATGCCTCACGAAGCCTGGTTGGTGGTGGCGAAAGGGATGCGGGAGGCCCGTGAAATGGGGCTTTTTGAAGGATGGACAGGTCAGGCACGCAGAAGTGGTGAAACGGTAGACACGCTAGGTTCAGAGCCTAGTCCTCTATGAGGGTGAGGGTTCGACTCCCTCCTTCTGCACTTCTCCCAACGGGAGAAACTTTGACGGGGACGCCCTGTGGAGGGCAACTGGCCGTAAACCAGTCTGCAAATGCAGATCCCGCTCACGGACTCGCTCCTACCCTTCGGGGCCGGGAGCATCAGCGCCGAGCATACAAGCACAGTAGGTTCGACTCCTACCCCCGTCTCTTCCTCCGGCCCGTGGAGGTGAAAACAAGGGCACCTATAGGGGGTTCCGCTGGGCGGAAGCTGGTCACCAAAACCAGTTCAAACTGCGAACCCGCTCTCGAACTCTCTCCCCTCGGGGAGAACCGACGACGAGCATACAAGCAAGCTGGAGGTTCGATTCCTTCACCCCCTGCCACGCCGAAGTGGTGAAGCTGGTAGACACGCTGGTCTGAGAGGCCAGTGCCCCCTTGCGGGCGTGCGGGTTCGAATCCCGCCTTCGGCACTGTAGGCTGCGCTCTGGGTAAGCTCGCTGGACTCCAAATCCGGCGGTATGCGGGGTTCGATTCCTCGGCAGCCTGCTCCATGGATCGATAGCTCAATTGCGTAGAGCACTGAGGTGAAATCTCAGGTGTTGCAGGTTCAAGTCCTGCTCGGTCCACTTCATGCCGAGGTAGCTCAGGTGGTAGAGCGCCAGTCTGAAGAACTGGGCGTCGAAGGTTCGACTCCTTCCCTCGGCACTGGAACATGGAGGAGCGCCTGTAGCTGAGATGGAGTAGCGCTGGCCTGAAAAGCCGGAGACATGGATTCGAGCCCTATCGGGGCACTGGAATATGGAGCAGATGGGCAACTGGCTGGCCCACCAGACTGTAAATCTGGCCCTCTGACGAGGCGAGGAGGTTCAAGTCCTCCCTGCTCCACTTGACACCTCGGTTCGGCTCACTATCCTGGGGGACCATGAGAAAGCGCCCTTACCCAGAGAAGCCGTGCGGGGAATGTGAAGTGCTTTTTGTCCCCAAGGATCCTCGGCAGAAATACTGCTCGCTGTCCTGCTCCGCCTCCCACACCCAGAGGGGTCGAGTGTTGTCGGATGAGCGGAAAACTCGGATTAGCCAAACCTTGAGGGGAAGGCCCAGCCCTTTGAAGGGTTCTGTCGCCCACCAACAGACTGTGGGGCGAGCGGTGGCTTCTGGGCGGAAACCCAAGTCGATCTTGGACATGTCGGCCAGGACTAGCCGCAAGCTGCTTCGCCGACTCGGTCTCCAGTGCTCAAGATGCGGTTGGGACGATGGGACTGGGGACATCCACCACATCCATGGGAGAAAGGTCCACGACCCGAACAACCACAAGAACCTGGCTTACATCTGTCCCAACTGTCACCGGCTGGTTCATGAGGGGAAAGTCCTGACAGCCGAGTTGACCTCGCTGGAGAGGCAACTCCCAGCGAACTGGTGGGAGAGGTACTTCGGATAGCAAGCCCGGATGGCGGAACTGGTAGACGCAGGGGCCTTATAGACCCCCGCTCACGAGGCGTCCGGGTTCGACCCCCGGTCCGGGCATCGCTGGGATGTCGGAACAGGTAGACGTGCCTCCCTTAAAGCGAGGTGCCCTTCGGGGGCGTGGGGGTTCGAGTCCCCCTCCCAGCACGATGAGCCGGGGTGGTGGAACGGTAGACACACCTGGTTTAGAGCCAGGCGCTCAGGCGTAGGGGTTCGACTCCCCTCCCCGGCACGACGACCGAGAGCCCGCACTACCCTCCCCGGAGGATGTGAGGAAGCTCGGGACATCACCGCTGAAGGAAGGAGGCCGACCAGCCGTTTGCACTTCCGAGGATGCAATTCTCAGGTACTCAAAAGGTTGCAACCCAAACAGCAACATCGTAAACTGGCAGTGTGAACGTAGACACCAACCTTGGCGGCTCGGCCTACAAAGCCCTTGCCCGCAAAAGCGGGATCTACAAGATCTCCCACACCCCATCGGGCAAAAGGTACATTGGATCCACGGCAGACCTCTACCGAAGGCTTACCCAGCACCGAGCCCGGCTCCGGGCAGGTATCCACCCTAACAACCCCCTACAGAACGCCTACAACAAGTACGGCGAGGGGGAGTTCCTTTTCACAGTCCTCGCTTGGGTGGGACCGGATGACCTTCTGTCGGAAGAACAGGCGTGGCTGGACAGAACATCAAAGGAGAAGTGTTACAACATTCTGAACGAGGCCGGGAGTTGCCGAGGGTTCACGCTGTCAGCCGCAACCAAGCGGAAGATCTCCGAGAAGATGAAAGGCAACAGGAACGCCGTGTGTTCGGGAGGGCGGAAGACGCCCCCGAGCACCGAAGATCGGGCCAAGATTAGTTTCTCGAAACGGAGGAGCCCGTACCCCCAGGTCAAGTCCCCGTCGGGGGATCTAATGCAGGTTCGACCCTCATTGTCAGCTTTTTGTACAGAACACGAACTGACCCGACAGGGGATGCAGTTGTTGTTCTCCGGTCAGCGAAAACACCACAAGGGGTGGACGCTCGCCTAATCACAATGGGCGGGTTGGGGCCAATAGACGAATGGGCTCATAGAACAGAATCCCGGCTACGGGTCGTCATCTGCGGACGTGGTGGAACGGTATACACGCTGGACTCAAAACCCAGTGCCCACGAGGATTGAGGGTTCAACTCCCTCCGTCCGCACTCCAAATCGGGTCCATCCCGAAGGTCAACTGGACCCGAAATCGCTGTCCAACTTGGGGCACAGTACGCACCCTGGGGAGTTTGGAGCCCGCAGTGGCCGAGGGCGCAGCGAAAGGCCACAATCTGCCGTCGTAGCTCAATAGGTAGAGCGCAGTCTTGGTAAGACTGAGGTAGCGGGTTCGAATCCCGCCGTCGGCTCTCAGATGCCCCTGTAGCTCAATCTGGTAGAGCAACGGTTTTGTAAACCGAAGGTTTGCAGGTTCAACTCCTGTCGGGGGCTCTCGGCCGAAAGACCGACGGTGCAAGGTCTGCGGGACGGTGTTCTTCCGATGGTCATCTCCGATCGAGTAGGAGGTGTCCAGGTGCCATGTTCACGATGGAATACTGGGGCGCCGAGTTGGATAGCTTTGATCGGCTGATCCAGCAGGCCAACGACGAAGTCAAAACCGACCGGCTGGTCAAGGGGCTCACCTACCTCGGAGCCCAAATTGCCCAGCAGAACCCCGACCACAAACGGGAAGTGGTGGACGCCGTGGTCCAACGCCTCCTGAAGATCGAAGAGAAGATGGGCCACGCCTGGTTTTTGACCAGGGTGGTCGAAATCACGGCCCACAACCTGCCGGCGTAGCTCACCTGGTAGAGCACTGCTTTCGTAAAGCAGAGGCAGTCGGTTCGAGTCCGACCGCCGGCTCCATGTCCCTGTCGTCTAGCTGGCCCCTCAAGACAAGGCTTGACTTGGGAACCCATAGAGGGTATCCTAACCCCATGAAATGGTGCAGTGGGTGTAAAACCGCCAAAGAGGAAGACGACTTCTCCCTGAAAACAAGGAGAGGTCGGGTAGAGAAACAGTCCTATTGCAAGACGTCAAAATAATCTGGCCCTATCGTCTACGACTGGTAGGATACCGCCCTCTCACGGCGGAGAAGCAGGGTTCAACTCCCTCTAGGGTCATTTCCTTTGGTGCAGGGTAGGGTTCCATCAGGAATCTCATGTTCATCGCCATCGACGCCCAGTACGGAGAGGACAAAGCAGCCAAGGTTGCAGCCGTCCTGTTCGAGGGGTGGTCGTCGAACCCGGCTCGACAGGAGTGGGTCATCGAGGTAGCCAACGTCGCCGAGTACGAGCCCGGTGCGTTCTACAAACGAGAACTCCCCTGCATCACCGCCATCCTCGACCTGATCTCTGACCCCCTCGGGTGCATCATCGTGGACGGATACGTGGACCTGGGGGTTGGGAAACCGGGCCTCGGCCGGCACCTGTTCGAGTACTTGGATGGGAAGGTCCCTGTGGTGGGGGTCGCCAAGTCTTTTTTCCCTGGAACCGACGCAGAGGAGGTTCTTCGGGGAGTCAGTGCCCGACCGCTGTTCGTGACAGCAGCCGGGATTTCAGCACCAGAAGCCGCTCTTGGGGTGAGGCAGATGGCCGGGAGACACCGGCTACCTGCCCTACTGCAACGGGTCGATCATTTGGCCCGAGGCATCGTCACTCCGAAAGTTGACTAGACTTCGGAGGCAGCCGACCAGTTTTAGTTCCCCATGCTGTGGGGTAGCTGGACCAGAACCACCAGTCGCAGGAGAACTTTCATGTCCGACAACGCACCGACGACCATCGGGACGCAGTCCCCGCTGGCTCATGCCCAATGGGAGCAGCCCCCGTACCACGTCCCCACCCCGGATCGGGACGAGCAGGGGCGGCTCGGGGCCTACAAGACCGAACTGGTCCTCTGCCGGACTCAGGAGCGCACCGAGAAAATTCTCTGGTGGCACGCCCCGGATCCTCGGCGAGAGCCCCACAACCACCCGTGGCGGGTCATGCGATCCACCATCCTGCACGGCGGTTTCACCGAGACCCGCTGGTACAAGGACACCGACGGGAACTGGGCGAGCCGCCAGATCACCCACCGGGCCGGGGAGACCTACGAGCTTCCGAACGACGAATACCACACCGTCGATTCGGTCGAGCCCGGCACGGTGACGCACCTCGTCTGCCTCGACAACAACCCGACGGCCGACTGGGGTTACCTGCTCGACGGGGAGTACGTCTCCACGAAGTCTCCCGACCTGCCGCAGAACCTTCAGGCTCCCAACTTCTTCGCCGACTTCTGCGAGATCAACCCGCACAAACGTCCCAAGCCCTGATCCAGCCCTCGGAGGGGTGATAGCCCCGTTTTACCTCACCCCCCTGACCGGGTAGATCGGTCAGGAGGTGGTGGCGTGACCGAGATCCAGGCCCGACACACCAAACAGCTTTCCGTGATGCGGGGCTACCTCGACGGTCGGGGATTCTACCTTGCCGCCGACGCCCTGGAGTTCGTCCGCCAGTTGGAGCAGGGCACCCGGAAGGACGGCGAGACGCCACGGTTCCACCACCAGTTGTCCATCGCCCGCCTCGTGCGGACCGTGGATCCGCATCTGCGGAACCCGGAGCAGGCTCTCGCCGCTGCGTTCCTGCATGATGTGTTGGAGGACCACGGCTCCGCCGTGACCCGGGAAGCTCTGGAGGAGCGCTTCGGCCGGGACCTGGCCAACATCGTGTGGCGGCTGTCGAAGAAGTCGAACGGCCTGGTCAAGGACTACAACCTCTATTTCGACGAGTTGGCCAAGTGCCCCACGGCTTCGGTCGTGAAGTTGGCCGACCGTGCCCACAACCTCCAGACCATGCAGGGGGTGTTCGACTACGCCAAGCAGGCGGCCTACGTCCGTGAGGTGGAGGAGTGGTTCTACCGTTCCTCAGAACCTACTCGAAGTTTGAGTAGGCACCGAGTTCGAGGCTGTGCCGATGTCTCCCGACGGAGTTCCCTCGGTAGTAAGCCTCCTGCCCAACGGTGGGGGCGAGGATGACGACTGGCAAAGCCGCCCAGATCCCGAGAAACTGTCCCGTGCTGTCCGGTATCGCTCTCTCAGCACCCGTTTCACGCTCGATGGGCGATCATCAGTCCCGATGCGTTCGTCCTGAGAACGTCTCAGCACACCAGAACTTCCCACCCAATCTGCGTGAGCCTTTCGTCCACACGAACGGCAGACGAATCTTGTCCCACTGCGATTTCCCCGATTCACGTAGCCACACGAGGGGCATTCCTGTGACGTATATGCTGGGTTGACCTTCTCGGTCGGGGCTTTCCTCTCCAGGCTTGTCTGAAGAGCCAGGTAGGCAAACCTCTTTTGTCCCCGACAGCCTCGAAGATCCAGGTCTTCAATCACGAAGACTGTATCCGGGTGCTTCGCCACCAGCCGGTTGGCGATCCGACCCGTTTCCGTCTTGACCAGTCCACTCAGGCGGGACTCCAGACGGTCAAGCCGTGGTGAGTTTTCCTTGAGCCCCTGACGCTGACGGTTCGCCCGCAGGTGTTTGATCCGTTCGTAGAGCCGGTCGAATTTCGGCTTGACGTGCTCTCCGTAGAGGCAGCCATCCGATGTGGCCGCCAACACGTTCAGCCCAACGTCCACCCCGAGGCGATGGGCGTCATCGGGCGGCTCGGGAACTTCCCAGGCGGACTTCTCTACCACATCAAACCGCCACCGACCTGCCTTGGTCTTTCGGGCCTGTATGCCTTTGCCAACTTGATCAGCCTGCTGGACGTAGGGGTTGCCGACCAACGGTAGCCAGATGGACTGCCGAGCCTCCAGACTGGATACCCGGAGCCAGAAATCAGCATGGGTCGTCTCGACTGAACCTTCCAGACGGGCGGTCATCTCGGACAACCGCATCGGGAGGCTGTCCTTCACGCAAGGCGGGTTCCCACCATAGGTCTCCAGCAAGGTCCAGTAGGCGTCCAGGTGCTCTTGCGTGATGAACTTCCAAGGCTGGCAGATCAGCCGAGAGCCGATGGTGTAGAGGGCCTTGGCGTCCTCGTCGTTCAGGTCTCCCTCGTGTCGGAGGTTGGTGATCGTGGGCTTGATCTTGCGGGCGTAGACGCCTTTTGCCCACGTACTCACAATGTTAATGGCATGGTCCTGAGCGTTCTTCTCGATTTGCGACGTGAGGTTGATTGCTCGTGGGAAGAACGCCTGCATCCCCGAGCGGGCGAGGTTCAGCCGATGAGTACCCAGCATCGTCTGCACACAAAGGCGCACGTAGGTGACGTATTCAGCGTGCAGGGCTTCCAGCCGGGCAACCTTCCCTGGGTTGGTGTCCTTGTGGAG